TGTCCAGAGTGCGGGAAAGAATTATAAAGCGGGGTTATTTGATGAGGACATTTAGAAAATTTTATATTTTAATTTCAGATTGTATATGTACTGGCGAGGTAGAGGAAGTAGCAAAAACAATGTTTTGTACTAAAGATTGGAATTTTACTGACAATATTGAGGAGGCTGCAAAATTTGATTCTCAAATGGTCGCACATTTGTTTTTGGCTCATCCACCTAAGAATAATAAATTATATACAGATTTAATGATTCGTCAGGCATCTGTTGAATATAACTGGTAATGAAACAGTAATTTCATTGGGGGTAAAAAATGCAAAAAGTTGAATGGGATGGAAAAATTTCGTGTACGGACAGCAAATTGCTAAATTGGGTGCTAGAAATGCTTGAAAATAAAGGGATTGAGATTGTCAAAGTTTGGGATGGCGATGTCACTCATGAAGTTGAAATTATGAGAAAAGTCCAATGAAACGATTCTTTCATTGAGAGGTAAACAACATATGAAATTAGTTAAACATAATGATACAGAGTTTCAGATTTTAAATGAAGTTTGGACGATCCACTTTTATGATCACAAACCATTAGATTTTACTACCAAAATAGATGCTGAAAAATATTTAAGGGGCGAATTCTCCCAAGAACATGGATACATGGAGTACGAAAGAGTTCCGAGCGAAGTTACTCATACTGAGTATTATGATATTGATTATGGTGAATAAAGTTAATTTTGGATGGAGCAGAAATATGTTTAAAACGATAGATCAAAAAATTGAAGACTTGGGTTTTAGAGTTATCAAGAATGATAAATACGGAATAGTCTACAAGAGATGGAAAGATTCTGATGATGAAGAAGACGTATATGAACAAACGGTAGCAATCTTACATAAAAAATCAGGAGAACATATTCTTCAAAGTTATTGCCCTAGTCTTTTTGATGACAAATTGATTGGAAATACTTGTGTTGGACTAACATATAACGAGATGAAACTATTTACCAAGAAAATGAATAAGCTTGTTCGTATGTGGTCATAAAATGAGTTTTTGATGGTGAGGCGTATGAAAGTATATATAGTGACTTCTGGGATCTATTCTGATTATTGCATAAATCGTGTTTATATAGATAAGAATAAAGCCAATGAATATGCAGAATGGTTAGCAAACGATCATGTTACTGTTGAAGAATATGATATATCGGACGATGATGCTATAGAAAAACAATACAAAATTAGGATAGAACTTAAATGGTATCCAAACAAAGAAGAAAAACTGATTGCAAGATCTTGGAAAGATTGTGAATCAGATTATAATTATAATTATTATAGTAATTACAGTGGCATTTGGGAAGAGTTGATTGTTGTTAGAACCGTTAATGCAGACAATTATTCTGAACAGTATTGGAAAGATAAATTAACTAAATTTATATATGATTTAAAAGCTTATGTTAATCAGTTAAAAGCAGAAGGATTTAACGAGAAATTTATAAAAGACGCAATAGAGTTCTGATGAGAGGTAAATAATGACAGACGAAAAAGCACTTGAAACACTCATAAGTTTATACAATGACATAGAAAAAAATAATCATTTATTTGTCGGTACTATTAATCCAGAATTAATCAAGGTCGCGATTAAGGCTTTGGAATATAAAATTAGTACCATGACTATTTTAGACGAAATAACAATAAAATGAATTATTAATAAGGAGAAATATTATGATAATTATTCCTTACACTAGATCCGGTTGTCTGGATTCTACGAGGTATTTTAATACTATTAGAAATGCTGTGGAGTGGGCATTCGATGATATGTATACGCAGCCAGATAATACAGACACCATTCAAAAAAGATTTAGAATTATTGATACAAAAGAAGATTTTACGGTTTCGTTTAGTAAAAAAGATGGAGATATAATTGCTCCTATTGGATGGTTTGGACTTTGCGGAATGAAAAATCTTGGATGAGATTTTGATGGAGATAAAAATGAAGTGGGAATATATCAAACGTGATAAAATCTGGAAGAAGCAGCTTCATCATTACTGGGCAACTATTACTGACGGATGGGGAGTATCTTCTAATGAACGATTTAATTATAGAATAGATACTTATTTGTATAAATGTTTTTCATTTCGGCATGGATTCTGGTATCAAGTAAAAGTTCCAAATTTTACTGCTAATGAGCCAACTCTTGACGGAGCATTATGCGTTTTATTTAGATATTTATATGTAGATGGTGGAACACCTTGTTATCAAAGGCTGGAAGATGAACTTATGAATAAAGGATTATGGAAGCAGCTGGGTAGTTGATAAAGTGGTTTTTTTATAGGAGATATTATGTGGAGAAATTCAGAAAAGATACAAGATTTTGAAACGAGCGAAGATATATGGAATAATTCGATCTATGTTATTGATAGATCCACACAAAAAATCAAGATACCAAGATCGGTTGAAGATTGGATGAGATGCGAAACGGTATTGGTTTATAATGTGCCAGAATATAATAATCAAGATAGATTTTTAATTAAGGCTGGCACAATGTGTCGCTGTTGGCGTATATGGATACAATTTTGATGATTATTATTTTAGGAGGAAGATAAAATGATTTACTGTGGGACTGGATATACAACATTGGATGATCTCGAAAACAGACTTGACGGAGCGGTTCAGCGTGGAGAACTTACTGAGCAAGAAGCGTGGGAAGAACTCCAAGATGCCGCCGCCAGAGAACGGTACGAACAAGAAATGAATGATTATATGCAACAGCAAATGATGGAAGAAGAACCGTATTTATTCTGATATGGAGGTATTTTTATGCTTATAAGTAATTGCCCAAATTGCGGAGCATCAATAATTGGCAATAAATGTGAATATTGTGGGGCAGTGTTTGATAATATATCTCTGGATTATAATCAAATATTAAATCATCAATATGAACAGCTTAAACAAGTGTAAAAATCATTAGAAGTACAACTTGCTATGGAAGAGTTATCAAATCACATAAAAGAACAACAACTAAAAACATGCCACGAAATATTGCAGACAAAAAATAGTCCGCTAACTTATTTAAGAAAACCTAGGTTTAGGTTTGGAAAAGTGTTAAAGAAGATGATCATGGAGGTTAATAATGAATAAAAAAGATGTAATTGAAGCCCTTGATAGTACATTGGCTATGGCACTTGATTCATATTGTATGCAATCAAGTCGTGCTAAAGAAATTATTGATGCATTTAATTTTGCTAAAAGAGCAGTTAAAAATACTCCAACACAGTATGAGCAGCAGTTTAACATTAGAGGAAAGTTACATGAACAGTTATTAGCTGATAAAATTCATGAATATTCCAAGTGTTATCATAAACCTATTATTTGTATGTCGAATGAAACCGCTGGAGATCTCCAGACTATTGATCTCCAGACTATTGATGACAAAAAATGTTCAGAAGAAAAATATGGATTAATAGGAAATTATGATGGTTATACGATAGTTGCCAATGATGATTTAGTGTATGGAGAAATCAAATTATTATGATAACTACAAAAACACCAGAAATTAATTTAGAAGAATTCATTGAAGATTGGGGTAACCGGGAGCCGAAGATTAAAGTAAGCAGAACAGTTGAGTGGTAATAGATAATGAAAGAAATAAAAGTATACCAATGTGAGACATGCGGAACGCAATATGCAAATAAGGGAACGGCTGAGTGGTGTGAGAGGGTACATAAGGACAAACATTTATTAGAAATGACATATTTATATTTGTTGTTAGCTGATCAGATGGAGCTTAAATTCAATGCGGAGAATAAGCCATTGGAGGAACGGAATGTGTAAGTTTTGCGAACAAGAAATAATTCAAGGTGAAGACGAGTTGGATTTTTATGATAAAGGATATTATTGGGATAACGAGATAGAAATTGCAGACGAGTCTGGTTTTTCAACATTATACATGGGAGTGCTACGCAACGGTAAGTATTATATAGCCGCATCAGGCGATGACAGGGCATGGTATTACCCTAAGTACTGCCCGGAGTGTGGAAGGAAGTTATGAAAGTAGTATTTTACATTGCATCTGCCGATGAAAGTGATGAGTATGAATTTCCCGATAATATGCAGGAAGATGAACTGCAAGACGCAGCGGATCAATGGGTCTGTGATAATGTTCGTGGATATTATGAAATTATAGAGGATGATGATTGAGGAATAAAACATGTGTGGAACAAATGACAAACCGTGTTGTACTTGCTTTTGCGGTGACGGTGGATGCCTTGCTTCTATGAGAGAGGATTTTTATATACCCGCTACAGAAGAACAAGTGCGGAAACGATTAGAAAATGGTTCGTACCCGGAATACCGAGATGTTATGAAGACGTATTTGAAAGCATTGGAAATAGCAGCCGAACAAACAATACCATCATTAGAAGATATGAGTCGGATGAAACAAATTTTAAGAAAGCGATTATATTGCTGTGAGGATAATTAATAAGTCAATAACCCATGACTACCGTGATGAAAACAGGAGTATGTATTACAGCTAGGAGACAGAATGAAATATACAAAACAAGAATATATTGATTTCTTTACCCATATGGAACAAGAAGAGATTCGCAATGGGCCTCTGGATGGACAGGCTTGGGACGAAGTTGATTGGTGGATCTATTATGCAGTAGATGTAGACAAGACACTCACAGAGAATGAACTAAAGGACATGTTTCCGAACTTGTTCAGAGGAAATTAAATTATTACGATGAAGTGGAGACATGCTTAGAACATCGTAATGTAGATGGAACCGAGCAAGCAACTAAACCAGATGATTTTTGTAGCTGGGGGATGGAAGAGAAGAACAAATGACGCTTAATGAATTTATTGAAGAATTAGATATCGCAATCAAACAAGATGGACATGATATTTATTGTGATGCAGAAACTGCCAGTATGATCAAGGCTATAATGAATGATAGTAACTTGCTGCATAGGTTGATTAAATATATTGAAGACAGTAAAGTTTATTACTCAGATGGAAGCTTATGTTCTATAGGAGAATCCATTATTGGTGAACGAGTTTGTGATGATATTCTGAAGTATATCGATAAAATAAAAGGAGAACAAAATGACATTTGATCATGTTAGATCACAAATCAAACAATATATAGATGAATCACATACCAATGGTGAGTTATTTGGTAAAGTAATGGATTTGTATATGGGCGATGATTCAATACCAATTGAAATTCGTGATAAAACCAAAAAGTTGATTGAGAGATATTTAAATGCGGAGTAGCTGGACAGTTGATAGAAAGAGTTTTTGATGGAGAATAGTAGAAGTGACAACAATTAAAGATATTGGAGAAACTTTCTGTAATGTGGAAAGTAATGACATGATTGTTGATGGATTTATCATCAACATCGATGGCAAAAAAAATCTTTAGTAAAGAACTTGAGTTGAAATTATATGCACCTGGCGATGATTGTCATGCAGAATATAGATGCAAATTTTATGTAGAATAAAAAAGATTGTTTGATTAGGGGTAAGAATTGATGAGAGTGATAATAAGTGATGAATCATTTATGCCATCACCACAAGATATGGCTGATGAGTTTTGGAACAGTGATGCTGAGAGACAGGCAGAAATATTGTATGAATTAGCATTAATTTGCAAATATAATTTTTCGAACTTTTGTAATCAAATGTTTTCAGTTGGAGAGCAACTGAATGGTTTAAATGACGAAAGAGCCGATATTTTGCGTTGCTTGAGAGAAATGATTGATCAGATTGAAAGATAAAAATATTATTCTATAGGAGATAGAAATGAAAATAATTGGTAAAACAAATGATGGCTTTATTCTTGAAGCCTCCAAAGATGATGTAGCGGCAATGGAAGGACTATATTCGCATCAAAAGAAGTTTGAAGTTGGAGATTTGATAGACATGAAAGGGTTGTTTTCTCATTGCACAAGTATCGATATAGCATTTAACGATATTGATCGTTTAAGAAAATCTGCAAAAAATATTATTGAAGCAACAGCCTGGATTGAAAAATTTAGAAACCAATAGAAAGATTATTTGATGGGAGTAATGATATGAATTTTATGCTTAGTAATATACCAATCTATAATGCAAGAAATATAGAGTGGAAATCAAACGGCGATGGCACAGGACAGCTTTGGTTTAATACTTTGTCCGCAGACAAAGATGGCAAAGAACAAGATGTGAGATTCCATATATTTCGATTAAAGTTCGATGATCCATTGATGTCTATGGAATCAGTTGATAACAAACTATATGAATTCGAAGTGGTATAAAAATTATGTTATATGTTTCAAAAGATAAATTAACGCTGATGGAATATATTATTTCACATCCGCTGTTGGAAATGATGGCGATACCTAATTTACATTTTTCAGAAATGGAATCATATGCTCGTACTGTTGATTTTGAAAAATCTAATTTTTACACATTCGAAACAGTACTTATGGATTACGTTGATCCACATTTGATAAAATATATTATTAGTAAACATAAAGCGGTGGATTTTGCAAAATTGTTTTCTGATGAACTTGAATATATGAGTCCTGGTGAAGTATTATTGAATTGCACATATGGAGGTAAAGATGCAAAAGGTTGAATTTGTAGGAAAGACAGCTTGTACTAAGTGGAATTAATAAAACGAGAATCTAGCAATAAATAAATTATTAAAATGCTATTGACTGTTATATGATATAATGATATAGTATTCACGGGGAGAATTTATGGGTAGTAATTACGCAAGTTATTCTGTATGCAATGTTAGATCAAACAATAAATTGCTTCATTGGTTTTTTAATCATTTTTACAAAAAATATACGATAGAGAAAAATATTAATGGAACAAGATATATTTGTGAATATTGCAGATCTCCATTCTGGGGCTACGAGAAACCTTCTTTAAAATTGTTCTTTTCAGAAAAATTAATGACTTGGCATGGACAAGTATGGGAAATATTTCCTAAAGGATCAAGATGTGGTTTCGGAACAACATGTTTTTCTACGTTATTCCCAAAGAAACGAATGCAGAAATTCTTAGATACCGAATCAAAATTTGTTTGGAACGCATGTAATAGGAGAGATTAATAATGACTGAATATATTAACAGCAATGTTAAAGCGATTGACTTTGGTGATAAAGTAACTCTTTTGAAACATAGAATGTGAGAGGTGTTTGATATGAGTGTATTAGTTAAAGATTGGAATCTTCCAGATATGTGTCTGGTTTGTCCATTCTTTTCTGGTCAAGGTTGCAAAGTCACGATGAGATTATTCCCAGATTGGGTTAATATAGCAACAAGACCAACTGGTTGTCCATTGAGTGAATATCATGAACCGCCAACTTATACAATAGATGATCCAAACAAGAAGTGTGAGAGTGAACACGATGGCTGAATATGTTAATAACAACATTAAAAAAATCGGTATTGGTGACAATGTGGGAATTGATATTCCAAAGCCAATTGCATCAATAAACTTTGATGTATATCATGCTGGTACATATGTGGTGGATGTCAAACAAGATGGGTCTTATTCGGCTGTTTTTGTTGGGTCTATGTATGGGGTATATGAATAATATGACAAGAATTATAATTGCTGGCAGTCGAGAGTTTAATGACTACGAAAAAATGTTAAAGACTCTGGACGAACTTGGTGTTCATCTTATGAATACCATTAATCCTATTGAAATTATAAGCGGTCATGCTAATGGAGCGGATAAACTTGGCGAAAGGTTTGCTAAAGCATATGGCTATCCATTAGTAGTATTCCCAGCTGAATGGGATAAATATGGTAAAGCTGCTGGCCCAATCCGTAATGAACAAATGGCAAAATATGCTGCGGAAGCTGATAGGGGAATATTAATAGCATTTCCAATTGGTGAAAGTCGCGGAACTAGAAATATGATTAAATTGGCGAAACAGTATGGATTAGAGGTCGATGTAATAGAATGAATGAATATATTAACAAGTCTGATGCTCTTGATATTTTAGATCAGTTTGAAGACGCAATCGAAAATGGTGAGCGCGGATTTTATTCTCAAGCGAGAAAAATGATGTGCGATTTGCATAGCGAAGAAATTATCCATTGTAAAGATTGTAAACACTATTGTAGCGTTTTATATCAAGGTACTCAGTTTGAATATGGCGAATGTAGTAAATCACCATTTAGTAGAATTTTTGGTAACAATACTGGCCCAGATGATTTTTGCAGCATGGCGAGGTTGAAAGATGAAAATTTGTAATGCTACTGGCAACGGCATATGCGTAAATTGTAATCATGTGCCACCAAAAGTTAATGGTTATTCGTATGGTAATATCTGTAGGATGGATGTTGAGGATATATTGGCAGCTTTAGAATATGGTAATCTGGTGTGTTATAACACAGATAATGGAAAATTTTACGAGAAGAGAATGTATGAACATCCGAGAGATTTTGTTGATGATGGTGATTGGATATGTCTAGAGTAGATTATAATAAATTTAAAATTTATGATCGAGTGTGTTTTTACGGGATATATGGTCTTATAGTTTTTGGTATTGTAACAAAAGTAGAAGATTATGATGATGATTGTCAGCGTTTATTTATACAGGGTGATGATGAACAGCTATATGAGATTTTAAGTGATAGAGTTACAAGACTAATGAATGAGAGTAGCCATTTCTGAACAAACACAAAAGAGAGATTTTATTAATGAAGATTGGGAGTGTATAGAATATGGATAAAGTAGAAATCAGATTAACAACCGCCCAGGTAGATGATATATGGAGACAGGTGAATTCAAATAACAATTCTATAGAAAAATTTATTGATGCTTTTGATTATTTAAAACGAGATAAGCCAGACACAGAAATAATAATCGAAACAAAATTCGGAACTGGAACTTTAAAGATTTCGGACATGATGATTTATGATGATCCCTCTGGAAGAATTGTATTTGATGCAGAATGAGGTTAAAAATGGATAATAACTTAAATCTAAAAATTGGCGATAGAGTAATCAGAAACTATAACAATTCACTTCCAACTTCAATCGGAACTGTGATTAATATTACTGAAAAGCGTGGCGATTATATTGTTGATTTTGGCAACTATAAAGAAACATATAGATATGACGGGTGGCAAAGAGGTGGCGATGTATGGAGTAGGTCACATATTCAGTTATTAACACCAGAGATTGAAGAGCAAATTCGTCAGGTTAACTTAATTCGAAAATGCCGAGATACATTTGAAAAAAAGATGAAGAATCTTACCGCAGATCAAGCAGAAAAAATTTTGAAAATATTAAATAATGAGGAATAATATTGATGTACTTAATTGCACAGATTTGATAATTTAGTTTAGGAGAAATGAATGTTAAATGATTCATATTGGAAAGAATATAATAACGGTGAATGTGCTTTTTTATGGTCTGCTGAAGGTGAAAAAATAGCATATATTCAGAAAAAAGATACTGTATGGGATTGTCTAATATGGCCTGAATTAATCGCTGAAAGCTTTTATTATAATGGGATGAGTTCGATTGAAGAAGTAGAGTGGCAAGTTACTCTTTATATTGATAATAAGTGTAATAAGATAGCTAATCAACTTCATGAAATTCGTGATCATCTTCCAAGTATTCACGAGTTGGCTGAGAAATGTGGGAGGATATAATATGATTGATACAAGTTTTATGAATAGTATATATGATTTTGAGAGTGTTATTGATGAGTTACTGGATCAAGCTCTAAATAAGTTAACACCAATGGATTATGATATTTTACTAGAAAATATTAGTATCTGTTTAACTAATCACGGATATATGGGGTAAAGATTAATGTGGAATCCAGAGACTGATGCTTGTGATGAATGCCAGGAATGTGATTACTTCCTTCACGAATATTGGAACTGTCAGGGTGAGGAAGAGCCTTGTTTTGAATTTAAACCGAAGAAAGATTCTAAATATAAAAAAGTTAAAATTGAAGTAGATCGGAGTGAATAATAAAAGTAGGAGTTATAAAATGATCTATTTAGCAATTGGGAATGTTGTTTTTATGTTTGGATATATAGTTGGTAAAATATGTGCTACATACGAATATAATAAAAAAATATCTGCCGATGGAGAAACATAATGAGGATAATTAATCGAAATGAACTAGCTAAAATGCCAAATGGCACGGTGTTCTCATCATTTGATGGTTATAGTGTTAACGGATTTGAAATTATAACAGGTAGCAATGGTAATGGATTTAATGGTACACTTAATCTGGAACCAAGTTTTAATTGGGATAATGACCATACGGAGCGTATTACTAATTGGGCAACTGTAGATACCACCGATTATGATTTTGATGAGGATGCCAGATTCGTTGTTTATAGCAAAAATGAAATACGTGAAATTATTCAATGGCTAAAATGGGCTATTGATGAAGACGGACATCCTGATATGGAGAAGTATTTTTATAAAAACCAAGTAATGTCGGAGGAGGAAGCTTCAAAATATACTAATGGTCGTGGTTTATGGTGGGGATAAAACAAGTCTTTGATGAGGTAAAAAGATATGAACCGGAAAACGGTAACTATTAGATTTCCAATTGATGTTGAAATTGAAGTTCCAGAGGATTGGGACAAAGACATGATTGAATTTCATGTAAACGAAAGTTCTTGGTGCGTTGGTAATATTTTACCGAAACTTCAGGAATATGCAGACATGAATAATGGCTGTATCTGTAATCGTGTTAATGAATGGGCAACATTGGTAACCGACGAAAATTAAGTTTGATAAATAAGATTATGGAAAAATATAAGGCAACAATAGAAGATATTAAAAAATTACGCGAAATGACTGGGGCCGGAATTATTGATTGCAAAAAAGCTCTTAGTTATTATAACGGTGATTTTAAGATGTCTATATTGTGGTTAAAACACAGAGATACTGGACCACATATGGATGTTTGGGGAAGAAAGATTTGGTATAGCGATTTTTATAATCTAAGAAGAATTAGTAATAATGGTTTCTATAGATTCGATATCAAAGGTGAGAGCGCAGATTATATCAAAGAAAAATATGGACTGAGTTATAACAATATTTTTGTTGCGATATATTCAGATGGTAGCTATGGAAGCGTTGGATCATTTACGAGCGATTATATTCAGAGTGACGTATCGGATTTAGATGACTGGGAATTGCGAGATATTTATCGTCAAACTAAGACGGAATTATTAATCGCAGAAGATTTATGGAACGAACAAAATAAAATTGAGGTTTTATATGAAAATTACAGAATTTATTAATAAATTTAAACAGCTAGGATATGATAAGGAAACAGATTTATTGTTTGGAGCGTATGATGCTAATGGCGAGTGGTATAATTTCAAATTTGAAGTGGAAGATGAAGACCGTCAACTTAACCCAGATAATAATTCAATAGCCGTTACAATTGATGTATCCCAAGAATATCTGAAACATGAGATTAATGAAGAATTGATGTTGGAAAAATTATCAGATGAGATTTGTGATGCAGTATATAAGACAATAGATGGATTTAAAATAATGGAATAGAAACTAAGTTTGATTGGAAGGACTAAACTATGAAGCAATGGAATAAAGAATTACTCGAAGAGGCTGGTTATAAAATAGAAAATGCCAAAATCACCGAAGTAGATCTTTCAATGGCTGACCATGGATGTTTATGTGCAGAAATAGTTCTTGAAGGTGATGGATGGGGTTGTGTATATGGGGGCTTTAAAATCGGAAGTGGTTATCTTGGAGCCAAAGAGTTCAAAGGCTATGAACCAGGGACAGAGTATATAATGCGAATCATGGATACAGTTGGTGTCAGTAAATATAATCAAATGGTCGGCAAATTTATTAGAGTGGCAACAATGGGCTGGGGAGATACTATTAAAATTATAGGAAACATTGTTGAAGATAAATGGTTTGATACAAAAAGTTTCTTTGAGGATAGAAAATAAGTTTGGAGATAATATGACAAATTTTGAAAAATATATAAGTAATTTAACGCAGGATCGATTTATTGATTCGATGATATTGAATTGTGATGGTTGCCCAGCGTATCCATGTAATGATGAAAATATTACAGAAGACAATGGACTTGATTGCGAAGAAAAGCTTCGTGATTGGTGTGAAGCTGAAAACTAAATTTTATGGAGTAAGTTATGAAAGATGATTGATGTCAAGTTTAAAGTTAAAATCAAAAATAGATATGAAGAAACAGAACCAAATCTAAATAGAAGATTTGACATTTTAAAAGCAGCAAGAGATCGTCCTATATGTATAGATGGAAAATGTATCGGAGTAATAACAGACGTTAATACAAAAACGGATGAATGTTATGGATATATTTTTGATCATGATGCTGTTATAGAATTATCACAAGATTATACAGAAGTGACTTCAGTAGAAATTGTAAAATCAAAATAGTTTTATCTGCGGTGGCGGAACAGATATACGCTAAAGTGTGGCTTCTTATAGATTGGTTATGGATAGATGTTGTGCCATGTAAAATAATCACCGAGTCAGCGCAAGATTAATCTTGAACCTTCGGGTGTAACGCAGGGGGTAATCGAGAGCAATAATATCCCAAAACTCCAATCATGTGGGGTGCAAGTCCCCACCCGCAGACGTGAGCAATTTCATTAAAAGGTTTCCTTTCCGCTCATCGACAAATGTAAGGAAAGACTTACCACAACCGAACGTGGATAATAACATAAGGTGCAAATATGCCTGGTTTCTCCGTGTACTAATCAGTGTCTGAAGCGGAGTGTAAAACGGCACAGATTAAATAAATATAAAATTTGTATGGATGGTGTTTAACATGTTATTTACCGCGCACAAAGATGCAGCCGTTGATTATGATGGTACTGAAATAAAAGAGTTTCATAAAGAATTAGATTCTCCATTTGTTCCATTCCCTGGCGGTGGACTTAACAAATATTGTTATGTGATTTATCAAGGACTATTTGGTAAATATAAGATTAGACAATGTGAAGTTGTTGAGGTTTGGTTTACTAATATCTGGGGATGGCGTATGGATAATGGTTGGACGTTTATTAGCGATGAACTTGATAAAACCGTGTTCAGATATAGTACCGAAGAACTCAACAAAGCCATTGAGATTTGTGAAAAGAAAAACAGGATGAGGAAAGTTAAGGTTAAGCACTTTTAAATGAGAAACAGCTAATAGAAAACTGATTTTATGGTAATAAAACATTTGGAGGATATAATGATGGTTTACTCAATGAAATTTAATATAGCTAATAAATTGGATATTGAAGATTTGAATCATAAGATCGATTGTTATTCTAATATATATCACAGCGATTTGTATATATTTATGTCTCCTAAAACGCTGAAAAATGTGCCTAAACTCGAATACTGTGAGCGTGACGAAGATTCATTTGATGAGTCTGCTGGATTAATTGGGCTTTATCAAGGTTATAAAGTATTTAGCGACCCAACCATGGAATATGGGGACGTTGAATTCAGGTAAAAATAATAAAATATCGGAGGGTTTATGAAACATTTTAAATGTGCAGCAATTAGATACAAGACGAATGAAGGTACCTGGATTGAAAGACGAGGTAGAAGACATCATGAGATTATTAAAGTAATCCATGATGCTGGAGAAACTGCCCAGTACAAAAAGTGCCATATAGATGGATTCATATTTGGCGAAGATTGGACTGCGGAATTTGTTGATCGAGAAACTGCCACAGAAATTGCTAAACAAATGGGAATTGAAATGAGAGGTAGTGTTTTAACATCTGAAGATTTATGGTGAGAAAAGGAGTGTATCTATGTTAATCATTCCATATAGTGATCTTGGTAGTTTAAATGCAAGAAAAGAATATCACTTTAAAAACTTTGAAAAAGCAATCTTATACGCATATGATAGGATGATTATAAGTGATAAGAATGTTGGTGATAAAGTAACAACTTCTTTTAAGATAATGGATACTGAGGAAGATTTTGAAGTAACCTTTGCCGTTGGAGAAGTAGAGTTTAATCCAGAAATTAAGTTTTATATAGGATAAATATGGTGAGAATGGAGAATATTGATGGAGACGAACATGTTATCACAAGAAAATATTAATAAGCTTCATATGAACGGCATTTATCGTTGTGATCCAGTGTTGGAATGGTTGCCATATTATAAACGTAACGATCCATATTGGTGTAAAAATTGGACATTCAAGGTCAAAGAATACAAGGGTAAGTATGCTATGTATGATACTTACTGGTCAACTGGTGATGAACATCCGGTTGAATTAACCGATAAAAATTTTGATAAGTTTGAGTTTTTATTTGATTTGGATGATATCCGTTATATTAATAGCTATGAAAGCTGGCTTGAATATCCAGAAGAAGATAGATGGAAAGTTGCATTAGATTCTGGTGGTATTAGTTATCCTAAATATGTAGTTAGACGCGGTTCTAAAAAAATTAAAGAAGTGGTGATTGAGAGAATGCAGCGAGAGATTGATTATCTAAAACAAGATTTGGCTTATAAAGAGCGACTACTTGATGGGATTAAGGATGGTAGCATTAATTATGAATACTACTAATATGAAGAAATATAAAGTTGGATTTTATGGTAGGAAATCTTGGCAACGAATAATAGGAGAATAATTGTGAGTGTTTTTAAAAAATATTTGAAAAAGTATTCTGATATACTCGATAAAGTAGAGCATAGTATTGATACAATCACATTCGAAACTGTTGAGGAAAAAGATTTGTTAATCAATGTACTCAAAGATAAGATTGCAGATTTAAAAGAAAAAGATGAATATATTGATGGTTGGCACGAAATAATTGAGCGACAAAAACGAGAAAATCCTGATTGGAAAGATCCGAGGTTATAGAATTGAGAGCAATAGATAAAGACGATTTATTAGAATATCTACAAGATCATCAGGAAGAACCATTTGATACATTTACTCGCGGTGTATCCAGTTGTATTGACTGGTTTATAGATATTGTAGAATTATTTTCTGAAATTAAAATTCCACAACATGTCCATTGTAAGGATTGTAAATACTATGGAATATATCATGCATGTGAAGCATTAAGTCAGCTTACAACAGTTGTAATGGAACCAGATGACTATTGTAGTCGCGGTGAACGAAAGGATGAATAATATGATTGATATAATGGATATGACTGCTGATTTGGTAAGAATTAATCAGGATATTATTAATAGAAGAAAAGTAATTGAAAAATATAATGTTTATGATTTTGACCAAACGTGGGCAAGTACAGCTCTTGGATTTGGTGGCGTAGGTGGATCTGCGATGACTACTGCTAGAACATATGTATTAATTCCAGCGAGTGATGAAGAAGAAGCATATGTATATTTTGGCGGCGAATTTGCCTACAGAGTTCCGATTAACAACAGATTTAGATTTGATTTGCGCGCTCATTCTATGGCTAGTGTAGCTGATAGTGGAAGATATTATAAATAAGGAGAATTAATATGAATGCTATTAAGTTTGATGAAACAATGGTAAAGAAGTATATTGATGTTTATTATGACAGTAATAAAAAATATCCGTATCTGATTATGAATGAAAAGACTAGAGATATTATACCCGCAGAAAATCCACAACAGTATCATATTACTGGCTGTAATATTAGTTTTGACACTACTCCTACTCCCATAGAGGAAAATATTCATAGTATTAGAATAAATGATAAAGAGTATGAAGAAAAACAGAAGAGCAATCCGAAAACTTCTTGGTACAAAGCGAAAATCCTGATTGACAATTCTCTTGAATTTGGTGAGGTTCACATTGGATAAATTATGTTATAAATATTGCGAGAATCTTAGTGATGTAATTCATATATCTGAAGAAATAGGTCGGGAAAATATCCTGACCGTTCTTCCAGTTAAGAGCGGATTATTTAAATGTGGATATGGAATTCTGTATTGGAGAGAGATTGAAAATCCATATAACAAAAAAATAATTTGTGAAATTACAGGAGAAGATTGTATAGATCAGACTCCACCTGGCAAATACGATTCATGTTTGAGATGCGAGGTTTATAAGGAGAGGTATTCAAAATGATATTTATTTACACTTGCCCAAAATGTGGGCATGATTTATCCAATAGCATAATTGCAACTAATCCACCCATTCAAGTGTATGAATGTAGAAATTGTGGCTGGTCACATGAAGAACGTGAACAAAATATTAGGATTCCATTCCCGGAAGAGAATAATACAAATTATGTTGCTGATTTTGGCGATGGAACTATAACAACAAATATGGCTACAGTAAATACAATTGGTTCAATCATTGACAATACTATAAATACAAAAATAGCTGAATTGGATATTAAAGACAAAGATCACTATATTGGTGGATGGAATATTGAAGAGAAAAATCCATGTAAAAATTGCAATAATAATCCCAAAAATGGTGGAAGTGGCATTTGTCATTGTATACTTGGTAATATGATAACGTGGTAAACGAATTATGTGGAAAAATTGTGAATAAAATATTAAATATATAATTGACAACCACAAGATATTGTAGTATACTTCTATATATAAATTATTAAACGAAGGGAGTGACAAAATTGATTGGAAGCGAAGATTTTATCTCTGTGTCTTATAAAACAGAAGAAGATTTAGCAGACGATTTAAAAAAAAGAATAAAAAATGGTTATTCACTAAAAGAAGTTGTAAGACCACAAGATGTGATTATAGCTGTCTATTCTATTACTAGCAATCAATCATCTGAGTTTATGATTAAAGATAGGCTTATAACGATGCAGAATAGATGTTCATATCACAGTGACTGTAAATATAATGGCGATTGCGATACGTGTTTCAATATTGTGAGGAATTATGAAGTATAAGATTATAGGTATTTATCATAGTGGGAGAAAAGGAACTAGATATGATGAAGTTACAGACTATAAGTATGATGGCTTAATTGGATCAATTATTGATACCGATAAGCCTATAGAAGACTATAAAGAATTCGAAGAAATTTATTGGAATTTTATTTCTAGTGATTCTTTATATGCGTGTTGGCATACTTCGGCAATTATTGGTTCTGGGATTAATTCTTTTGGAGATTATGTGATTGAAACAATAAATTCTATTTATGAATTGGAGAAAGTTGATGGACAGCAGGACGAACGAAATCAGGATGAGGCTGACAGTAGATAAAGTAAATAAATTTTGCGCTATCTGTGACAGCTTAAATATTGATGTTAATGTTATTAGTGGAAGACTTTGTGTTGATGGTCGTTCTGTGATGGGAGTTATGGAAATGTGTGGGAGAGACGTTACTTTGGCTCCTGTTACCAATGACTATTTCGAGATTGAAGAGTTCTTTCGCAAAGTAAGTGAACTCGGCGCTTATAGAACGGAGGGATTTTACAGTTGAAAAGGAAGATTATTAGTATTGCATGTATTGTGATTGGTGCAGCTTTTGTCCTTAGTGGATGTACCGCTAAATGGAATAGAGATAAAAAAAGTATTTTATCGAATTTTAGCGGTGGAATTGATAGAACCGTCACAGTATATGCAAATACTGGTGAAAAAATTGCCGAATATAGTGGCAAGATTGATATTGAGTCTAATGAAAACAAGGTTTTATTTGACCTCGATGGTAAGAGAACAATTATTTATAATGCTATTGTAATTGCACAGGAGGATTGATTATGAAGAAAGTTAATGTTAGAAATAAAGAATTTAAGGTTATCCCGGAAGCTCGTCTGGTTCAGGGTAAGATGGTTGAAAAAGGTATTGAGAATGATCTCAAGGCTGGTATTAAGGACAAATATAAACGATTGATTAGAAACGCGAGTCGTAAGTATACTATATTTGATTTTCTGATGAGAGAAAATAATATCACAGCCAATGCTTATTGTGATGAGAAAGATGAGTTTGATGAAAAGGTTGGTATTGATGTTTGTTCTGAAAAGCTTGAACTCAAAAACCATCTGAAGCTTGCTAGACTTTATCATAGGATTGCAAAAGATCTCTCTGATGCTGCAATGATTGCTAATGGTTTCTGTACCAAACATGAAGCTAAGGCTATGGCTATTGAAGAAGATCTTGTGAGAATGTATGGGAGAGAATATGTATGAGAGTAGAAGATTGGCTTGGTAAAGATAATAAATTAGCAACTGACATATGGGAAAGAAAGTATCAATATAATGGCGAAACATTTGATGAATGGCTTGATAGAATTACCAATAAAAATGAAATATTAAAAAAGCAGATTATTGATAAAAAGTTTTTATTTGGTGGAAGAATCCTCGCCAATCGTGGAACTAATAACGATGGTAGAAAAATTAGTTTATCAAATTGTTATGTGATATCTGCTCCTGGTGATTCCATCGAAGAAATCTTTGATTGTGCTAAGAAATTGGCACGTACTTATTCTTATGGTGGTGGATGTGGCATTGATATTGGTAAACTTGCACCCAGAGGCGCTATAGTCCATAATGCCGCTAAAGAAACATCTGGATCAGTAAGTTTTATGGATTTGTATTCTATGGTTACTGGTTTGATTGGGCAAGCGGGAAGACGAGGAGCTTTGATGATATCAATCCCCGTTGACCATCCAGACATTGAAGAATTTATTGGAATTAAGCAAAATACTGATAGGGTTACAAAAGCTAATATTAGTATTCGTATTACTGATAGATTTATGGCAGCTGTAAAAAATCGTGAACCATTTGAACTTAGTTTTACAAGAGTAGAAACTGGAGAAACGATTACTAAAACAGTTGATGCTTATGAATTATTTCATAAAATCTGTGAGTCTAATTGGGATTGGGCCGAACCTGGAATGCTTTTCTGGGATAGAATAGAAAATTGGAATCTTCTTAGTTGCGATCCTGAATTTAAATATGGTGGAGTAAACCCATGTTTTTCTGGAGATTCGAAACTTCTTACAGTTGATGGATATAAAACGTTTGAAGAGCTTGACGGTACTGAACCTTATATTATTAATGTTGATGGGAACGTTGTAAAAAGTAAAGTATGGTGCAACGGAGAAAAAGATACTGTTAAAGTAAAATTCTATAACACAGAAGTAATTTGTACTCCAGATCATAGATTTATGACTTTAGATGGAGAAGAATGTCGTGCTGAGAATTTAACTGGTAAATATATAATGCCATTAACTCGTTCAAACCATAATCTTGATAATCATTTTATTAAGCTTGGATTTATTCAGGGTGATGGGCAAACTACTAGATTAAATAGTAAATATCATGATGGAATCGAAGTTAATATTGGAGAGAAAGATACCGATATCTGGGATTTGTTTTCCGATGAAGAATTTACGAAAAAATCAGAACGTGCAATTTATTTAGCAAATTATCAACCAGAATTAGTTAAGTTAGGGTTTTCTCCTAATATTTTGCCAGACAGAGAATTTCCTTCTACATACGATACATGGACTAGATTAGAAAAATCAAGTTTTTTATGTGGCTGTTATTCCGCAAATGGATGTGTTATAAAAAAGAATGATACACACAAAGGTGGAAGAATTTCATATAAAACCACATGTAAGGCTTTTGCGGAAAAATTAGTTTCTACATTAAAAGAAGATTTTGATATCTGCAATGCATATATTACAACAAATAAACCACACAAGATTGAATTTGAAAATGGGACTTATGAAATCCGCGAAAGTTATGATATCAATATTGGAAGATATCAAGAAATTATTAAATTTATGGCTTGCATTGGCTTTTATCAGCAGTATAAGAGAGAGCAGCTGTGTAATATGATTAAAAAACGTGCTATGCAAGTTACTAGTGTAGTACCAAATGGTAAGATAAAAGTATATGATTTTACAGAACCTGAAAGACATTGGGGAGTTGTAAATGGTTTTGTTGTTCATAATTGTGCAGAAGAACCGCTTCCGCCCGGTGGGTCGTGTTTGCTCGGCTCCATCAATCTTTCAGAATTTGTAACTAAAGATAAGCTTTTTGATTTTGAAGATTTTTCAAATACAGTAGATATTGCCATTAAAGCATTGAATGAAGTTCTTGATGAGGGTATTCCACTTCATCCTCTCAAAGAACAGAGAGAATCTGTTAGAGATTGGAGACAGTGTGGATTAGGAATCTTTGGCTTGGCAGATATGTTGATTAAAATGGGTGTTCGTTATGGTAGTGATGAATCTATCCATCTGTGCGACATGATTGGTCAGAAGATGGCATATCAAGCTATTAAGACATCTGCTGAACTTGCAAAAGTAATTGGTCATTATCCTAAGTATCATCCAGAGGCAGTTGCTCAATCTGCATTCTTTAGTGAGCATGTTGGTGATACAGATGTTTCTTGTGGACTTGCTAACTCGCAGCTACTTACTATTGCCCCAACTGGAACACTTTCTACGATGCTTGGAGTGTCTGGTGGTATCGAACCAATTTTTGCAAATTACTATACAAGAAAAACAGAGTCGCTTCATGGACATGATGAGTATTATAAAGTTTATACTCCGATTGTAAAAAAATATATGGATGAAAACAATATTGATGACGATTCTGAATTACCCGATTTCTTTGTGACAGCACAAACACTTGATTATAAAGAACGCATTAAAATGCAAGCAATCTGGCAGAAACATATTGATGCTAGTATTTCTTCAACGGTTAATGTACCAAATAGCTTTACTATTGAAGAAGTAGAAGACCTTTATATGAAAGCGTGGGAAGCTGGCCTTAAAGGTGTAACAATCTTCCGTGATGGATGTAAACGTGCAGGAATTTTAACAATCGATCACTCAGAAGAAGAGGTAAAACATATTCCTCAGAAATTAGAAAGAGGAATGATTATTAAGGTTGATAATAATTCCGTTGGTAAAGAAAGACATTTAGTGACTGGCTGCGGTTCTCTACATTGTTCTGCATTTTTTGATCCAGATACTGGTGATTTATTAGAATGCTTCTTAAATAAGGGTAGTAGCGGAGGATGCCTTTGTAACCTTACAGCAATCTCAAGATTGATTTCATTATCTGCAAGAGGTGGAGTTGATATTAATTCTATTGCTGACCAGCTTATGAGCGTTCCAGCTTGTCCGTCTTATACTGTAAGAACAGCGACCAAGCATGATACATCAAAAGGTAATAGTTGCCCAGTAGCGATTGCAAATGCATTAATTGATATGTATCGTGAAATCCAAGATGATATCTTTGATGAAGACGATGAGTATGTGATCACTCCTACTAAAGTTGTAGAAGCAACTGTAAATAATGATGTTGTAAAAGTTCCTAAACAAAAAACAAAAGCGATTTGTCCAGAATGCGGTGGAGAACTTATATTCGAGGGTGGCTGTAGTACATGCAAAGATTGTGGATTTAGTCATTGCAGTTAAGGAGTAATTATGGAAATATTAAATAGATATCCAGTAATGAAATCTAATATCTTCTTTTCCATAATCTTATTTCTGACATTATTATCAATAGTAGTATTTGCTGTAGTTTGTATGAAGTGTTTCTATTACACGGATTTAGAATTGCAGTATGTAGTAATAAGTTTATTAATCACTGGGTGTTTGGTTGGTATCCTCTCTCAGACACCCAGAGAGATTTCTACTGAAAAATATAGATTCGAAGTATTATTTACCGATGACGAATATTTAAATGCTACGAAAGGAAGATATGAAATCGTTGGAAAGAAGAATCATATTTATATTCTCGAAGAAACCTAATGATCCAGAAGACGAAGAGTATGGATGCTATGGTGATGATACCGATGATGATGAAGATGAGGAATGGGAATGATTATAGCTGGAAAAGATTGTGAAGATTGTGCCAAATCAATACTTAATGAATCTAACAAAGCTAAGATCATGGTTTATTGTTCAGTACGTGATAAATGGTATATCTGGGGAGCGTGTATACCTTGCGAAGATAAGGTGAAGATAAAGAATGATTGAACCTAAAAAATTTAAAGTTAATAGTAAAGTATCACAGGATCAGTTATTGAAATCTGGATTTGTAAGATATGGTGGAGAATATTTTTATAAAAGATATTTATATTGCTATGATAATACCAAGAATCCTTATGTAACCTTTAAAATGATTATTTATTTTGAAAGTAATATACCAATAGTTATGTATAGCATAGTATGTGAGGATGGATGTTGTTATCCACCATTTTATGATCCAGATGTGAGATACAACAATTCTGTGTATGAAAAAACTGTTAAAGTATATAACGAAATAATTGATAGATTAATTAGAAATAATATATTAAAGGAAGATAATAAGAATGAGTGAGACAATTAAGATTAAGTATATTGACAAGGATATGCCGAAACTTGAGTATATCGATGGGGAAAAGAGCGATTGGATTGATTTGAGGTCAGCTGAAACTGTAACGATGCTGCCAGGTGACTTCAGAATTATTAATCTCGGTGTTGCTATGGAATTACCTGAAGGATACGAAGCGCACATCGTACCTAGAAGTAGTACTTTTAAAAAATTCGGTATTATCCAAACCAACCATTTTGGTGTAATAGATCACAGTTATTGTGGCAATGATGATTGGTGGAGGTTCCCAGCATTAGCTATGAGGAAGACTACCATCTATAGAGGTGACAGAATCTGCCAGTTTAGAATTGTTAAGAAACAGCCAATAATCCACTTCAATGAAGTAGATAATCTTGATAACCCCAACCGTGGTGGATTTGGCTCTACAGGGGTTACCTAATGGGTAAGAAAATATTATGTCCATATTGTGGTGGGATTATGGAACTTATCAGTGAACCGTTTCCTGATGATGAGAACCCAACTCACCACGATTATTATGAATGTTTCGATTGTGGAATGATGATTGGAATTACATCAATTTATAACGAGGAGATTTTAGATGAATAGTATTAAAGCGATTTTGCTTATTGGTGGTTTTATTTTTACTGTTGGTGGCGTGGCATTAATGATTAGTATAAAAAAAGTTGCGCCAATTTTTATTTCAATTGTTGGGCTTATAGCAATTCTATTTGGATGCTCTTTTAGCTTTGTACCGTCTGGGTATGTAGGTGTGAGAACAATGTATGGACAGATTTCTGACAAGCCGACTCAGAGTGGACTTAACTGGAAGATTCCGTTTGTTGAAAAAATTAATAACATTAACTGCAAACAGCAGGAGATTATCTATTCTGGTCAGATTTGGTCTGAAACAAACGAACGTACAGAATTGTACTGTGAAAATATTGCAATTGACTATCAGATCAATGCGGAGTATGCAGCATGGATTTGGACAAATGTTGAGGAATGGGATACTAATCTTATTAAAGCAACATCTATCGAGTCTGGAATTAAAGCAGCAACTAAACAGTTTAATGATACAGATGTAACTGATCGATCCAAGATTGAAAAAGTTGCTAAAGAATGTATTCAGAATTCACTAAATACAAAATATAAAAATCAGATTGTTAATATTGTATCTGTGACAATCGGAAATATTAATTTCTCAGACGCTTATAACAGTGCCATTGAGAAGAAAGCTCAGGCTAAACTTGCTGCTGAAACTGCTGAATATACAAATAAGCAGACAACGATTCAAGTTGAGGCAGAAGCAGAACAGTCTCGCATTAAAGCACAAGCGGAAGCTGATGCTAAAAAGATTAGTGCGGAATCCAAAGCTGAACAGATTCGTATTAAAGCTGAGGGTGAAGCAGAAGCTATTCGTGTGAAAGCACAAGCACAGGCTGAGGCAAATAAATTAATTGCAGAATCTCTTACACCAGAACTTATTGAAAACGAAAAGATTGCTAAGTGGGATGGCAAACTTCCAGTTGTATCAGGATCTGGGACAGTGATTACAGATATTGGAAATATTATGGATGAAAATAAAGAAGGAGAAACGAATAATGAAGATTAATCATATTAATGATATTGAAAAATTTTTTGAAGTTATTGATAGCTGTACTGGTAAGATTGAACTTGTTGGCGAAGATCTTCGTCTGAACTTAAAATCAAAACTTACACAGTATTTTAGTCTGGCAAATATTTTTTCTGGTGGTGGAGAAATCCCAGAACTTGAGATTATTGCCTACAATCAGGACGATGTAAACAAACTCATTGCATTTATGATTGGGTAATGCCTATGAGTAGAAAAATGGTAAAAAATGGGGTAGCCGAAGAGGTTACCCCTAATAATATTAACGAATTAGATGCAGCATTGAAAAGTATTGAAGAAAGTGGTAATATGGACTTGCAATGTATACGTGAGTTGATCGAGATGGAGAAACGTAAACGTATACTGTTACAACATCCATACGAACCAAAGTACAACGAGAAGAAAGACAGGTGGTTAACAAGATTTAATGTTGATGGCAAGATAGTTCAAAAGAGTAAGAAAACTCTGAAAGAGTTAGAAGATTTAATAGTGCGCTTTTATACTGGGGAAGAAGAACCAGAGGATAAAACATATACTTTTTCCAAAGGTCATGACAAGTGGATGGAGATGCAGAAAGAATACGGCAAATCCAACAACAGTATAAGACGCTATGAGACAGACTGGTTTCGGTTTTTTGACGGTACTCCGTTCGCTAGAGCAGACTTATCATCGATTACTTCAAAAGATATTGAACTATTTATGATAAACAACATAAAAAAGTTCAATCTTAAGCGGAGAGGAGCAGATGGATTATATTCTTATATCAGTGGTGTATTTTACAATGCTGTTATAGATAAGGTTATTCCACCGCAAGATAACCCGTGTCAGTTTGTTGATAAGAAGAAGTTCGTGAAGTTCTACAACACGGATGAAAAAACTATTGAAGAACGTACTCTTTCTCAAGAAGAATTGACTATCCTGATCAACAAAATAAATTCCGACATCTTGCGCAAGAAAGATTACATTTATCCTTATGGAGTTCAATTTGCACTACTCACTGGAATGAGATGCGGTGAGATTGCTGGACTTCGTTGGAAATACGTTCTCAACGACCATATAATAGTATGTGAATCTGAGAAATATGATGTAGTCAATAAAACTTACGAGCAATCCAAAACAAAGACTGGTAAGACAAGAACGATTCCTATTACGGAAGAGATCAATACCTTTCTGAATAAGATGCGGGATTTACAGCGCGAATATGGTCAAGAGGGTGACTTTGTTTTTTCTTTTGACGGTCAAAAGCTGAGATGTAAAAACCTTACTGCATACATGAATCATAAATGTGAGCAGATCAAATTCGATTCACACAAAAGTATTCATGCTATCAGAAGGACATTTAATTCTTATCTAAGATTTGATGGTGTATCTGCTACTGAAGCTGGAAGCCTAATTGGTAACACTCCAAGGGTCAATGATCTTCATTACACATACGACATTCAAAATTTTGATAAGAAAAAATTTTACATGGAAAGCGCCGAAAAAAAGATGGTAAAATCATCCCTAGCTTAGTGTGTGCCAAATTCGTGTGACAAAGCCCGCAAACCCAGTATTTAAGCGGGGTGACGAGGCGTGTCCGGTCTCGACAATGCTGAATATATCGCATTTTCTCATGTGCATTTTAGCATTTTCGTGTGACAATTATGTGACTACATTTGATAAAATATAAATTATAGAAAGGATAGAGCGTATACATTGCACTTTATATATTTATATATGATTATGAATAAACAATTCCTAGTTATATACAAGTACGTAAAATGGTAAAAAATGGGGATACCAAAAATAACGGTATCCCCTAAATATATATAAAACGAAAGTGGAGCAAAAACTTGCCGAGTAATTTATTGCTCCTAGTCAATTGGCTAATTATTATCTATACATGATTTTACATAGTCTTCATCCAGTTTTGGTGGATGTAATAAAGAAATGTCTTCAAACATCTATTGATTCACCTTATCTAAATTGGTCTGCGCACGTTTAATCCTATGATAAGTTATAAACCCACTCCAATTACTTTTGCCCATATAACCTCCTAATATCAGAAATAGTGCGTTTTAAACATTGAAGAACATAATCTATCTCATCTGCCGTTGTCAACTCAGAAAGAGTAAATCTGAGTGTATTATGGGCATACTCATCAGTCCTACCCATGGCAGTTAAAACATGTGATGGTTTTTCATCGGAAGAATTACAAGCACTTCCAGTAGAACAACTTATTCCCATCATATCCAACATTGTTACCAAAGATTCGCCGGGAACACCATCAAATGTTAAACTGATATTATTACACAGTCTACTTATGAGAGAACCGTTCAGGTGACACTTTGGTATATTATTTAAACACTCATCAATAAACACATCTCTGAGTGATGTCATATAATTAATATTAGTTTGTAGATTTTTATGTGCAATCTCCGCAGCTTTTGCCATTCCAACAATACCCAACATATTTTCTGTTCCAGCGCGGAATCCAGATTCTTGTTGTCCACCGTGGATAAATTGAGAAATAGTTTTTGGGTTACGAATATAGACAAATCCTACACCGTCTGGGCCATGGAATTTGTGACTACTTGTTGTCATGAAATCAATACCAAATTTCCGAGCGTTGATTGGAACATGACCATATGCTTGAACTGCATCTGTATGGAACAACACATGATAATTTTTACATACTTTAGCAATCTCTTCAATTGGCTGTATAGTACCAACTTCATTATTAGCATACATAATGCTAACAAGAATAGTATCTTCACGGATGGCACTTTCAATATCAGATACATGGATAAAACCGCGATCATCTGGGTCAATATATGTTACTTCAAATCCATGATCTTCAAGCCATTCACAAGATTTAAGAATTGCTTTGTGTTCAATAGAAGAAGTAATAATATGATGACCTCTTGTTTCCAGCGCTTCAGCAACACCTTTAATAATCCAATTATCTCCCTCAGTTCCACCAGATGTGAAATAAATCTGGTTAGGCTATACATTGATAGTCTGTGCAATAGTTTTGCGACAATCATCAAGCATATTTTTTGTTTTAAATCCAATCGTATATAATCCAGATGGATTTCCATAGTATTCAATCATATATGACTTCATAGCATCAATTACTTCTGGCAACATCTGTGTAGTTGCAGCATTATCTAAATAAACGTTCATTCCTTTTTATCTCCTCATCATGATTTTATAGCAATAACAACGGCATCGAAACCGTCAGATTTAACTTTATCTCTAAGTGCATTTGCATTAGCTAGTGAACCAAACATTCCAAGCTATGCAATATAACTATTTCCGCTCTTGACTACCACAGCATCATACCCAGATTTGGTCAGAGTCTTTACAGTAGCATTTGCATTGGCAAGTACCGAGTATGCTCCAGCTTGAACACGATATTGCGTAGTAGTGGTTTTGGCGGTTGTAGTTTTAGTTGGTTTAGTTGTATTAGCAACAACTTTATCTATATATTTACTATATATAAAACCAAATTTATCATTTACTTTGATATAATACCAATTACGATTCTTTGTATCTTTAACAGTATCACACACTTCTACTTGGATATTTTTCTTGAGTGGAGAAAACGATACTTCTTTATTTTCTGATCCAGCCCAAGTACGAACTTTTGCATTACGATTTAATTTACCTTTCCACTTTGGAGTTTCATTCAAAGTAGAAGAGGTAGTTGTAGTAGTGGTAGTAGAAGTAGTGGTTGTAGTAGTATTGATAGTAGTATTACCAGAGAGAATCTTGGTTACTATTGAGTAATCTGGAGTACAGAATTTAGTACCTGGCAGATTTGAGTTGTAATAACTCTTTTTGCATACTCCGCCACCATTTGCAATAATAGTAGAACCATTCGAGGTATTACCCTCAATAGTAGTAAACTAATCTCCATTTACACCAACAACAATCCCAGTATGAGCAAATGTGCCATTGCGATAAAAGATTACAATATCACCTTTCTTCGGATTAGCATTAAGCGTAAACAATGATGCCATAGTTGGGCAGTAAACATAAGGCCAGTGTTTAAGAAGCTTTTTGGCAGTTTCCTATCCAAATGTTTTCATAAACACCCAAGATACGAAACAAGCGCACCACGCTTGGGCTTGATATGCGGGATATACATCTCTCCAATATTTAGTATAGTTATTACTACCAGCATTAGCCGTCTTAGAATCAAGCTAAGAATTACTAGCTTTCTCAAGATATCCGATCTCAGCTTCTGCGGTAGATATCATCGCATTAATTGCTTGTTCTCTAGTTACTGACACAACATCACTTCCTTTCGTGCCTGTAGCTTGATTATTAAAATAATCATAATACTCCTAAGAATACTGCATTCTCAATGAACTATATTGCTACCAATTACTTGGTGATTCAAAATCTCTCAATACAGTATCAGAAGCAGTTTTAATAGAAGTTGTGGTTGTAAGTACTTTCCACACACTTTTATATCTTGTTTTAAGTTCATAAATAGTGTAATTAATTTGCTCATCTTCATCAGCTATTGATTTACCAACGGCAACTGTTCTATCATAGAACTCTGATTTTCGTGGAACAGGAGTTGTTAACTAAGTCCATCCCCAACCATACTATTTGCCTGGCAATGGATTTAAAAATTCTGCTCTCGTAATTTTACCATTGTCAACAGCCTATCTATATGATTCTTGAGTATAATTTTTGCCATTTTCTCTAAGCCGTTGAAGACATAGGTATTCAACAATAGAAGCATTCATTCCACTTTCTGCAAAAATATTACCCAGCATTCCAGCTGCTCCTTGTTTTGTCATCCCTTCTTTTAGAAAAACCTTCCATGCTTTTTTAGCCAAATTATTTATTGTTACGGACATAATTTTCACCTCACAATAATAAAAGCTACTATCATAAGACAGTAGCCAAAAAAATTATTTAATTTACATTACTCAGTAGGCTCAACCACGTGATCTTCTTCTAGAGTAGGCTCAACTTCTGGAGTTACCTCCTCGATCTCATGTCTATAGCACTGATTCATAATAGCGCGACCATCAGAAGTAAGCAACGTAGCACTTGCTCAGTGAACCTGATGTTCGAATTCTCCATTAACCTTAATTTCTACAATATAATATTGTGTCATAATAAATTTTTCCTTAAATTAATATCAACTTTGTAATTGCCACGCATATGTAGGATTGCCATTACTAATAGTTACTGTTAATATATATGAACCATCAACTGATGGTAATATTGGTAAAACCATTCCAGCAATTTCTTCTTTATCAGTGGCAGTGAGAGTATAGGTACCTCTCTAAGTTGCACTATTAATAGTATTATCTATATAAACTTTAGTTGCCTAAAGAGATGTCTTGAGTTGGTCTAATGTCGTAATTGCCATTATTTCATCACCTCATTTCATGTTTAATAATTTTAATTACATAATTATCACTCAATAGTATTATTTTTTATAAATTCTATGTGGTATAGTATCAGCTGACACCACGATTATAAGTTACTCCCATAATTTAATCCTCAAAAGAATCATCACCGTAGCCCACCCTCATCTGGATCATCATGAACATCGGCCGGCACCCACGTTATAATATTTCCGTTGCTTTTCATCCCAACGTAAGTGACTGATTTATTTGAATCTAGGTTAGTCGGAAGCTCATATAATCGATCAGGCAGTCCTCTAGTTCCGGCTAATGCATGACACGAATGTGTTGATGTGCCGTTGGTTTCATCATATGTACCTTTAAGATAACCGCATGTGTTTTCTAAAATATTATTATGGCAATTGCTACCAAAGGAATTGAACGGGCAGGAATTGCCCAAGGTGTTATTATAGCAGTTATTACTAAATGTGTTACTATAACTGTTATTACCGAATATGTTGTTAGAGCAGTCATTACCAAAGATGTTATCATGGCAGTCATTACCAAAGATGTTATCATGGCATTCATTGCCAAAGATGTTATCATGGCATTCATTGCCAAAAGTATTTTCTTTGAACCTAGTACTAAAAATATTCCCGACACAAGAATTGTTGAATGCGTTTCTGGTGCAACCAGCATTAAAGATGTTGCTATGACAGTTATAGCCAAATGCGTTGTTACAACATGTAATGCTAAAGGTATTGTAACCGCACCCTTCGTCAAAGGTGTTACCGTAGCAGCCGTCGGTGATAGTTATAAAAACTATATTATTAAGAACCATTAGATCGCCATTGTACGCCGGCGCTATTTTATTTCCAAATACTCCGCAGTCATCTAAATAATGCTGTGCATCTAATACCGTTGCATCGTCTAGATTATTTCCATAATAACAAAATGTGTAGCCCCAAACTGGGTTATTTTCATCTATTCCGGTGATAACAGTAGATTCTATTGGTGCCGTATAGGCTCCAACAATGCTAGGAACTTTCTCGCATTCAGTAATCCTATACCGTTTAAACTGAATCTGCTTAAAATCGTAAGGACACTCGTTATTATGTTCATCCTTAAGATAGTAAACAACGCCCTTACCGTTTTCGGTGTCTGCCCATCCAAACCTAGTTTCGTCGTTATCCAGGCAGTACTTAAGCTCCCAAACAGCTAAATTAGCAGAATGTCCCTCAGCAGTGTAATAGTCATCACCATCGTGAAGACAAGCCCTAGCATTTTCGTTGAGCACATTAACTTTATCAGCTGTCACAATAATATCATAAGGATGGCTGACAGCTCTAGACTCTGCCTACGTAGTGGTACAGACATAGTCTGTGATTCGATACTACATGCCAGGTGTAAGAGTTCCACCATCACGTTTTACTTTAAGTTCAGACCATGTAATGGATTCCATTGGTGTAGCTGATCCACCGCTACCACCATTGTTAACTTCGGCAAGGATCCACGTTGTAATATTTCCGCTACTGTCCATTCCAACGTAAGTGACTGATAGAACTGTATCTGGCTTAGTCGGGAGTTCATATAATTCTTCAACAGATGTACCATGAGTTGATTGCAGCACATGATATGAATGTGCCGTTGTGCCTTCGGTTTCGTCATACATGCCTTTAAGATAACCGCAATTGAATTCTAAGACATTAGCGTAGCAATGATCAAAGGTATTGCTATAACAGCTATTGCCAAAGGTGTTGTTCTGGCAGTTATCGCCAAAGGTGTTGTCGGCGCAATCATTGCCAAAGGTGTTGTTCTGGCAGTTATCGCCAAATGCGTTGCCGGTGCAATTATCGCCAAATGCATTGCTCTGGCAGCTAATGCCAAAGGTGTTATTTTCGCAGCTATTACCAAAGGTGTTGTTCTTGCAGTTATCGCCAAAGGTGTTGTCCTGGCAGCTATTGTCAAAGGTGTTGCCAAGGCATGCACGGCCAAATGCGTTGCCGGTGCAATTATCGTCAAAAGTGTTTTTAGAGCAGCTATTGACAAAGGCGTTGCTGTAGCAGTCATTGCCAAAGGTGTTTTCAGAGCAGTTGATGTCAAAGACGTTGTCGTAGCAGCTATTACCAAAGGTGTTGTTCTTGCAGTTATCGCCAAAGTTGTTGTTCCGGCAGTCATTTCCAAAGGTGTTTTCAGAGCAGCCATCGCCAAAGGTGTTTTTAGAGCAGTTATTACCAAAGGTGTTATTAGAGCATCCAATGTTTACTACCAAAAAAACTATATTATTAAGAATCTGTTGATCTTGATAGGATGCATATGCTATTTTATTTCCAAGTACATTCATTAATATCCACCTCCGTCGCTATCTTCATGCTGTGACCCTAATACTGTTGCATCTTCTACTGTGCCAGGTCCTGTAAATTTAGTAAACGTATAGCACCAAGCCGGGTTATCTTCATCTATCCCGGTGATGATAGCAGAATCTATTAGTGCCGTAGCAGCGGTGCTAACCAAGCTAGGAACTTTCTCGCATTCTGTAATAAGGTATCTCTTAAACTGGATCTGTTTGAAATCGTAAGGGCATTCGTTACCTTTCTCATCCTTAAGATAGTAGACAACGCCCTTACCGTTTGTCTCATCTGCCCAGGCAAATCTAGTCGTATCATTATCCAGACAGTACTTAAGTTCCCAAGCCTTAAGATTAGCGGAATGATCTTCGGCGGTGTAATAGTCATCGCCATCATGCAAGCAAGCCATAGCGCTTTCGTTAAGCGTATTAGCACTATCAGCTGTTACGATAATGTCGTAAGGATGACTAACTGCTCTAGTTTCTTCCTGCGTTGTAGTGCAAACATAGTCGGTAATGCGATACTGCATACCTGGCGTAAGGTTTCCGTCATCACGTTTAGCCTTAAGTTCTGCCCATGTAATAGATATCATAGGTTCAGCAGTTATATTACCCATGTCGGTTTGCAACGTAGCTATACCATTTTCAATATTGTTCATCTTATTTGCAGTGATAACATCTCCATCACTCCAAACATTTTTCACATAACTCATGTTATTCCTCCTTTTATACAAATACCTAATTCAACATTGTATTCACAGAATCATCGGTTGCTATATCAGAATCCATCAGATAATCACTTAAATCAATTTTAGTATCACCAATTTTCTCGAACTTACTTCCAGTAAAGATATATTCATAATATGCATTATCATCTGCTGTGACAACGATAGCAGTTCCAATAGTAGCAAAACCGATTATTGATTGCTCAGTATATTTCGGTACCAAATAAATAATTCCCAATTCACCGTCAAGTGTGGGAATGTGAGTTGATGGATCATATTCGCCATCCTAACATACATAATATCTAGTACTAACAAGATTATCTATAGCCGCTGATATATCAGAAGATGTAGCAAATCCAAGCATTGATTTGATTGCTAATTTTGCATCATTCGTGTATTGACCGATTTCATTAGCAGAATTAGCCATATCGACTCCCGCAGCTTTTGTTAACCCGTAGAATACTGCTTCATGTTGATTTGATGGAACAATAGGTTTATAAGTTTCTTTCCCCTTTTTTACATTATCTGTGGTTGATCTATTTATGGATAAAGTTGTCCCATTAACTGATGACGCAATACCATATGCCCCATTTACTTTTTGAACTCCAAATGTATTGATATTAGCAATAGGTATTTCAGCTACACCATTAGTTACAATACTTGTCCCATCTATTTGAACATCATCAATTTTATTATCCAATGCACTATCAACATAATTAATAGTGGCATAATTACTCAAATCAATATCAGTATGCCCAAGTTTCTCAAATCCATCATCAATCCAGATATATTCATCATATCCATCATTATCATCATGTGGATGTGGGATTAGATAAATAATACCCTTAGTCCCAGTAGCTGGAAGCTCATCAACAACCTAAAACTCAAAACTGGTTATATCACCAACAGCATCAGCGATAGCAGTATCAATTCCTAACATTGATTGAATGGCGGATTTTGCAGAATCGGTGTATTGACCAACAGGCAATGTAGAATCCTTCTCATCGTGTCCCGCAACTTTGGCAAGACCATAGAAAGTTGATTCATGTTGATAATTTGGAGTTATTGGTCTATTACTATTGTCACCTAATTTTACAACATCTGACGTTGAATTGTTTATTAACAATGTTCCATCGTTAGCTGTTGCTATACCAAATATAGGAACTACTTTTACTGCACCAACAACACCATCCTTAGCCAGTGGTATATTCGCCACCTTATCCTACACGATACTCGTGCCATTAATTTGGACATCATCAACCAATCCAGCTTCTCCAAATTCCCAAGCTGTAACAACACCATTCTCTACCGTTTTAGGCATCAATGCTTTACCAACATCTTCGGCTGTAGGAGTTGCGAACGAGAGAGTGTCCTGTTTAGTAGCAAGTTCCGCATTTACATCAGCTACTACATCAGCTATTGCATCACCAGTAACTTTTGCATCAGCAGATTGCCCAGAATGTGTGAGAGTGTCATCAACAAGAGGAACAGTAATATCCACGTTTTTCTGATTAATGGTCTGCGCATCGCCATTAATACTTATTGATTCAATTAAATTAACTTGAGCACCAGATTCGATATTATCTAATTTACTTTTATCCTAATCAGTAAAATCGTTGGCACTCAATCCTTTACCATCTTCTTTATCTACTTTACCGAGGAGAGCATCTTTTAACCACGTTATAAATGTCGCAAATCTTTCCAACGAAATAAATTTTGGTTTCATTTGTTCCCTCCTTTCTTTAATTATTTAATAAATTCATTAATTCCTATTCTGTTACCTCATCTGATGGTAACATAAATAAATCATTCAATTCTCCAACTAACGCATTACCATTGAGCGTTGGGAGATTGGTTAATAATTCATAATCTATAGTTGACAAATCAAATAAATCATGCCATTCAGTTTCATTATCATATTTCCATTGAAGGATAGAATCATTTGCAATCTGTAATTGTATCTATGCACCAGGATCACCCTTTAGGAATGTTTCCATAAGAGTACCACGGATTTGTTTTGCATCGGACAGACTTGCTATAATCTTTCCGCTCTAACGTATACTCGCACCCATATTATTCCTCCTCCATTGTTACTTCACTAATTAATTTAAATTTCGAAACAGGAATAAATGAAAAAATATCTCCATTTGAGAATTCAACTTGTGCATCCCAATAATAATCACCAGTATCAAGTTCTATAGTATCTTCTGGTCTGATATACCATAAATAGTCATCATCCTATTTCAAAATTCGACCCTCGAATAATAAGTTACCAGTATCAGGCTCATCTCTTACTTGGCATCGTACCTTGTCATTACTCGTTAATTCAAGCTTCTTACCAGAACCATCAAAGATAACCATAGTAATATATGCAGAGTCTCCACGGGTTAGAGAGATATTGGTTTTCTGAATTGTTAGCACAAAAACACCTCCTTTATTTAAAAGTGGGCTACCATATTATCTATAGTAGCCCAGAAACTTATAATCTATAATGAGGCCATTCCTCATCAAATAAAAAGTATCTTAAGAAATCATCTAATACTATTGCAACTAGTGCTAGAAATATCCATGCTATACAAAATGGCACACTACACTAGCCAAAGAAGAAAGTCATGTAGGAATAATGCCAGACATTTAAACCTAGCCAAATATTAAGGATTATACCAGCTATTCCCTCGGTGATAGTAATAACAATTCCGCCAAGTATTGCCTATAAGATAAGCGACATTTCCCAAGGGATTACATTATTTAATAGCCCAACAAAATATCCCATCAATCCACCAACGATAAACATTGACCAGTGAGAAGAGCGAGGATATTTAAATATCGTTTCTATAATAGTATAGATAGTTCCAAAGAATGTAAATAATACTAAAAATTTAAAAATCGATTTACTCACACAATCACTCTGCCTTTACAACAGTATTTTTAGATTCAAAAACAACCTGTTCGATCTTAGTATTCAGCCACGAATCTAGATCGCCATAAATTTCATTCAGCGCTTTAATAGCAGTGTCACCAAGAATTTCGAGAGCTTTTTGCTTACTCATATTAAATGCTTCAATCTGTTTTTCTTTAGTAAATCCACCTTGTTTCTTCAGAGTTTCAACATATACCTAAGTAGTATATAGAGTTGCCTAAGTGACAGCATCATTTGCCATTTCAATATATTTACTAATCATTTCGTTATCAAGTTGTTTTTCGATTTTCATTGTTTCACGCTTCAACAGGGCAACAAGATATGCTCCACCAGCAGTAATCAACAGACATAAAATCGGAATACAAGCACTCATAATATCATTCCACGTAGCAGCAGTCATAATCATTCCTCCTCTTCAAGTGGTGCGTCATCACGATACTTTTGTTTTGTGTTACGTATCCAGGACATAAAGCCCATCTCACCCAATGCTGAACCGAATACGGCTCCAATAAGTGAATCAGGAACCGAGCCTATCTTTGCAAATAAATATAAACATACAGTAGTAAATACAATTAATACAATAGCTATTACAATTAATACAACATTTGAAGTTTTAATATTCTTCATAAATCATCACTCCTCTTCACCAGTTTCATCTGGAACTACTGGCTCTTCACTAAGATTATCGCTAGGTTCTTCATCAGTAATAAATCCTAACTCACGAAGCATTACATTGATAGTTGCAAGCGTAGACGTAAGAATAGCATTAATCTGATCAGCAGTATCGGTATCAAATTCCATACCATAATAAACTTCATCAACGGCTTCTTTTGTCAGCGCTTCACGAGCTTTCTGAATTGTGAAGTTGGCAATAGTAGTTTTCTCAGTAATACATTTCTGCATTTCTATATAGAGCAGAACAATATCAGCAACAGAATATTCACGACAATAATTTCCATGGCTATGGAATGGAAGAGCAGTAATCTTACCATTGCTAGAAATAACTGTCATATATAAGTTTGCGATATTACTTTGATCTTCCAGTGTGAATTCAAAGAATTCTTTACTACCATCAGAAAGAGTTACTTCCTTTCCAGCAAAGATATCAGCTTGTACAGCAGACTGGATTTCTTTAATTTTGTAGTCCTTGTATTGCTCAAGTGACATCGAATCAAAATCTATTGTAGGATTTAACTATTGATCGAGACGTTTTACCTGCTCGATGAGGTCTGCTTTCGTCAAACTGACCATAATTACATCCACAAACTTATCTTCTCCTGGTACATAATCCGTACCGAGGTAAGCGATTTTGTCATAAGTGTCATAATTTTTATACGATGAAATAAGAGTTTCATCGGAGTATATGTCTAATGTTTGAATGTTTTGGCAAGCTTCTTTTACAGCGCCAAAATCCGTTCCTTGAATATATAATTCTCTATTTAAAATAAATGACTGTGAATCAAATCTAACAAGTCTAAATTCATCTTCATTATTAATTCTTGCAGTTAATATCATATAATATTATCCTCCCTTATTCATCTACAATTTCCCATCCTCTACTTGCTGGCACTGCAACTTCATCAATCCATGAATCACCGCCAGAAGACTTATATTGTTTTACCATATTGTCAAAAGCCCATTTCTCCATATTAGTCCACGACCCACGTTTTCGATAAAAATTGTAAGCCTGTGTTAATCTGTCTCCTATTCTTGCAACTTCATTTTCGTCATTCTTCTTTTGCATATCATTAACTTTATTAGATAGATCGTAAATACATTCTTTCATTTCGTTTACCGTTCCCATGAGTTTTTCAATATTTTCGTCTGTTTTTTTAGTATGGTCTTTCAATTCATCGACATCTTTTCCTAGCTTTTCCTATGCAAGCCTACGCTTGGAAATAATGCCAAATCTTGAAATAACCCAATCCCATTTTTGGATTAGAAATACCGCAACAACGACCAGTGCGGCGATAAATAAGACACCATTTTTCCAATCCATGTCAATAAATTTTACAATATCAGACAATGGTCACATCTCCTTTCTATAATAAAAAGACGGCAGTATTACTACCGTCTATGTTAATAAGTTACATTATTTTATAAGCGCTTCTAATGACGCTATCCTAGCTTCAAGTGATGTGATCTTGTTTCTGAGTTCATTATTTTCTGCTGACAATTCTTGGATTGCTTTTGTTTGAACACCAGACATGTAATAATCATTAACTCCCCAATAACCTTCGGATTCATCTTCTGGTTTGATGGCAAGATTATGATCCAATTCATATAATTCTGTAGCTATATAACCAACATCATAATGCGGGGTATCATCATTTTTCCAGTCAAATGAGTAAAGATTAATTTTATTAATCAATTCAAGAGCATTAAATTTAGTCGGTTCAATGTTTTCTTTAAGTCGTGGATCAGATGTGGTTACCGTAACATATCTATATGCATACGTTGTTCCAGTAGTTCCCCATTGACCATATAATGCTAATTGAGTAGAAGTATTACAATGACATCCAGATAGCATTTTCCCATCTGTTGTAGAAGTATTTACAAGCGGTGTTGAGTTAGTACCAGAACAACTTCTAGTTCTAACCAACCCATCAGTATCACGATAAATCATCCAAATACCACTGTTGTATACTACGGAACTACCATTCCAATATCTAGCTGAATAAATTCCAGGTATGCCACTTGCTGAAACTTCCATATCTATACTTGTTCCGCCAAATCCATTATGTGAAATTCGCATATAATTTGCTATACTAGCAGTAGAAGTTTGTGTTGTTAAATTACCTGTTATATAAGTATTGCCCTCTATTAAATTATTATCATAACCAGCAGTTCTTTGAATCAGCCAACGAGGATCTGATACAAATGAACTACCATTATTATAACCAGATGAGTATAATCCATGAACACCAGTATTACGTACTTCTAAAGTAATGCTTGGATTATCAGTAGCATTTAACTCAATTTTAGGGCTAGTATAATTAAGATAAATACTAGCAGTCATACTACTGATATTAACACGATTAACTTCTACAGAATTAAGTATTTCATTCATAAGTATGTCAGTATCAGCATAATTTGCACTATATGATTGAGTATTAATATAAAAGTGATTTGGGCTTAAATTTGAATATGTATTACTTAGACTATTTGATATAAGCTATATATCACAAGTATCCCCATCTAATATAACATTATCATTTATACTTAATGTATAATTTTCTATATGTACATTAGGATTAAAATACAATGATTTATAACTATTTGAACTACTTGTCGTACCGCCAATAAACATCTTATTTGTAGTAGATGTCATGTTAATATATTTTGCATAATCTATATATCCAGGCATACTAAGTGACGTATTAAAACAATACTATGTACCGTTATAATAAACCATATAAGACCCAGCTGGTAATGTTTTATTTGATGATGAAGAATCAGAACCATTAATCCTAATAGTTTTTGCTCCAGTACCATTAATATTTAATGTAATAGCACCATTATATGAATTTGCGTTAACCATTATAACTTGAATATAATTATGCTGTCTAAGTACATATCCAGTACAACTTGCAACCTTTGCGGCAGTTCCACTAGCAGTATTGCAATAGGCACTTGGAATAGTATCAACAGCAGAAATTGTTACTTGATTTTGGCTAGTATTAACTTCAAAAGCAATATTACCACCAGTCTTTAATCTAAATGTATCTGTTTTTGATCCCGCTGGAAGTAATGTTGCATTGCCAGCATCAATATATATATTCGAGAAAGCATTCTAATTAACTTCCGCTCCAGTAGCAATACCATTTAGTTTGGTTTTATCTGACTAACTCATTAATCCACCAGCAGTTGTGGACGTTCCAGCTGACACAACAGAGTAAGTTGTATCCGTAAATTTGGCATCAGATGGTACATCTTTAGCAACAGTATGGCTATTTATTGTACCAACTAAATTCCCGTACATATCTCCTAAAAATCTAGAACTGCCATTTACTAAAAGATTTTTTGCAATCATAATTTATTATAAATCACCTTCCTTTCTTACACAGGAGAGTGATCTAGCTCTCCTTAAAATTTTAATATTCGATAAATTCCTTTGTATTTATATAATTTTCGTATATGCTCATCATATTTCCAGACTCAATAAAACCATGATTTGATCCTATATATGGAGTGTCCTATGGACTAAGACACCAAGGTGTTGGGATACTTCCAACTTCAAGTTTCCATCTTCCTATTTTCATATACATTGTCCCAGCAACATAACCAACCGAATTATAAAAGTTTAAATATGAATTTGTTGCTCCAGAACCACTTGCTTGAGTACTTGAAACCGTAAAAGTTTTATATAAATAGTCTGCATGTCCATTTGTAAAATTAGATGGCCCAGCCCATGCACATAAATTTACCGATCCGCCGCCCCAATATATCCATATACCAACATTAGCTTCGTCTTTACCAGAATGACTAACATCCACATCCCAAAGCTATACAGTATACGTTTGTCCAGCTGAAAGATTCTGCGTCATATTTGCTTGATATCCACAATATGATGTTTGAGAAATACTTCTTGGAGTATATTTTAAAATATTTTCTTTTACATCTTCTCCACTAGCACTAACAATTCCAGTCTTGCAAAATCCAACACTCATGCAACACCACCCCCATATAATTCAGAAACATCCTCAGCTGATAAAGCAGTAGAATACAGTCTAAAATCGGTCATTAATCCATGATATGGTGTACCATCATTTGATCTTGTATCTCTTCCAATTCTCCATGTCGTACTAAATGTTTTATTTTCAAATGTATATCCTCCTTGGGTATATTTTAATTCCCCATTTATATATACTTTTAAATTAGAAGAACCATTTTTAACAATACATACATGCTACCATACACCATCGGTAATAACAGCATTTGAGCAATTTAAATCTGGGCTACCGTTCCACCAACTTCTAATAGTATTTGCAGTACTTTTTTCAATTGACCATGACGTATTTGAATATGCTGAAAAATATATTGACCGTGCGCCATTTTCATCTTGCGGTTTTATCCAAAACGATATAGTAGCACAATCATTTAATATACTTGATATTCCATACAAATCATTAATAAGAATCATATCATCAATACCATCGAAATATGTTGCACCAAAATTTCGCGGCGCATCACTTGATGGAGTAACACCACTTCTTGTTCCATTATATTGATATCCAGATAAATCATATTCAATGTTATTATCCAATTCGAGTTTTGAATATAGTGGATCGGAAGAATGTGGGATAAATGGAGTAACTTTATTACCTTTTTCTATTTTAAAATTTGTTAATGTAATTGTTCCCTATCCAGATACATAATTTCTTCCAGAATCGTCTAAAAAACATATATAAACAGTTTCACTTCCAGCAGTAGCAGCAGTTTGATTAGTATAAGTCATTGTAAAGGTTAAACTACATAATCCATTATGATCAATATTTAATATACCCATAGATGTATTACCCTATGCAAAAAGAGGAAATCTAATATATGACCCATTTAATAATCCAGATGCTTGACAACTAATAGTATACACTTCATTTAAAGTAAGTTTTTCTTTCAAAAATAATCTAAAATAAGTGTCAGCTGATTCTTGTGCTGGTATAATAATTCCATAATCACCATAATATTTTGTTCTACCAGCAGTCGCAGTTGACGTAGGACTTGCTTGCCCAGGAGTAACATAACGAGTAAGTAAATTTTCATTGCCAAATCCTCTATTAGATAATGAATAATGAAGCACTAATCCTTGCGAAATTCTTTTAATATCACTTGGTGATAAAACATTGTCATATAATCTAAAATCATTAATATAACCATTAAAATTAGTTCCTGAATAATACTATCCCAGCGACAATCTATGTCCAGAATAATATGATGAAATAGTATGGGAAGACTTATATGTTCCATTAATATAAATACGTAATGTAGTTTCTTCTATTACCATACAATAATGATTCCAATCAGTTGTATTACAACCAATATTATATCCGCTAGTAAATGATGTATTGCCAATAAATGCTATATACTACTAATTACTCGCTTCTGTCCTAAGAGCAACCTATACCTAATTAGCAGTTGCAGCATTTCCTAGCTAAAATATATAACCACTATGAACCGTATTTGCTTTTGCCCAAAAACATACGGTTAGATTATTCCCAACTGTAATACCATCTGCATATGCTGCGGCAGATCCATTAAAATATACACATTTTCCTAATTTCCCATTACTATTGGATGTAACATTATTATTTGTTAATGTTATATTGCTTACTCCCTAATTATGTAATGTTCCGTCCGTCATAGGTAACCAATATTTTAATGCCATAATCACACCTCCACGTATTCGCCTTGAGTAAGGAGAGTTCCGTTACTGCTTAAATTTATTGGGGTATTGTAGAGGGTGAGTACATCTGAGGCGGAGAGAGCAGTAGCGTAGATGCGGAAATCACTTAAAGAACCTATAAAATTTTCACCGTTTGCAGTATATCCAGCAAGATGCCAACTCTAAGAACCACAATAAAGATAATTAGCAATAGAGGATTTATCTTCTGAACTAAGCATTTCGCCATCAATGTAGCACGTAATAATGCCTTTGTTAAAAACGTATACAAAATGATGCCATTCATTATCTAGTATATTTTTACAATTAAAACTGACCCCAGTTAAATTACCAGTACCAATTTTTGAAAATGTCTAAATTGATGTTCTAGTCGTAATTCTTGCACGAACAAATATATTTTCTCCTAACGAGAAAAAATTTGGGGCAGTACTATTTAAGGTATTTGTTTTAAGCCAAATACCAACAGACATTTCATCTACAGTTTGACCATTTGAAAAACATGGCATTAGAGTCACAGTATTTGTGTTAGCATCGAATTTTGTACTTATATTATATCTCGGCGTATCAGAAGAATAGGTAGTACCACTTGCAGTTCCATTATGTCCATACCCACTCACATCATACTCAATATTATCATCTAACCCCATTTTAGAATATAATGTATCAGAAGAATGCGGAGTCCACGGAGTCACAACAGATCCTTTTTCAAGCATAAAACGACATGATATAGTTGATCCTTTTGAGATTGTTTTATTCCCAACAATTTCGACAAAAGAACATTCATCAGCAAGTGTTGTTGGTGTATTATTTGGAAGTAAAAATGTAGAACCGCTAGAATTTTTAACTTTCAATGCAAGACCAGTTACATCGTGTATACTAACATCTGATACCCAATTTTGAATTGAAAAAACATACGTTCCAGCAGGAATTTTTACAGAAGTATATTCATTTAATGCAGGAACCAATTGGCTAAACGCATTATTCATATTAGCTGTTAATGTAAATAAACCATTGTTATACTCTCTCAAATTTGCCGTACTAGATGTACCTCTTATAAAATCTGGACAATTAAAATAATTATCTTGTCCAAATCCACCTCTGTTAAGTGTATAATGCAAAATCTTTCCCTTAGATATCTCTTTAATTTCACGAGGAGAGAGAGCAGTGTCATAGAGGCGGAAATCATTCATATATACCGTTGAGCCATAAAAGTTGCCTGACATATTTGTAGCTGGAATTTTCAACTACCCACTCGTAGCACTTGTATTCAGAACCCCATTGTAATAAATGTACTTCTTGCTACCGTCATACACACATGCAATATGACTCCAGGAGGTTGTTAACGTTGGTCCATCTAAATCATCGGCTCGAAAACCAAATCGAAACTTATTGCTATTCATAGCAAAGTGTAATCTCGTTCCCGTTCCAGTCGAATTTCCACAATCAAAAAATGTCACTGTTTGACTTGCTGTTGTTGGCTTTATCCAAAAACAAAACGTGAAACTATGCCCATCGCTCAAACACGAGATTGCGGAAAAATTCGGGATTGCAAGAGAGTTGTTGCCGAATGCGTAACCAAGAATTCCACCATTAACAAATGCGGGTGAGCCAACCGTAGATATCTCTGTAAGCCCTTGATTATGAGCATCACCATTTAATGGCATCCAAATTTGTAGTGCCATTACATCTCACCTACTTTCTTGCTAAAATCAGATGGAATATCATAAAATATTTTAAAAAACTGTGTGTGTGTTGCTTGCTTTGTATCTATATAAACAATATAAGACATATTCATTTTTTCCTCCTAAATATTAAGAAAAAGACTCCACGGAGTCGAACCGTGAAGTCCTGATTTATAATATTCAATAATTTCTGTATCTCTGAATATCTCCGAGATTAAAAATATGTATTCGTCCAGTTCCATCCCAGCTCCTTCTCTCCCCGGGAAATTGTACCACGAGGAGGGGAAGTTATCAATAGAAAACGAAATCTAATGAATTAGTGCTTGTGTTCATAACAAGCTTAACAGTGCCACTCGCACCAGTAGTGCCTGACCCGATTGTCAGATTTCCTGGAACCGCAGTATGTCCAGACGTATCCAACAATGTCATTTCATGAACAACTGCGCTAGATGTATTGTACTGTCTAGCTTTGATTTGTTCTCCTGAACCGCTGTCATCGCCAGTTGCAATCTCAAGTACAGTATCTGATTCACTAGTTCCGAGACAACGTATCCAACCTTGATCATTTCTAGTCGCAGGATTTGAAAATGCCACACCGTCAGCAAACAAGCCTCCTCGTTGGTTGGTAGCAATTTCCGTCATTGTTCCACTGGATATTGTCATCTTAGACGAAGATATGAAACTTGCCCCAGTAGTCACCCCTGTAATATTCGCTGTACCCGCAACATATAAGTTATAACTCGTGTTGGGAACATTCACTCCGACAGACACGCTCGTTTTCGCCACAAAACGTTTTGAATTCACACTCCAATCGCTTTGGTTACCAACGAAGTGGAAGCTTGTACCAGTACCAGCAGAATCATGATCAGTAAATATTAAAGCACCAGATTGGCTAGAACTGTTAGAATAATCGCCAGTGCTGAATATAATTTGAGGGCCACCGTCTCCCCAACTGAGAACACCCGATGTCTATGATACTAGCTACGAAGCGGTGTTACCATATCCAGCGCCAGTGATATATAATCCGTTCCGTTTAACGGTAGTAGATGCAACGGTCACATCAACATTATTGAAATACCCCATGCTACTAGACGCATACGCAGCAGACGAACCATTACCTATCACAAAACGATTTGCGGTAAGACCAGTTAGCGCACTAGCCGAAGAAGCCGTGGTTGCCGTCGCTGCATTACCAGTAATACTTATTCCCCAAGTCCCACTAGCTCCTGAACCAGTTTTGGTTACTGTATAGGAAGTGTAATTCCCAGAATCTAACATAGTCTTCCATGCTGTAGTATTATTCAACGCACTTCCATTAAAAGATCTATAATAGATATTCCCATCAGATGAAAATCCAATTTGTGAATCATAATTGCCATTATGTCTATTTAATGTAATAATTGAGTTCGCATTACTTGAGTGATTAAATAATCCAGCTGTACCATTGTTAACATTATAACTATAACGAATTTTACCAGCAGTTGGACTAGTAGTAAGAGCAGTAGCGCTCTCAAGTGTTCCAGTAAATAATTTCGTAGTTGTTGCTATACTCCATCCAGCCTATGAACTTGCAGTACCAGTAGTGTCTCCAGTGAGAGTTACTGACTAAGCAGAAGTAAATTTTGCAGCAGAAGCAACCGATTTATTAGCATCAGCAGTATTATCAACATTATTTAAACCAAGAGTAGTCTTCATATTAACAGAATTAATTGCTCTTAATTCGTAACCATTCCATGCCGCAAACCAGGGCGTTGTAGTCCAATTTGCATTCAGCCCAGATTTTGAATATGCGAATGTGGTTGTTGAACTATTATTACCAGCGTCTAAAACGCCAGAAGAAGTTCCACTCACATTACCAGTTACATTACCAATAAATTTGGTTGCAGTAAGTTGTGCTGGGAATGTTGCGTCTAAACTAGAATTCCATGTATATAGGTGGTTTTTGGCAACCATGTTGTTTGGAGAAGAATGAACACTTAATCCCAAGAACCTAATATCATTAACAATCGCTCCAGAATAATTTGAATTAATTGCTGTTTGGTAAAATGTGATTCTATATTTATAATGATTTGATGTTTGACTAGAACCACCTCCAAACGAACTAGCACTAAAATATCTTATATTATTACCAGACCAACCAGCTATTTGCTATCCAGTAAATACTGTTGTAAATGTATCTTTCGCTCCAATAGTTGACCTTTCAAGATCCATATATGCAGTGCTTCCTTGTGTATTAAACCAAACATAAATGCCATGTACAGCAACATATCTATCTGTTGGCTCAATAGTTACACGTAATCTATTATTAGTGCTATTTGTAGAAGCAGATGTTGACTTACCAAGAACAAAATTAGTTCCTCTAGTTTCTGCAAATAAATCTCTCTTTTGCGCATCAGTAGCACCATAATCAGTCCATGTAGAACCACCATCTGTACTATATTCTATAACAATTGCATTTGCTGGTAATCCAAATGTTTTGTTTGATGCTGCACTTCCTATAAATGCACTAGTTAATGGATCTAAACTACTAGTAGTAGCACTATTACCAAGTATTAAATTATTAGGATAATGATTATGAGAATAATCTGCTACTGTAGTTGCAATACTCCATCCACTAGAACCGTCAGCACTTGCAGAACCAGTAACATCACCAGTTAGTTTAATTTCTCTAACACTGTTAAAGGCAGTAGCTTTAGTAGTATCAGTCCACGGAACATTTACAGAAAGATAACCAGATTTATCTGGATGAACTGCATATTGTCGATTAGCCGTTGTACCAACGGTTGCAGATTCTTGAGTAGAATTAGTTTCAGATTTTAATTTTGCTTTAAACGTAGTAGATGAGAGAGTAAGACCAACTCCAGCGGAATATGTAGTATCAGTAGCCGCTATTGTTACAGTCCCAGAACTGTTGGATAAACTAACATTTGTTCCTGCTTTAAGATTTAATGCAGTATTTGAATTAGATGCAATAATCTAAGTACCATTTACCTAAATTGCTCTCCAAGTATCACTGTTAGAGTCTGTATCAAGATCGCCAAGTAATTCGAAATTCGTTCCATCGTAAACAAATCCATATATTCTATTTGCTGTAAGAGTTGCGACCATTGGAAGATTCCCGCCACGATATTTAATTGCTTTTGCTCCAGTACTGCTGACATTAAGTTTAAGGTTTGCAACAGCAGCAGTATTTGTTACTGTGAACTTAACCCAAATTGTCGCACCAGTTACGAGATTCCAACTTGCACAAGTAACTGCCTTTTCAGCAGTACCAGCCGCAGTTGAACATGTTCCATAATGTATAATGTCAGCTGTACCATTAAATGTAACACCGTCAATTTTATGTGAAAGTTTACCAGATACATATGACCAAAGTGCCGACATTGGTCTACGATGATATGTTGTAGTTGTTGTTCCACCGCTAACATATTGAGAAATATAATAGTCGGCATCTACTGGAGTTGAACTTCCAGTATCGAGTGAATTCATAAAATAATTAGCGGCATCTTTTCCACTTGTTTTTCCAGTACCACCTTGGGCAACTGGAAGAGTACCAAATGTTAAAGCGCCGTTCGTTGATGTTGCATAAGCTGCACCATTTGCCGTAGCTTTTGTTCCGAATGTTCCAGCAGTATCTGTGTATATTGCTACTGCATTTGCAGTTGTTGTTATGTTTGCTTTGGTTGATGTGGCAGCGTTTCCAGTACATGTGGTTGCTGTTGTTGCAGATGTTGCATTACCACTAACATTCGCAACAGTTAATGTGTTAGTGGATGGATTGTATTTAAAATCATCATCATAATTTCTAGCAGTTTCGGTTCCGCTATCCGAAAACCACACATGTCGTGCAGCATTAGTAGATCCAGCAACACCAGAAACTCTTGAAGCTGTTGTGGCTGTCTATGCATTACCAATAAGATCTCCAAATATACCATTGGTAAATCTAGCAGATCCAGTTACAACCAAGTTACCGATATTCGCATCAGTAACATTTATAGTGTCAAAGTCTCCCAAATCAACTACTTGAGTTCCACTACCTCGCTTTACTAATGTTAATTCGTGTCCTGAAAACGTGGCAGAAGCAATCGCCTAAGAATCTTTAAGATTATAAGAAGACCCATTTGGGAGCTTTATTACCGAAATATCGGCCATTTTATTTTCACCTCCTTGTGTTGTGATTTATAGAGGTATAAAAGAGTCAGCTATTATTAGTTGACTCTAATAATAATTTATATTAACTAACAGTGACAGTCTTCTCATCACCAGTGAACGAACTACTTACGCTACCATTTGCAGTTGTTGTACCAGAAATCTGCGCTTTTGTTCCAGTAAATGTAGCCGTATAAGTATTCGGTACAGCAATATTACCAGTAACAAGACGTACACCCGTTCCTGTAAAAGTAAGATCATCATTTGTACCAGCAGGAGTATAAGAAGCTGCAACTGCAAGATTTCCCTCCGTGCCATTAAAAGAGGCTGATGTCGGTACTGGAATTGCGCTTGTAACAAGACGTTTTCCCGTTCCAGTAAATTTGGGTGCAGTAGCTTGATATGCTGCATCACCATTTTTTACAGTTACATTAGATGTAGTAATACTATCACCAGTTGTGTATCCCAACTGATAGAGTGATAATGTTTCGCCACTTACACTATAGTACGTTATACTATTGGCTGGAGCAGATGCACCTGGGGCGGCGGCAACAACAGTTTTTGCACAAGTTGTACTTGTGGGGTTCTTAATAGTAGTTGTACTACCAGCAGTTTTTACAGATATTGCGGGGGCCGCCACCGTACCCTCTGGAGTATAAGTAACATCACCACTTGTATCTGCGCTAACAGTAGCTGTTTTATTTGTATTAGTTAATGCAACAGAACCAGCAGGGGTAAATTTACCAGTAGAATTAATTGTCGCAGCCGTACCAGTAAAAACTGGAGTATTAATTGTCCCGGCTGGGGTATATGTAACAGTACCAGATACTGGACTAACAGTAGCAGTTTTATTAGTTGTAGCATTTGTGCTAACCGTAACAGTACCTTTTGGCTAATAATTACCAGAAGTATTGTCAGCAGTAGTAATCGTTACAGTGCTAGAAGAACCAGTAAAAGTAGATGATACACTACCAGTTGGTGTTACTTTTCCACTTGCAGAATCCTTAAAAGCTAATGATTTTAATGATCCAGTGGAACCAAGCTCAGACCATTTTGTACCATTCCAAACATACTCTTTTGGAGCAGCGCCATTAGCACCAGTTGTACCATATATAACAACATCACCCTATGCTGGAGTAACATCAACATTATCTATTTTAATTGGACTAGTAGTAGCTCCATCAGAAAGAGCAGTAGTGGTAACACCAATAAAATGCATAGCTTGTGTAATAGATGTTTTAATATTAGCTATATCAGTTCTAGCCTAACTATCTTTCAACGTATACTCTGTACCACTAGGCAATTTAATTTTCGAGAGTTCGTTAGCCATAATATTCTCTCCTTTCTTAATTTATAGTCATAACTAAACATTCGGGATCATTTTCATCAATTTCAGCGCGGTTTTTATTATTCCAAAACTCACGTTCAGCTTGTGTTATATGAACTACCCTATCATTAACATGATTGAGGAACGTTTCCTCATCTACTGTAGCATTTGGTAAATCAACAACATAAGCATTACCATCCCCAAGTTTAAAAGATGGTATTTCATAAGTAGTACCATCTTTAGTCACAGTTTTGTAATCCGTAGTAACATAAAGAACACCTGGCTAAGAAGTAACATTTCCAGAATTTTGCCACTCAGCTTTCGTTTTGGCAACCACAGTTAATTTCTAATTGATTCTTCCCGAAATTATATTATAAAATCTTTGCAATCCTTGTAAGTCTAAATAAGAGTTTGCCATAATAGTTCACCCCCTTAACTTAACAAGCTCTCAATTTCCATATTCGTAAGTGCATTAGTATTTCGCATATAACTTAAACTTAAATCTCTATTACCAGAAAGGACAATATTATCAATCATTGGTTTATTAATCAGCTATTCGTAATCATTTGCTGCAACCAAATCAATTAAATCAATCCATTCTGATTCACTCTCATATTTCCATTGAAGAATTCCATTATTATTTCTTAATTCAATTCTCTCACCTTTAAGAGTTTCTAACCATTCTTCTTCAGTGCCAGAAAATCCCTCAAGTACCGCAATGTCATAGGCACTATATCCACGAAGTGTAGTATTAGAAAGTTTTCCAACAAATCTTGTCGCATCAGAAACTAAACCAGATAAAATCTGAGGAGGTGAGAGAGTTCCAGTCATATTACTGGCTGTTGATAAAGTACCTTTTAATGACATAATTTATACCTCCATACCCTTATTCTACTTCATTAAGTATTTTTAATCGTCCACTTATGATAGTATCTACAATATTATCTCCGTATGTCAATTCTATATCATATACATAAATTGCTGGTTGTTCTAATTTTGCGGTATCTTCAGTATCAACTCGTAGAACTCTAGTATCAATTGGTATATCTTTATGAATAAGTACTTTTTTATCATTATAATCTTTCTTTACAGAAAATCTGAGTTTATCGGTTGGTGCTGGTTCATATACATTTCCGTCAGCATCAAGAATATCTATAGTAGTAATAAGTGTATCCGATCTAGTCATAAGAATTAAATTTTTATCCTACCTGATTTTTACCGACATATCAATCACCTCTCATTAAGAACCAGACTATGGTGTATTAGCTGTAATAGTATCGATTTCTCCATTGGTAATTGCTACCATATCAGTAGTCAACATATATCCAGATAAATCTACGTCCGTAGTACCAATCTTTTCATAATTATTATTATACCAAATATATTCATCATAAATATTTGGTGCAAGACCATTATTAGCTTTCAGGTAAATAACACCAGACTAACCAGTGGCTGGGAATGTGGTAATAACTTCATAAGAAATCCCCGTTACATCAGCAAGAGCGTCATTAATAGCTTGTGTAACTTGTGCAGAAGTTTGATATCCAGCATTATTAATAGCATTAACTCCGTCCTAAGCAGCCTATGCAGAAGCAAGAGCGCCATATACAGTTGCAGTCCCAGCAGGATCAAGAGAAGAACCTCTTACTAAATTTGCAGCACCAGCAGATTCAAACTAAGTAGTATTAGCATAAGCGGCAGATCCAAGTCCAGCCACAGAAATATCTCTGCCATTAACAGCAATAGAACCATTTTCGGTTCCAGAAGCAACTATTAAATTAACTGCTTTATCGTTAATCTGAAGGGCAGTACCATTTACTTTTACGGATTCGAGAACATTAGGTTCTCCACCTTGCGTAACGATATCTTCAACTCTACCCTCAAGTGTAGCCACTTTACCTTTCATTGTTGAATAATCTGGATCTTTTACCGTATAATCATCATTCGTAAGGTCGGACTACTTAGTCGGTACTACACTGGCAACATAGTTCTTTATTTTTTGCCAAAAATATAGCAAACCATTATCATCTAAATATTTATTTGCCATGTTATTCCTCCTTTATAAAATAGAGAGTGGTTTTTACGCCACTCTCAATTAATAAGTTAAAAATCCATTTTATCCTTTATATCCTTATATACTTCAGATTGATACTTTTCTGGAATCTCATCACCATACTCAATAGAATCAATCTTACTTATAGAACGAAGAGAATTAATATAGTTTTTTAAATCACTAAAATATGAAGTATTATATAACTTCCAATCATTCATAGTGTTATATATCTTTAAAATATCAGCAAATGGATAATACTTAAAACTTTCGCCATCTGCATGATATGGAACATCGCCATTGTTGCCATTAGAAATTAATCTTTGTATCTCTAACTAATCAGTAGTTTCCATCGAAAAATGATGAATACCATCAGATAATTCAAGATCAAATCCAGAAACAATCGCATTCTAACAATCAGCACGAAGCTTATTAATCTTAGCTGATTTTACATAAGATAATTGATTAACATCAACCTCTTCAGAACTAGACTATGATTTTTTCGCATCAATTTCTTTGGCAACAACATTATTATTTGTCTCGGCATTTTTTAATACAATATATTCTTCTTCATCAATTTCAGTTACAGTTGCAAGTATATATTCAAAACCATTCACATCAATTGGTTTCATCCAATCATCATGGTATAAAACATTATTATAACTAATAAACTACGCATTATTTTCATCACTAACAATTATAATATTATGCTTCTTTTGATATCTGCGAAAATCAGTAGTAGTCGCAACCCCAATATAATTCGAGTCTACTAATATTTTGTAATATTTCATATACTTTCACTCCTTTCTTATACTGAGAAATTAATATTGACACCATAAGCAGAATTAGGCCAAAGCATTGTATAGGTATTACCGCTGTTACCAACACCTCTAAAGTATTCATTATATGATACATCTGGTGTTCTAGTAAACCAATAAGCACTCTGATACCATAAGCCACCATTAGAAGCTACAATATTATCACCTTTATACTCATGACGATCATATTCGGATTTTGGTATGAACATATAGTAAGTACCATATGAATTTCTATACCAAATATCTCCAGCAGTAACATTATTAGAATCATTAATTGTCGGGTCTTCAGTACTATAGAAAGTATTTGGATTACTTGGTGCAAATTGACCAAGGAACTTAATCCTAGAAATATCACTAGTATACCAAGGAATCATCTTGTTACTTCCACTAGACTGAATTTCATCTCCATAAGGAATCTAAGAATTGCCACTAACTTCTATTAATGATGGAGCATAAATATAATCATCAGAATATACTATTTCGGATGACATACTACCAGCACTAGAACATACTCTTACTTGTTTAAGAATTGCCCTATAAGATACTGGCAATGCTTTATAAATTCTATCATTCTCCCATACTCTCATCTTACTAGCGGGCCAACCACCAGCATTTGAACTACTATATGCCATAACCATTTCATTAAGAAGAAGGTTATTTAATGAGAATGATAATCTAGCATATCTACTAGTACCTGGCAATCTATAATTCTGCAAACCAGTGTATTCTGCTCTCCACGTTTCATGAGGCCATTGTGCAAGTTCCAAAGCATTGGCATTACCTAAATCTGCATACCAAATCTTACACCAGTGAATCCAGCCTTTTGCGTAGAAATCATAACCACCATCTGGGAATTTGATAGCACCAAAACTAAGTACCGAATCAGTAGTAGTAGATCTTGTCCTAGTTAATTCTGTTCTAATTACAGCATCATCATATTGATAACTGTTAGTATTATAGACATAAGTATATAATTTATCAGAACCTTTTAAGTGTCGGATTACACAAATACTACGTTGTCTGTCTGGCCCAGCAGTTACACTCTTATCACCCCACTGAATAGAAGAACCTTGATTATATCTTAATCTGAAACCTTCTGAACCATCTTCTTCGAAGCAAGATACGAGAGTAGCATTTGATGTCGGCTGATAAAATTCAAAATCAATAGCAAGAGTAAAATCTTCCGAATCTTCACTAAACAATTTAATGTTTGTATCAACATGTGTTTTACCATCAAACCAACGATTCTCAAGAAGAACTTCAGATTCTACATTATTAAAATTAAAATCATTACCAACCACAATATCTTTATAATCTTTCACTTCCAGATTTGTAATATTTGACAAATCAATAGCCTAAGCATTACCAAGAGCATAGATTTCTGCGGGACTCATATCATTAAGGTCTTTCGTCAACAATGTGTTATTATTAGTAACAGGTAATACTTTTCTATCCCAAATAGCATAGACATCAGTATCACCAGTAATATATCCAGTAGATTTGTCCCATCCAGTAAATATATTATACCAATATGCAGCTTCTTCATCAGTACGAGTTGGAATATTACCATCGTATACTACTTCAGAACCATATTCAGCCTATGTGCTACGAATTGGAACACCTTCACGAGAATACCAAGTTACAGTATATGTTCTAATTGTTTCTGAATATTGTGCTTTAATAGTTCTTGGTGCAAGTACTACAGATTCAATATCATCCCAACCACTAAATGTGTAAGTATATTGAGCATCACTTGCTTTTGTCGGAGTTTCCATTGTACCATCTTCGACTGGATTTGGCGGGACGGCACCACGGTCTACATAATATACTCCAAGAGTAGTACCATCATCATTAACATAAGTAACTGCATATTGTTCTACAAGATAGTTAGGATTATACGTGACAGTAAGATCAGCCCATTTTGCATTGTATCTTTCAAGTTCCTTAAGTCTTGTAGCACCATTAATATATACTTTACCAGTCAATGTAGAATATTCAAGATTTAATAATTGATTAAGAATATCAGAATTCGGTACCGTCCAATCTAAATCATATAAATATACTACACTAAGAGTATCAATTACATCAGAAATAACTTCATAACTATTTAATGTGCCTCCTTGTAAAGTTAACTATTCAAGATAATCCATTGAGCACTAAAAATCTTGGAGGTCATTAAGATTCCTCATTACCAATGTGTTTAATGTTGGTGGAAGATGAGCAATCTATACTTTACCATTAGTGGCAAAAGTAACACTACTAATCCTAGTACCATCTGCGTACAATTTAAGAAGATTACTACAATCTGCCAAATTAAGCGTACCAGTTAAGTTATTACAATTTCTCAAATCAAGTTCTTCTAACAATTTATTTGAACCAAGAGTTAAAGAAGTTAACCTTGAATTTGAATATCCGGGAGTAGTATTACCAAGAACAAGTTTTCTCAGCTTTGTAGCCATTGAGAAGTTATTTGCAGCAATATAACATGCGGATAAATCATTAAGTGCCGCAATTCTATTAGCACCATAAATAGTTACCTAAGTATCAGTAGTTGTACTAACACTGAAATTCAGAACAACTGTTTCTCCAGCTTTTGCCCTAACTTGTCGTTGATCACCATTACCAAACATCGCAGATACATACATATCTTGGAATGGTGTAATACTAAGAGAATAATTCTTAGGAACAACAACATCATTACCTGGGTCATAACACCTAAATGTAATACGGTTATTGTCACCAACAACAGTATTCATAAGATATTTTGTTCCAAAATACATTTCCTAATCTCTAACCCATTGTCTTCTCTGATATTTCTTTCTACCTTGCATCATATCTCTAAGATACTGAGTATCATGTTTAGGAATAGAATTATCAACAGATTTTCCAGTATATGTCCTTACATATTTTCTTTCTACATCAAGTCTCCATATTTCTTCTGGATAGCATCCTTGGAATTTATCAAATTGATTTATCAGATTAGTAGCATTAAAACACTCCGCTGAAACACTGTTAAATGTCTCTGTTATTTCATTTGATAATAAATCTCTCAATCTGCACCAGAATACAGAAGTAGCTCCGTTAAATACCCAACCAGAAGATGGATCACCATCAATATTATAATCAGTATCTTCTTTACCATATGGGAAAATAAGTTCACCATTATTATTAATTCCAAGACCAGTATCAGTATCATAGCACCATAAATCAAATGCATACTATGTATAATATGTTTTTTCTGGATCAATTGAAGTGTCTTCAGTTGGAACATATTCTTCATCTACTAATTCACAATAAATATGGAGTAATTCTTCAACAGGTCTGGATACTTCTCTATAAACACCAGTCTTTGCAAAATGCCAGAAAGTATTCTTTGCTCTATTATCCATCATGGTATAATATAAAGTGAATGCATAGAAAAATTCTACAGCACTTCTTACGCACCACTGATCAAGTTCTTGTACAAACTATTCATTAGTAGAAGTGATAACCCACTTGTAGAATGCTCTCCAAACCTTTTCATTCGTTTTTACCTGCTATTTACCATATCCAGAATAATCATTTACTAATTTACCATCTCTATAATCACCACAACAAGCATATCTAGGTTCGAAGGAGTGATCTCCATCAAATCCCTCATTATAAAGACACCAGATTCTCATGTTTAAATATCCATATTCATCACCATCATGCTCTGCTAATCCAGTTTCATTAATAACATGAATAGTACCTTGCTAGAACAAAAGTGCATCAATTTGGTCATAAGGAACAGGAGATATATGCTCAGATATAGAAACTTCAGATACTGGAGTAACAACAAGTTCTCCCTCTTTATCAAGTGTTTTAATCAGATGGAATGTTTCATATCCATAAGAGCCATCTTGTTTCTGATAAACACCAGTTTGGAATGTTGCATTATTTTTAGTATTATCAGATATTTCTATAGTAAATTCATTCATATCTTCTGGGTCATATGAACGTGTATAGTCAGTTTTCTTAGAATCTCCAAGATTACCAAGGGCATAGAAATGCCATTCATTATCTTGGAATTCATTATGAGTACTAAGATCAGGATTTGTTTCTTTAATAAATAAAATTGCTGGAACAAATTCCATATCATTTTTTATCCTAGGATCTCTTCGTTTTGCTGGAGAAATATAAGGTAAGAAATCCGTATACCTCTTTTGCATCAATGCATTGTTTGCATTTTCACTAGAAGCTATATTAACTTTTAAATTAAAGAAATTATTTGGTATCGAAGTCCTTGTAAGACTAATTTTACCAGAATCACCCTTCCAGTCCGTAACCGTTTCAGTGTATGCATTTTCAGTATTATAACCAAGAGTAACTTTTGAAATATAATCTGGTTCTGGATCTTTTATCTTATCACTTGGTTTATGGACACCATCACAGTTAAACAAAAAGTCAACGTTTCTACCAGAGTTACCATAGTTGTCAGATGTAGTACCTTGACCAGAATGCCATCCATTTTCAAAATACCAGTTATCATAATATTCATCGCCAGGATAAACATCGCCGCCTGGAGCATGAATACATCTTAAATTGGATTTAACAAATGTCTTTTTGCTGGTAGTAAAATGATCAGTTTCCAACATCAATATCTTTACATTAGGAACTATTGGAGCTAATCTTTCAGGACTCAAAATACCATTTGTATTATATGGAGAGTATTCCCCAGTTTCTTGATTATAATAAATACTGTTTCTATCATATCTAGCAAGCATAGTAGTAGAATCCATAGAATCAGCAATAAAGTTTCTCATAATACCCTCTGATGTTAAAGAAGTAGAATAGATTTTTAATCTATAAATTCTTACATCACAGTAAGTAGAACCAATCGTGATTGGCTGAGGGTCATACTGATAAAATCTATCACTTCTATCATATACATATGCTTTTGACGGAACACCATCTTCATATGACATTACAAAAGCGGTAGAAGTTTCATTTTCAAGATCAATCGTGTCTATATTGATATCCATTTCAATAATATCTTCTTCACTGTATGGCATATACAAATACGTATTCGTAGCAGCAACAGTATCAGAACTTCCATCAGATACATCAACATCACTAGCCTTATTTGTTTTTAACCATCCATTATGAGCAGACATTTGAATACCCATATTTACAGTAACAGTTGTTTCATCGACTGTCTAGCTTCTTGTTTCAACATTACTAAACCAAACAGCATCAGCATCTTGAACATTTTCCGTCATAAATATAATTTTCATTTCAGAACCAGTTCTTGATGGATTATTATCAACTCCTCCAGAGAACATAGTATAATCAAATGACGCAGTAGTTCCAGCTTTTATTAAGAAATAAGAATTACCATTTTCATCTGTTTTATATCCACCGTTTGCCCAGTCAAAATTCTGGGAAACTGTCATATGATAATTATCATTCGACCAAATTCTATTTTCTGAACTATTAGTGATACCAACAGGATTGAAATCAAGTTCTAGACCACCAGTAATTGGAGAAACATCAATACCAAGTTCTGTAACATTTACAACAATTATAACAACGGTATCTCTACATTCAATTCGTAGATTATGTTCACCAACAATGTCAGATTTGAAGTTCCATGTATTCTGAGTTGTTTCCATGGTATCTGTACCAACAAGTACATTATCAATATATCTTCGCACAATTGGATAATTCGTTGTTGGGTCATAAACATTATAAACAATTGGAAGAGTATCGTATTGTCTTACGCTTACCGCTCCACGATGGTCATATCTATAATTACATCCGATAACAGGAGATTTATAATTACCTTGTCCATCCATATTTGGATCATACCACATTATATCTTTATAAATATGATTTGTTTCAATATCAGTTCCATTAACAGTCGCAGTAACCCATACATCAAGTAAATATGAACCGTGTGGCTGGGCTGGAATAGCATATGATTGCAATATACCAGAAGCAGCAGTAGTAATAGTCTCTTCTTCACCATTCAAACTAAAATGAATAGTCTTATTTATTGCACCATATGGAGTATATGTAAATTGGGCTGATTTCCCAATCTCATTATAATATCTATCATTGTATTCAGATTCAATACGAACATCTACCTTCTACACAGTAAATGTTCTAACGGCACTACTACCACCAAGGTCAACAACATTTAAACTAAACCTTTGTGTACCTATAGTACAATATGATGTTACATCGATTGAATTTATTCCTTGAATACATTCACCACTTGCAATAACAGTATTGCCAAGTTTTAATGTATAGTTACCATCAATTTCTTCCTTTTGATTATCATTAGTTACAGAAGAATACCTAAATTCAAGAATCACATTATCATTTGGAGTTACAATTAATGGTGACTAGGTAATTCTTTCAACAACAAGGTTAGTAGAAGTTTGCTGTCCACCTCCGCCGCCTTGAATCACAAACTAACTTACAACTTCTTCTTCGCTGCCTTTTACTTTACGAAGCCTATAAACATTATCTGTTTCTTGCCCAGCAACTTCATATGTCCCATAGTCTGCAAAATATTCATAACCCTCTGTATCAATCTCACTAACAGCTTGCTGAAGAGATGAAACTGTATTATTTAAAGAAGCTATATTGCTTTGATTTTGAGTAATCTAAGTATCATATCCATCTATTCTATTTGTTAATGTATTTATCCTAGTATTGAGCGGATTAATAATCGAATCAATTTCAGTTTGAGTAAAACCAACAGGTATAAATACATTATCAACAAATCTAAAATGAAGAAGATTATTATTCCCAAATTGTATATAATAATCCTTGCTATCACTTGGGTTACTAACAAGAACAGTTTCTTGCCATTGATATTCATCATTACTTTGAACAACAGTATAAAGTTTTAAATTACTTACATCTAAATAATACTTATTAATATATTTTGATAAATCTTGATCAGTAAATGGTGGAAGAGTATAATAATCAATCGAATGTTCATTTACTATTACATCTGCACTCCCGCCAGAAATCATTTTCCAACTATCATTAATATATTTATAATACTGATATTCTCCGTCTTTAAATAATAAATAATCTACATTGCTAATTCCAACAGTCGGTAATTTGTTTACTACAAATGTACAAGAACCTACAATATTAAATTGACCTCCATTATATTTTAAATGGACATAATTCATATTATTATCTAAAACATAATAATCTTTATCAACGGATGGGAATTCAACTAATTCATGTGGTTCATCCCATTCATATTCAAAATCAGGTTCATAAGAAACTACATTTGCAAAATAGCAATTCAAGTTCTCCGAAGATATATCTATATATCCTAAAGTGGCAGCATAATTATCATGAGTAATCAAATCATTATCAGGCTCACCAATTCCAATAATAAAATGTTGCCCTTCAATACCTAAAAATACATTATTAGTCCCGGCAATCATTTTCCATTCATTATCAATATATTTATAATATTTATAATCTCCATTTTGGGCTAAAATATAATCTACATCAACATCACCTTCCTGTGGCAACTCAGTGACAATTAATGTAGAAGAACCGCCCCAATTATCCCACACTTTAGTATGGTCGAGATTTTCAACAACCCACCATTTATCATATCCATTACCAGAAGCTTTTGGTACGAGATAGAAAGTCCTATCTTGCCCAAGATTAATCGGTGGAAGAGTAGCAGTAATAGCTACACTATATGGAACATAATTACCAAGAGTTACATCCGTATATGATTTAGCATAAGTTCTTGCCTGAGTGAGCGCACCATTAATAGCAGCACCAAGACTATCATAAGATGTTTCATCAACAGTGTAAGCACTAGACATTTCCTGTCTCATACTTGATGCTAAAGCCTGAACTGGTTCTACTTTACTATCAGCATAATTAAAAATATCTGTTGCACGATTATTAACATCATAGACAGATGGTTGCATGGCAGAATCTGCCCTATCTAAAGTAGCAGCAAAATCAGAATTCACTTTACTTTTATCAATAGAACCTTCTGGGATAGTCATTTCGAGGTTTTCAAGAGTATTAAAAAGTCCTTCAATTTCTGAATCAACCTTTGACCTTGTTACTGATCCATCCGGGATATATTGAAGTGCAGAATCTGCTCGGTCTATGGATGCTTGAAGTTCATCGTTGAGATGATGTTTTTCAATTGTTTTATCTGGAATAGTTAAACCAGTTAAATCTCCATTGTCGAGAAATTGCCTAAGAATAGCAACCGAATCATCATAAACCCATCCACGTATATCACTACTTGTAACAGGCTCACTTCCAATGGTTGTAACCATTTTTATTAGCTGATCATACATATTCTCGGTAAGAGATACTTCAGTAGCACTAGGAATATATTGATCAGGAGTAAGAGTGAGTTGTAATGCATTTACAGTCCCTCGAATTTCTCCGTTATTTTTTGAGCCGTAAATTAACAATAGAAAATCTCCAGGCTCAAGATCTGATGGGAGATATACAGCATGGTTTTCATCAAGCTAATCATATTTTGCCAAACCATTCTATATAAACTAAACTGTTATAACATCAAAATCATCCCATTCACTCGGTAGTTTAAAAACGAAACGGATGAATTTCTATGAGCCAGCGACTAACTTCTTTAGATCTGTTGCAACCCTCATTGTTTGATGAGATAAGTTAACATTAATATCCATTCGTTTTATCCTTTCTCATAAAAGAAAGAGACTGAAGTTAATCAGTCTCAGTTAGCAGTTTCATCGAATATTGCATCTAATATATCAATGTCTCCTCTTGTGAGTGGTGTATCATCTGGAAGATTCTCAACCATTTCTCCAATATCCACCCAGTTATATTCGTAAGTATTCTTTTCCATTGCGATTTCCTGAAGTTTTTCATTCAGCGTATCCATTGCAATTTTGTATTCGTCTACATATTCATCTTTAACCTTGCGACCAGTATCTGTTAACTGATTTCCATTTTCATCCAGTACAGGTTCGCCATTTTCATCAGTTTTTGGAATAGCAGTTTCTTCGCTCTTTTCTTCAGAGAAGTAGATGTCGCGGATCTTTTTTACCTCTTCATCACGAACCTCTTCAAACTGACGCACATCAGGCTGAAGTTTACTCACAACCTTTTTAAGTCCATAATACACTTTAAGTGGAAGAGCGTTCTTCTTTTCCTCTGGCATATTTTCATAAAAACTTGTAATATTGATCGCTTCAATTAAAAATAATTCCTTCTTCATAAAAAATTCTCCTTTTCTTCATAAAAAATTAATATTTGATGTCCAATAAAATCGAACACTCAAAATCTTGATTTCAGACCACTACATATTGTGGTCAATATATTTTAAAACACAACATATTGTGTAAAAAACTACGATAAAATAGTGATTTCATCTGGTTGACTTTAAATCAGATATTTGATTTTTGAGAAATTGAATCTCTTTGTTGAGTTGTTGTATTTGATTATAAAGATCTTGCACAACTTTTATCGTTGGTGCTATTAGCTACTCATAAGATAATCCCCAATTAAGAATTTCATCATCTACATTTTCTCCAAAATATTCATTTTTATTATCTTGTTTATTTTTATATGATGCGGTTACTAATGATAAATTTTCACCAATATCGTTACAAACCTATGCCACGTCTTGAGCAATGAACCCCATACGTTTTCTTCTATGATCACCATCTTTCCACATGAAGGTTATCGGATTAAGAGACATAATTAAATCTGTAGCAAACGAAATATCGGATATTTCATCTTTCAACTTTCTGTCAGAAGTATGAATTGCAGAATCAGAAATATATAAAGTTTTCCACTTATAATAACTTGTCCCAAGAGTAGCACTTGCATTATTTGTACATAATGTTCTTGTCCATAATGGATGTGGAATATACACATCTCCAGCCTAATATTCATATGAACCTGTAGTATATGTTTCAGGAAATTGAAATTGGGTAATTATCCAATCATTTTTTGTTTCATTATAAATACCGCTTCCTTTATAACCTGTTCCAGTCTTTTCATATGAACATCTAATTGATATATTATCTCCATCTGAGTCTACCGAACTCTTTCTTATATAACAAACATCATTAGATGAAATTTCACCACAAAATAAATTAGCACCACCATCTTCACCAACCCAAAGATCATTACCAGTAAATACCTATCCATTTATATGAGTTCCTGTAAACCCATCACCTATATTTAATGCATTGCCAAAACTCGCTTCTGGAGCATTCAATGCTATTTTTTTTGTACCAGATGAATTATTAATGTAATATGTATTTTTAGCAGTTATATCTGTAGCTTTAATAGATCCAGTAATATCAGCACTATTGGCAGTTATTTTTCCTTGCGTTATTTTTACATAAGCATTAGAATCTTTATAATTCAAAATACCATCAGTACCAATATATGTACCAGCAGTAGTAGAACCAGTTCCAGTTAATGCACTTGTACCAGAATATATAGCACCAGTTTTAATTACCCAACCTGGATTGGAAGTATCTTTATATCCAATATGTCCAGATTTAGCTGTTATAGTCCCAGCGAAATCACCATCGGTAGCATGTATTGTTCCCCAAATAATAGCATTACTAGCAGTTAACAATCCACTATTTGATACCAAAAAACCCTATTGAGTGCTAGATGGAGTTCCATTTATTGGAATATCTTTTATTACAACATCAGGACGATTTGATATATTATCATAAGAGATATTAACATTATTTCCAAGTGTAAGGCTATTAGCATAAATATCTCCAGATACTAATAATTTATCTCCATCCCATTTTAAATTACCACCAGCAAAATTAAACAAGCCAGATTCCAAATTTAAAATAGAACCAGCAGTATTAGTAATAGATCCATTGGAGCCATTATAATCTTTATCCACAATCCAACCAGTTGTAATACATTTCCCATCAACAACGGTAGTACCATTTGCAAGACTACCAAAAGTTGCAGACCGCGCAGTAATTGCATTTGCATCAACAGTATCAAGGATTACATCAGTTACTCTTGTACCAAATAATTCTGTATTTAATAGCTTTGCAAGCATTGTGTTGCTTATAGTAATATCTATATCATCAGATTCACCATATGTACCATCGTTGCCACCACCTCCACCGCCAGAACTATATTGACTTACGCCACTACTAGAATTATTACCAAGTAAACTATCCCAATCTCTATAGTAAGATCTAGATCTTATATAATTGCTAAACTAAATCTAAAGAGTAGAAGAAGAGGGAAGTAGTGGATTAAATGAGTAACCTATTAATCTTAATTTTACATATACATTATCTTTATACTAAACATATATATAATTTCCCGGAACAAATTTATCCCAAAATGATTTAAATTCTGGCATAGCAAGAAGATTATCACAATCAACAGAAAATGTGAGTTGAGGTCTTGAAATAATAGATATTTGATCTTTTGCATCATCAAGTAATTCTTTCATATGAGAAAATCTGTCATTCACATCATCTATACTTGTTATTAATATATTCTCGTTTGAATATGTCGCATCATGATATAATCTATAAATAACTTTTAAATCACTATCAGAAAAATAATTATCAACAGTAACGTCTTTTGTAATTTGTAATCTCTCGGCATTTGCGCTATCACGTAATGTTTCCAGCGATTTAATCTATGTATTTAATGAATCTAAATACTACTATGCTTCATTTGCATAATTATAGTATTCCATATATTCATCATATTTATAATTACCATCTATTCCACTATATTCGCGCTTTTCATCTGGACTCAAGTACTCGCGCTTTTCATTGGAACTTAATTCATCCCATTCATATTCGCTAGTCCCATCAGGTTTTAATTTTGACCACTTTTTTATTTCATAGCCAGTTTCATTTATCCTAATAACACCTTTTTGTGCAAGTGAATCCATACGATTATGATAATCTTTTATTTTCGCGTCTAATTCAATAGTTCCGTATAATGACCATTCGGTTTCCCAAGCGTTAATTTCAGACTTATATAAATCGGAATCCCCAGAACTCCATTGAGTATGATCTTTATAATATGGGAAAACTTTTATAGCAAATTCAATTTCTTTTATGGTATAAAGATAAGCTTCATAATCATACCAATATTCCGTTGTTTTTATATAAGATTCTTTTATACTTCCATCTTGATTTAAACCAATATCCCCATAATCTTCTTTATAGAGAGAAGAGAGTGTAGCTAAAAGATTTTTATATGTTGTTAATGCCGTCTTTAGTTCTTCCATAGAAAATGTTCCATAATCTGTTTTTAAATCATCAAGAGGAACACGGTTTTTTATCTCGCTTATCTGTTCATTATAATCCTCAAAATCTTTAGACAACTAAATATATCTATCTCTAAGGTTTTCTCTGTAATCCACAAATATATTATATCTTTCAGCAAAATCATCCGAAACATATATTCTTTTACCATTGCTATCTTTTGCATTTACTTTATATGACAAATCATCAACAATGTCACTTCCAAAATTAACTCTGGCAACAGATAATTCATTTTCTCCAGAAACATATATTCGTGTTGTTAGCATATCTTCATTTGTATTAATGTTTAATTGATTTACTAAATTATCATAACCTATCGTTATACCAGTGTCTTCGCCAATTTCATCAACTGGTGTAATATTAACCAATCTTTTTATGTTATCAAAATTTACAACAGATTTTATATCTCTAGCCAAAGTCTAAGTCAAAAATGAATAGGCTGTTTCATTTATTTCGAATTGGTGTTTTTTATTTGCAAGAGAAAAATCTAAATTATCACATCCCCAAATATTACCAACTTGCCAGTTATATCCTGTTTTTTCAAAGATTATATCCAAAAGACTTAACTATTTTCTGTATTTTGCATAAAATGATATTAATTCTTCAATTCTAGTACGAAAACTCCTAGTAAGTAAATATGAAATTACGGTCTCCTCATCATTTGGATCTTTTTCTACAATAACATATTCAATAAGACTACTATCCTAAGATCCATCTTCATTATCTGAAAAAACAATTTTACTTTTAAGTCTTGGTATAGTATTAAAATACTCGGTAAGTTCCGCAATCGCATTAGGATCAGTTACAACTAGATCACCGTTATTATTATATTCATTACCATAATCACCATTTGTAATTTTATTATCTAAAATATGGAGCTAAATATGAAATGTATTATATAGAACAATCCAATCATATGGTATTCCCGTATAAGGATTTATAAGAACTTCTGTTTCATCATCATCATATTTAACCAAATATTCCATCGAATTTTTCAATCCTGTATTAACTGGAAAATTTAAAATAATAGAATCAAATTCACTATCAACACTTTGAGCTGTTATAGATTTAGTATCTGTTACACCATCTCTCTATATTGGTGTGTCATATACTCTAAATAATCCAATTTTTTCTACAAATAAATACATCCCTTCTGTAATATATTGCAACCATATATTATCACTATCTGTTTTAATATCAAAACTCAATTCATACTATTGATTAAGTCCTAAACTTAAGTTAGCAGAATCTTCTACAATAATATTATTTAGTATTGTTAATACTTCACCATCAGCTTTACTTAAATATATACTAAGGGGCTGTGGATTACCAAAAACATTTAATAGAAACATCAGACCCCTCCTGACTTAATAATATCTCTTGCGGATATTTCTACTTTATCTATACTATTACCAGATGATGCTCTTATTACTATATCATTGTCTCCATATAAAAATTGAGGCCAATTAAACAGAATCGTATCCATAGACATATAACTATATTGATCAAATATAGAATTAATTCCAATATCATTCATTGATATAAGATTACCATCACCATCAGTAATAGTCTTGTTTTTTGCATCTATAATTAATTTATTGATTCCCGGAGGAAGAGTAATAGTAGTAGTTTTATTGTCAGTTTCATTTATAATATTTATAGTTTCATTATCTCCGAAAACATCAGAAGAATAAATTGTAATAACTGGATACTAGTATTCATTCCATTCAGCAGAACCATTGTAAAATCTACAATAAATATCATCACTAGAACCATCTACATAGCATGTTTCAATATGTTCATCAGAATATCCATATGGAGCATCACAAGTAAATGTTAAATCCAACCCAAAACATTTTCCATTAATAAATAATGGCTAAACTTCTGTGAATAACCCAACGAAATTTTCTCCAAAATCTCTATTTTCAATATATAATCTTAATTCTAAATTTCTTTTAGGACTTTCAAGCCAAGATCTTATACTATGAATTTCAAAGTTACTCATATATAAGTCTTCATTATTACTACTACAAATTCCATCTGTTTTCATTATCCTAAAATATAAAATTAATGTATCAGAATAAGATACTCCATAATAATTTGGAACTGACCTGATAGATGTAATTTCTCCTCTTTCAACATTTCTACCAACAAGCTACATTTCTTCTTCTGGATCTACTAAAGACATGCCATAATCTGATAACAAGTATCCATTATATAAAAAATCATCATTAATCAATTACACCTCACCTCCTTTATTAATATAAAATATGAGGGTAGAAATTAATCCACCCTCACATATTTAAATCTTTCTAAGACCACCAGTTCTACGATAGTCTTGATTTATACGCTTAGAAGTGTATTCATATGATCTTTCTAAAAATTCTTTACTAAACTTCTTCAATTCTTCAACAGTTGCAGCATCAGCATTACCCTAGATATTAATCAAATTATCATAATGCTGATGTACTTCAACACCTCCAACATTATTTGAAGTAATATCTTTAAGCTGTGATAACATATTCTAACCATTAGTTAATTGACGAATAGTATTCATCATCATCGGATAATTTTTTGCAGCTTCAAAGAAATTTTCTGTCAAATTATTAGGCACAACACCATCTCCAGGTTCAAGTTTGGTAAGAATACCAGTTTTTGTTACAATAATTTCTCTTCCTTTTTCATTTGTATTTGCTAAAGTTTCTTTGGTGATACGTTTAGTCCCACTCGCATAATTTTTAGTATTAAGACTAAATCCAACACCTTCAAGAGTAGACTCACTGATACCAAACTATCCAAGTATTGCACCAAGAGCAGAAGAGAGTGCTTCTGGAGAAGAAGTATTATTAATTGCATTAGTAATAGTATCTGAAGCTTTATCTAAGTTCTATGCCAGTTCTTTTATCCACTTCTCTAGATTTTCGTTTAATTGTTCTGACATTTTATCCAAACCTTCAACTTGAGTTTCATATACATGATTTCTGATGGTATCCTCTAAATCCTCATTTGCATTGCTTAATTCTTCTTGCAGCTTTGCTCTTTTTGATTTTGCCTCGGCGGTTTCTATACCAGAAAGAGCAGCGACCTAAGCTTCCAGTTGTTGGATATCTTTTGTTTTACCTCTAAGTGTCTTATCCCAATCATAATAATCTTTTTTCTTTTGAAGGGCTTCTTTTCGTTTATCAATCACTTTATTAATAGCCTTTACTTCTTCTTCAGACTGTTTTTTAATTATATCAAGAACAGCCTATCTAGTTGAATTAGCATCTTTAAGATATTTTTCTATATTACTCTAATTCTCAGCCATTAATCTATCATATTTTTCCTGTCCATATTCTGCGTCTCTATTATAATCATCTTGTATTTCTCTTCTTTCGGCAATATATCTCTTAAGGTTACTAATGTTTGCATTTAAAGCTTTTGCGTTTTCCTATAACGCTAACGCACCATATTCAGTTAAAAGTCCATCATTATCAAACATCATATCATCAGAAATCAATCCTACAATTGTTTGAAGACGATCAATAAACAAATCAGCTTTCTTTGCAGCTCTTTCAAACAATTCATCATATTTTAAATCAATCTAATCTTGTGTTAAGTTTTCTACTTCGACTTCGGTATCTTTTATTTCTCCTGTCACGAGTTCAATTTCGTGCATCATAGATTTCCATTCATCCGAACCCTCTTTTATTTTTCCGCTTGAAACAGAATCTGCTAATTGTTTTGCTAATTCATGTTGCTCTTCACGCATAGTGGCTATATCTTGTTTTCTATGATTAATCTTATCATCAAATTCTCCCATAGTTTTATATTGACCATGAGCTTCTCTTCGAGCATAATCTTTCTCAAGATTTGAGAATCTAGTACTTTGTTGTTCTCGGATGTTGGAATAATAATCTTTAATATTATTAAATTTATCAATCTCATTCTGAACATATGAAGTACTATAATCCATCTAATCATTCAATAAATTCTTACTTGCAGTATCAACAGCCTCTTGAGCATCTTGAACCTCCTGGGCTTTTTGAGCACTATTATCTAATGCTCCATTATAATCTTCAATTGCTTTTACAACTTTTTTATCTGTTATTTTACCTAAATCTATAGTCTCTCCTTTATTTAACTGTTCTAACTAGTCAGAACTAAATATATCAGCATATTTTTCTACTTTTTTCTTTCTTTTTGCCACTTTCTTATCAGCGCTCTTTTGATTTGATTTTGCAGTAGATAAGTTTTTATTAGCTGTTTCAAGAGCATCTTTATCTTCTTTAACTTGATTATACTAATTTTCAAGCTAGTCATCCAATAACTTATTCTGAGCAATATATGATTTCTGACCTTTTGTACTTTTTAAAACGGCTTTTGCGTTATTAGCTAAAGAACTAGTCACATTCTTCAAGAAAGAATTTACAGAAGACAAACCGCTTTTTGCTGCATTCATCGCACCGCCTAAAGCGTCAAATTTAGTCTTTAATTTTTCTATTGCTTGTGCTACCTTATCAAGAGGAGAGTTAGCCCATTCTTTAAATAACTCAGCACTATTTTGCCTCGATTGAATGATTGATGTATCAAGATTATTTATTTCTTCTGTCATTTGTCTCCAAGTATCATCATCATATTTAATATCACCTTTATTGACAAGATTATTTCTACGCGAAATTAAAGCATTTCTTTCATCTAACATATTTCTTCTTGTTTTGTTTTCACTGGTTCTTTTCGTTTTATATTCATCTTTCGACATATATTCATTTACATTATTTAACTCAGCTCTTGCATTATCTCTTTCGTACACTGAAGTTCTATAGGAATTCCTATCTTCATAGTATTTCTTAACATTTTCAAATCCTTGTTTAGCATTTTCGACTCTCATTTTAGCGAGTTCTGCTTCTGATTCAACAGATCTTTCCGTTGCATCCACAAGAGCTTTTTGAGCAATTGTATTTTGCTGTAATACCTTATTATATTCTTTAGCTTTTTCAAGAGCCTTACCAGTTAAATACGTAGTATCGATAAGTTCATTATTTTCAACAGCTTTTGAAACTTTCTTGGCACGTTTACGCATAGTATCCGCTTTTTTACCAGTAAGATTCTATGCTTCAGAATTTAATAATGATGATATAGCTTGACCAACATTAGAAACTCTGTTTAAATTCTTTGCCTATTTATTCGCTTCTTTTTGAGCAGCTTTTGTTGCATTGCGGTTTTGTTTGACAACAGCCTATTGATCTTTGAGATTTTCTTTCATCAACTTATCTTGTATTTTATACACTTTACTATTTTTCATATTCTTTACAGTTCTTTCTGATGCTTCATTTGTGTATCCGTATTTTCTCATCATTCTAGCACCAGTATTTCCGTAAGAGGAAAGTACATCTTCTACGGAAGATCTATTATTCATAGAACTTTCAATTTTTTCAATAGCTTTATCAGCATAATCAAGTGGAATATTTACAAATTCCTCATAAAGCTCCATCCATGTATTTTCTAACGAACGAGCGTTCTTCTCAGCATCTTTAGCTTTATCTATCCAGCTCTAATATTCATCGATAGCTTCTGCTAATCCCTTTGCAGCATCATCAGAAATATCCATATCTTCTATACTATTTTTAGCTGTATCAATTCTACCTTCTCTAACAAGTTTTCTATATTCTTCTGGTATTGTAACAGTCTATTTATTACTATTAGAATCATAATATTCGAACGAATTTGCTTTCTATTCTGCACGTTCATAATATATAGGAGCAGCCTTTATATTAGCATCAATTTCTTTTTCTATAGATTTCATTTCTCTATCAAGATTAGTTCGTTTAAATACCTTTGTTACATAATCAGTTATTCTATCTGCAATTTCTTCTGTTTTATCGGCAAAATATTTTAACCTACGTTCAACCCAATCATATACTTTGATTTCTTTCTTTTTAGCTTCTGTATTTTGTTCTGTAGCGCCAGTATCACCTTTAACTGCATCAGTATGTTTTTTCGTTGCACCAGCATCAGCACCGCTTCCAGAGTCGCCGCCACCAGAAGCGCCACCTTGACCACCACCCCAATTATATGTACCACCAGTGGCTTTTGGCGGATCATGAGCTGGCATACCATTAAATGCCGTACCTTGAGCATAAGCTTTCCCGTGGCCTAAAGCTTTGCCAGATTTTATAAGGTCGGCAGTTTGTTTGTGGTTTAATATCACATCACCCTTTTTAAGATTCTCTACATGCATCCCACCAGGAATAGTAAACCAATGCCCATCTCTTATAATTGACTCTGTTCCAAGTTCGTTTACCAATGCTTCTTCATCAGTTGGCAATCCAACATCACCATTGCCAAAATGTAATTTTTCAGTAATAGGAATAGTTGGTAATAAATCAAGATCTTTTTGTGTAAGATTGCCACTAGCATATGCATGGCTACTCGGAAGAATCATCGTTCCAGTTTGTCCTTGAGCTTTAGCCTCACCCTCATTCTAAACAACTACATGAATAATTTTCGTAGTAGGTAAATTATCAAGATCTGTCTTTATACCATGAATTTGAGTTGCAGCCTCAGCAGCGTCAATTGTAATTGAAGGAGTAGCAGTTTTACTATCTAATATTGATAACTAAGTTGTGGTAGATATAATTTTATTAATTGCCTATGAATTATCAGCATCTATTGTTGGCTATGTTTGCTGATTATGTAAATCAGTCAATGCATCAGATACTTCTTCTATGGATTGTAATGCGCCATCATTATTTACTTCTATATTAGTAACTTGATTTGTTGTTTCATTTTTAACCTCATCTGTTTCTTTTGTCTATTTAATAACAGAATCTTTGCTTTCTGGAATAGTTGGCTAACCACCAACAAGCTACATAGTTACTGGTTTTTCAACTGGTTTTTCGGCTTCTGCCGTTGCTTGATCTAATTCATCAGTATTAGCTTCAAAAGTAGCAGTTCCAGTAACTTCTAATTCTTCTTCAGGTGGTGGATCTACTTGTGCCTAAAGATGGAAAAATCCAGAATTCATTTGATTCTAAAAAGCGGGAGATAAGTTCGTCCCATCATCACTATATTTCTATACCTATACTCCATCTGGAAGAACTTGAGGTCCATTTGGAGATTCTGGATTATTTTTCCCAGATATAGCACTTGCAACAGCCTCACCAATTTCACCCGGTAAATTCGATAAAGTATCAACACCATTAGAAACAACATCGGATAATGAAGTGATAGCATTTTCTACTAATCCAATTGCATCAATTGTTGGCTACTAACTTTCAGTATTTTCGTTGTATTTTGTTTGTTGATTTGTATATGCTAATTCTTCTGCATATGCAGATCTATTCTATTCAGCCATTTCAATACGATTAGTTTCATAAAGAGGAGTGCCAGTTCCAGAATCCGTTACTTCAACATTTAGTTTTTTCTTTGATGGTTTTTCAACTTCTTTGTTCAATTTTTCAACTTTTTCTTCTGCTTCATCAACATCTGATGAATCAATATCAACTTCTGGGTGAACATATCCAAGTGCTTCTAAAACATAAGATAATAACTATGCATTAACGCCAGTATTTCCAAGTGCATCATTCAATGCATCCATAGCCATTTCTGCTTCAGTAGCTCCCTCAAACGTACCATCATATTGACGATCAGATAAGTTAATAGATTTTAATTGTTCTGCTGTATATTTAGATAATGTACCAAGTGCTTTTTGAACTTGCTAATCAGAGCTTTCTCCAGCTTCATAAACATTATTTAATAGCTGTTCAAATTCTGATGCTCTTTCTATTCCAACACCAACATCAGATGCGGAAAGAGCAGTTTCTGGAGTTCTTATTTCCATTTCTGGGTAATAATCTTCTTGTAATTCGTGTATTTTTTCAGCTGTTTGTACAGCATCTTCTATTGCATTTTCCCCCTCAAATGTAGCGCCAATTTTTAATCCGAGAGTATCTTCATGTACACCGCTTGCAACTTCTTCACAATATTTTTCAAATTCTCCTTTTTCCATAACTGTTCCATCTGGAAGAATAGGAGTAAAGTTCATGGCAATATTACCCTCTTCATTTGAAAATGTATGAGTAAATATTGTTGCAAATCCCTCACCAACATCATCATATCCAGCTTCTGTTAATCTCTTTGTATTTATTTGAGGTCTGTGAAGAAGATCAACATTTCCACCCTCTCCATATTTAGATAAACGATCAGCCGTTGTATATATTTTCTTTTCTGCTTCTTCATAGCTCTATTCGTCAATAGAAACTTCTCCAGTTTCAAGGTCAAAATTAAGTTTCAAATCGTATTCATCTGCAATTTCCTAAATTTGGTCTTTAATTCTATTTTTGGATATTTCATCAGTAGCTTCATTATAAGCGTCACTTAAATAATCAATTGTTTTTCCTATATTGTCAAATCCAGCTTTATAATCATCTTCAAGACCCTATCTATAATTTTCAGTAGCAGTATTAACATCTTTTAATCTAGCTTCTATCTAATCAATCACATTCTGCTATTTCTGTAATACCTCAGCATCAGCACCAGCGGAAAGCATATCGCCATATTTTAATTTTGCATCAGTAAGCTGATTTTGTAACTCTTCAGTTTTCATTATAGCTTCGTCCTCAGATGATACAAAAGCACCAAATCCACCATATTCATCCGCTTTGCCAAACATGTTACGGAACCATTCAGAACCGACACCACCTTTAAACTTCATAGCTGCGTCTTCAATATCAGTGAAATCCATTATAATCCCATTTGTTTCTTCATCTATATGGGCTAACCCCTCAGAAACCAAATCATTCATAAATGCGTTAATTCCACTAATATCATCTGTCATATATTTAGAAATCTTATCATAATCAGCTTTAAAGGATTCTGGATCGTCAAAACCCCATGCGTTAAAATATGCAGCACGGGCCTTGAAATCATCGGTTCCAATAAGACCTTTATCCCACATTTCTTTTGCACCTTCAAGGTATCCTTTTGATGTATCATAATTAGCACCTTGATTCTCTGTTGCATCCGCAAGAGCAACCTAATTTAATCTACTAAGCTATTCCATCTATTCTGCATAAGTAGCAAAATATTCAGCTTGCTATCTAAGCAAATCTTGAAGTTCTGAATTCATTTGTTTAAGTGTTTCATTTGATTTGCCTTGACCGATCTGGTTTTGGTAAGCAGCAATAGCAGCACGTTTATCCTCAATATCCTTTGCAAGCTACGTGCTTTTTACTTCATTCTCTGCCCTAGCAAGTCGTTCAAGTTCACGAATATCTACCTTAATTCCCTCTGCTGTTCTATAGAACATATTAGAAACATCTTTACCAGCAAGATCACTAAATCCAATCATGAGACTATCAATAGTGTCATTACTTAATCCAGTATCAGTTCCCATTTCTGAAAGAGCAGAAGAGATAGCAGAAGCAAGATCTTGTGATTGAGTCGTTATAAGTCTACGTGCCTAAGAATCGTAATCAATTATATCTGCTTCAAGCCCTCTTATAGCACTTGCATTAGAACGAATGTTATCAGCTATTTCACGATATTTGCTTCCATTTTTATCCAAACCAACAGATTGTTTTGCAAGTTCTTGATTTTGTTGTTTTAAGTTTTTGATTTGCTCTTTACTATTTTTGGTTAATTTCTGATAATCTTTTACTGTAGCTTTTAATCCTTTCGCATTGTCAAGTGTCATCAAGTCTTGAATAGCAGTAGCGTTAGTTTCAAGATCAGATAATTCATTCTATAATTTCAAAAGCGGGAGATTAGCAACCGCATCATTATATTCTATCTATTGTTGTTGTAATGATTTAAGAGTAGATTGAGCATTTACATAATTTTCATCATACTCTGTCCAAACATCAGTGATTATATTACCTTTATCATCATAACCCTCAGTATCTCTTAAGCGCTTCCATTCATCCCTAATTTTTTCATAATTACTAATCTATTGATCGTTTTGAGCAATAAGTTCTGAATAAGAATCTTCTGTAATTTCTTTTCCACTTACTTCTAACATGTCAAAATCATTCTAGATTTCCTCAATTCTTCTAGATAATTCCTCTGCATCCCTTGTCATATTTGTCACATCAAGCTCTCGATCAGTTTTATCGAAATTGATTATATCTTGTAACCAGCCATTAATAGAACTTTGATTTGAACGTTTATTTTGTCTAATAGACTCCCTAAATTCTGAATCAACGGCATAACCAAACATTCCTGCAACAACATCTTCTATATCGTACAGAGTATTCAAGAAATTACCTTTTGCAACTAATCCTTTAGTTGATTTAATATTACCTCTAATATCTTCATGAGTAAGAGTGTACCCCTAAGCAGTTCTAAGATTCTACTCAGCTTGTAAATCTTCAAAATCCTCTTGATAGCGTTGAATACCTTTTAATACATTATCAGCTGGAAGATTTAATAATGATTGAACAAATTCATTCTAAGCATCAGTTGCAGCTTCTATACTAGATGTTAAAGTATCTATTCCATCTATCATATCCCAATATTCAGCATCAGCAGTAGTATAACCTTCTGGATCAGAAGTGGTTTCATTAAACTCTTTTTGTTTCTAAGCAAGTCTTTCTTGCATCTATTCAATACGAATAGAATTTTTCTCCATTACATTAAGATATTCATCAACTCCAGCAACTTTTTTAGGATCGGTAAGAGCTTTATTAGCATTTTCAAAATCTCTATCAAGTAATTTTTGTTCATTATCAGCAATTAAATCGTTTATTTCTTTTCTAGATTTACGCCATGTTTCGATTTGATTATTTAAATTCTTAATAGTATCATCATTAGAATACAATTCTGACATTCTATTTCTATAATTTTCATCTTGCTATAAAGCTTTTTCGTTTAAATTACCTTCTTCATCTATATACTAAGATTTTATAGTATTTATTTCATCAAGAATTTCTCTTCTTTGACCTAAAAGATTTCTGAGTTCAGTATTTGCACTAGAAATAGCAGAAGTGTATGTATTTTCAGAAACTATATCTCCGGCGCTTTCAGCATCAGATATCTTATCGGCCCAAGTCTATGTTTCATGAGAGAGTGCTTCAGCTTCATTTTGTAATCTAGTAAGCGGAAGATTAGCTCTTTCCTCTTCAGCATTTCGTATTTTTTCTAAGAAATCTTCATAATTAATACCAGCTTGTTCAAGATCGGTTGCAAATTGCTTCCAATACTCATTATCCTCTAATTCAGATAGTTTTCCACCTTGCTTCAAAAAATCTCTCTTGAATTTATCTCTATCACGTTCAGTTTGATCATATATTTCTCTAGCCTTTGTAGCTTCAGCTTCAAGATTAGATATATATTCATCATAATCAGATTCTTCTGGAAGAAGTCCTTTATTCTGTTTTTTAGTAATATTTCTTTCTGATTTTGATGTTTCATGAGAAAGCATATCTGCCTCATTTTGTAGCCGAGTAATCGGAAGATTAGATATAGATTCTTCATATTCAAAGATTTGTTTATTATTACTAGCCTACTTACTAAGATTATCTGCAAGCTACGTCTACCAACTATTATATAATGGACTGTCTTTAGCTCTTGATCCAAAATGTTCTTCCATTGTTTTTATATTGTTTTCAAGTATTTTTTCTGCTTCTTGTAATTTCTAATTATCTTGCTTCAAATAATCTATTAATCCTTGATATTGTGATTCAGAGGTATTTTGACCAAAAGATTCACCTAGTGAAATATCATCTTGGATCTTTTGCATTTCTTGTGAAATTCTTGTTCTTGCTTCTTCGATTTTTGTAAGTGGTAGTTCAGCTATTGCTTTTGCGTTATTAGCCATATTTGTTTTTTCGCCAAGAACCAACTTATCGTAATTTGCATTGGTTTGATCTAATAACATCTAACCAAATTCATCAAGTTCACCAGTTTTTGCGTTTGTATGATTTTTATTTATTTCATCTATCGCAATTTTTCTTTGCTCTTCATATTTTCTAATTAAAGATTGAGAAATAGAATCATCTTTCTAATAATCTTCTTTTGACATTGATAATCCAAGTGCTTCATTCAAAGATTGTTGCGCAGAATTAACATCTCTTTGATTTGTTAAAGCATCAATATCGTGTTGAAGTTCTTCTGTTTTAACCTTAATATTCCAAACAATTTCATACTAATCATATTTATCAATTAATGACTAAATATCACCAGAAAACTAATCCTTAAGAGCAAGTACAATATTCCAATTAAGATTTTCACGATATTTATCTTTAAGAGCATTTAATTTATCATTAAACTCTTCATATTGTGCCATTCTCTCTATATTATCATCAGCTGGTGCAGTAATAAATGATTTTCTAACTTCAGCTAAAGCATCTTGCTCAGACACTGCAATATCTATATAACTAGCAGTAAAATTAGCAAGATAAGTATCGAGTTGTTTCCGGCCTTCATCTGAGAAATCAGTCCAACCAGATTTAAATTCGCTAATCCAATTACTAAGATATTTTGTCCCAGCTTTAGAAAGACCATCTGTAGTAAAATCAGTCAAACTTGGGAATTCTTCTTGCAAATCACGCATTGCTTCGGATGTAAGAGTACCTTCAGAACGTAATGTTTCAAGAGCGGAAGTGAGAGAGGAGAGTGATTTTTCGTAACCTTCGGCATTTGATTGATATGATTCATTACTGAAGATGTCGGAGAGTGTACCATCTGGTTTGATATTATTAATTTTATTCTAATACTAATCAATCCAATTGAGTAAATCATCAAATCCTCCACCAAGTTTAAAGTCAAAAGCATCATTATCAATTGCATTAATAATACTATCTTTTTGTCCCTATTTTAATTCAGATAACTTTTTCTTATCAATTTTACTATCTTTTGAACCACCAAGTGCCTCGTATATTCTATTATTTATATCCTCATATACTGCCGAATAATTTCCATTATCATCTTCAATTTCATAGTTTAATGCAACTTTGAATGTGTGTTGTAATTCTTCATCTCCTGGGAACAACTTATTTAAAATTTCATCAAGTTTAGATGTCATTTCACTATCTGTTAAATCTGATGGATCAAATGTAAAAAGACTTTCAATTAACTATGTTGCCTGTTTTTTATCTTCTTTTGTTTTAGCCCTATCATAGACCCCTGATAAACTATACATTAATTTATTTTTTAAATAATCATCAAATTTATCAAATATATCCTATTTATCAAATGCTTCATATGCTTCTCCTAAATCAATATTGGAAATCGCCTATGCGATTCCATTCTAAATAGTTTCAGAAAATTCTTTATAAGTTTTTGTTGTTGTAAATTTAGCCATTAATGATGGTTTTAATGATTCCCAATTATCATCAATCTATCTTTGTGAAATTATAATATTGTCACTCGCCGCTTTTGCCTAATCATATTCTCCGCCATTTGTATCACCTATTAATTTATTAGCTTCAGCAATAGCAGCATCTAGACTTTTTGTATCAGCTTCAAAGAAATATGTAATAGTAGGAGCTATAATGTTTCCATCTTCATCCAATGTACTTCCAGTTGTCCACTAATCACTTATATCAATACCATTACTATAAAACCCTTTTTCGAATGCATCACTTATCTTACCGCCATAATCTTTGCTTTGATCAATAACTACCTTATATCCACCATCAATTTCTTCAATAAAAGATTCTATACCATTTTGAGCAGCATCAATATTCGCTTGTACAGACCCAGCAAGCCATTCGTTTTCAGATATTTTTTCCAATTCTACTTCATTGTTTGCTAAGACACCAGTTAACTAATCTTGGAATTTCTCACCAATCTCTTTATTCGCCAAATCGCGTTGAGCATTTAATAATTCATTAAGAGACTGTGTTGCCTTATCAGCATTAGCTCCAAGATTTACATATGCATTTCCTTGAGCATCTGTACCAGCTCTTAACTATGGATATAAAGCAACAATTTCATTATTTATACTTAAAAACTCTTCAAACTATTCTGTGGAAAGTGAAACATTTGAATAACCTTTACCATTTTCATATGAAACACCAGAACGAAGTTCATTATATCTTTTACCTAATTCTTCTGTAGATTTTTCTCTATTCTTATATTCTTCATTAATTTGTTTTATATTCTCTGTGGCAGCTTTTCCAATTTCAATATCACGTTTCCTTTTAACAGACGGAAGATTATTATAAATGGTTTCAAGTACTTTCATTGCTCCAGCCACAACAGCGACAGTCGCTGCAATTGTTAATAAATAAGAGCCTAAAGACGCAATTCCATGCACTAATCCAGAAAATACTTTTGTTCCGACCGAAACAGATTCAGTAACATCATGTGTAGATTTTGCAAATTCATCGAATACTTCTTTTGCAGACATTCCTTTTAATTTTGCTTCATCCATCTATGCAAGAAATTTTTCAAAATTTGGATCTCCTATATCACCAATAAATTCAGATAAAACAGATTCTCCAACTTGTTTTGTAAATAATTCATCTGGATCCAACATGTCAAATGCATTGCGCATAGAATCCGTTATTTCATTACTTACAACCTTAGTAATTTCAGTGCTATCACCTGAAAATATCTGTTTTATAATTCCAGGCAATTTTGTTATTCCACCAAATTCCCATCCGCCTAACAATTGATCATAATTTAATATCCCTTTACCGTTTATCTGTAAAAAGATACCAGCAGCAGTTCCAATTAAAGTATTAAGATGACCAAACGCACCACCTAAATCGTTTATTACTCCAAGTAATTGAGTCCCTAAGTCTATAAGACCTTTTATCCATGAACTATCTATTGCACTCGATGCAAGTTTTTGTAATTCATTTTGGAATTGTGCAGCTTTACCTTGAATAGAATCAAGATATTTATCCAATTCTGCCTGAGCAGATCCCTCAGAATTTAATGAAGCTTCAAGAACATCTTGTAAAGTTTCGAAGTTATCAAGAATTGATGAAGCAGCAGCAGCTCTTGTTTTACCAGCAATTGTTTCAAGTAATAAGGACTGCCTATTAGTCCCCATTTTCCTATCTTCTTCACCAATTTCATGCCATACTTCTGCAATTCCCTTAAGCATTTCATATGTTGATTTATAATTACCACTTTCGGTAAGAATATCAAATCCTTTATATCCATTAGAAGAAACTTTAGTAATATCCATAATTGTTTTTCTAAGCTTCGATTGTGTAGTAATTAATCCGTCAATTTCTTCTCCGGCTTCTTGCATATCTTCAACAGAAGTTCCAGTAAGCCTTAAAGAAATAGTTCTAAGTGATTGTCCTACTTTTTGAGGATCTTGTAATACCTGGTTACCAGCAACCGTTAATGCAATAGCTTCATCTAATGAATTACCAGCAACTTTAAGAGTGCCAGCAGATAATTGCAATGAACTTGCAAGATCACTGGTTGATATACTAAAATTATTACCTATATTATTTAATTTATCAATTATATCAAGTTTATCGATGTCTTGATAAGCCTAGCTCATAGCAACAAGAGATTCAGTAGCAGAATCTATTGAACTAAATTCAGATACATTAAGTAAAAGAGTAGAATATTCTGCGCTCTTTTTTGCATCTTGTAAATCCTCACCTAAACGCATCCAATCTGCCGTACTACTTTGAATCTAAGCAGCAGTAGTACCAACTCTACTTGCAATATCAAATGTTTCAATTTGATAATCTTGTAAAGTTTGAAGACTTTCGTTTGATACTTTTCTCATTTCAGTAAGCTAAGTGTCAAGTTCTGTAATAATACCAATAGCTTCTCTGCCATATCTTATAAAATCCTAAAAACTAAGATAATAAGTAGCAAGGCTAGTCATTGTATTCTTAAATTGATCCTTAAAACGATCTCCAAGAGATTTACCAAGAAGACCTTTTTGAGCAGCTTCACCTTGTATTTTATTAATCCTATTTTCAATTTCAGCAGCTTCGCCCTCTGTCACAACTTTTTTAATGTCAGCAAATATTTTTTTTATATCTTCCTCATATTCTTTAGCGGCAATCTTATTTTGATCCATCCATTTCTATAATCCAGACGTTGTTTTTGTTGCCCACGTTTCTTTTGCCGGACGGAAATTAATAGATTTTGATACTTCTTGAGCTTCACTTCTTATTAATCGTAATTGTTTTAAAAAATCATCTAAAGATGTTTCATCAAAAATGTCGTTAGGATTATATGTTTTTAATTCTGCTATCAAATTATCAACTTGCTGATCCCATCCACCTTCTCGCCAAGAAGATTGATCATACATTTTTGTCAATTTCTTCATTAAAGAATTGTATTCACTAGCTGCTCGATCCTATAATACAGATGTTTCTATCTATGATCTTGTATAATTTTTATCAAAATTGCCATCATCATCTTTTCTTACAGAGGCCGCTAATAATTGATCTCTTAAGTCTGCCTATCTCTATGTTAACTTAACACCCTCTGCTTTTGCCTAATTCCAATTTTCTTCTAATCTAATAATAGTTTCTAGTGCAGAAACCATCGCATTATTTTCTTCAGTAGTTAATGTACCACGTAACTTTTTTTCATATAAATTTGAATATTGTTCTATAGCTTTATCATATTCTTCTATGTCTGCACGAATTTCCTGAGATCTTTGTGCTTTCCTTGCACTGGATAAAGTCCTTGCACTAGTTGATGAACCATTTTTAGATCTTTCATATGCATCATCAGCACGTTTTGTATAAGCCTCAATTTCTGATTGACTTAAAACATCACCACTGACATTTAATAAATCATCAATGTCTTGCTTTGCTTTTCTTGCGGCCTCAGCAGCTTCTTCACATTTCTTTGTTAATTCAGCAATATTTTCACCAGTACTTCCACCGCGCAATTGCGCAGCGTCTGATAAATTCTTTCTTGTCTATAAATCCTATGCTTCTTTAATAATATCAAGATTCGCTTTAATTTGAGATTTCAGATCTTCTTTTAATTTTTTATTCATTTGATCGACTAGTTTATCTTGTTGTGTAGCTTTTAACGTCCCTGCATTTTCAAAAATAGTTTTTGCATTACCGTGTTGCCCAGCTCTCAAAAGACCGTTTTCTTCTAGCTAATTAATTGCATCCATAGCTTCTTTTGCTTTAACTTTCAATTCTTCAACCTGTTCGGTTAATTCTTTAAATCTATTTGTATTTTTAACCGATGGATCTATTTTGGATTGTTCTTGTAAATAATTTAATTCTTGAAGTGCTTTATGATATTGCCTAATTACATCCAAATCCTATTTATAATCACTTGCAGCATTTGATACTTTTTCTTTATCGGCTCTATTTTTTTCTTTCTTATCCTACTTATATAATGCACTCCTATAATCCTCTGATAGTGTTGGATTTCTTTCAAGTCTTAATGCATTAGCTAAACGATCTTTATAAGTCGAATTATCACCAACAAATTCTTCATCAAATACTTGTGCTAAACCTCTAAGGGCAGCTTTTGTTTCCTCTACAGCATTTCTTGCATCTTCAAGATTTTTTATTATCTTTGGATCACCCTAATCACCAAAATCAAATTCAGTCTATGCTTTCACAAGATCCTTGACTGCATTCTCGTAATCAGTAAGAGCCTTTTCAGCATTCTTTAATGAATCTTGATTTTGTTTCTCCTATTCGCTCATATTTTTTCTATCTTGTTTATCTTTTTCAAGAGCAGCTTTTCTTTCTTGTTCATAATCATATTCTTCAACACTTCTTTGTAATTCTTCCCTAAGACGGATTCGTTCTTCCATAGCGGCTTTATCAGCCTATGCGACACGTTCAAGAGTAGCTAATTCACTATTTGATAGTTCAAACCCAGCTTCTTTAAGACCGTTTAATGTTTCATATTTTTGAGTTAATTTATCTAACTCCGCCTACTCATCCACATCAAGATTTGTTTCTCTTGCTTTCTTCATTGTTAATTCAGCATATCTATCTGTTTCGGATTTATCTCGTTTATATTGATTCTATATCCCACGATTTTCTTCTCTTATCTTTTTGTAATCCTAAACACGTTGCTTTATCCACGATGCCGGATCACTTACAAGATCAAACTAATCTTGTAGTAGTTTAAGAAGATTATGCAGTTTTTCTTGTTGTTTTGATGTGTCAGCACCAGACCCCTACATTCCATCCAACATCTCTCCAATATCGGCTACTAATTTATCTCTAGCAACATCAGGTCTATAAGCATCAAGTTGAGTAGCAGCTTTTTGATGTTTTACAGATTCTTGTGCTATATCTCTATACTTTTTAAGTGCATTATCGATTTCTTCTTTTTCAGTTTTAGTAGTTTCCCTTCCTCTAATACGATCAAATAATTCCTATATTTCCTATTCCTATTTGATTAATCTATCTTTATCTTTTTCTGAAAATTCAACACCAGCTCCACTAACATATTTTCTTTTTAAACTATCAAGATTTCCTTTCTATTTTTCTATTAAAGCATTTGTATCCTCAATGGCTTTATTTAATTTTTGCTATTCTTTATAAGCTTCTTCATCTGCGGATTTTTGAAGATTAGCAGAAACCTAAAGACTAGATTGTTTTCTACGTTTCATAAAATCCTAAATATGTGCATCGCCTGGAAAGTAGCCAGCTTCTTGATAATATTTATCTAGTTCTTGTGTTAATTCTCTTGAATAATCACCAGCATATCCTAATAATTTTTCTATTGTTTCTGTTGGCTTACCAAGTTTTTCACCTTTTTCAAGATCAGCCTACAACTTTAGAATTAATTTATCTACATTAATAATTTCCTTTTCTATCTGCTCAAAGTTGGTAAATGTTCTCTTTGATTCTTCATAAACAGGATTTCCAAATTCATCTTTCATTGGAGAACCGTCTTTATCATATTTTATTTTCCTTTTTACAAGTCTTCTCTAAGCATATCCTAACCATTCAGTATATGAATAGTCCTCATCATCATAATCGTTTACATCCTATTTGATAAATCTACCATTATTTGGATTTCTATTATTATTTGTATTTCCACCACCAAATTCAGGAGGTTCTTGATCACCAATAGCATCCAATGTTGCTCTGAGTGCTTCTAATGCATCATCGGCTTTCATCCCATCATTTGCAATATTATTAAGAAATTCTTGCCATTCACCTGGTATATCATGCTATGACATACCAAATTCATCAAATATTTGCTTAGACCTTTTTATAAAATCATTTCTTTCGTTAATTGGAGATGGTGGAGTATTAGCCTCTTCATTATTTGCTTCTCTTGCAGCAGCAGCATGTTCTTCGGCAGCAGCCGCAGCTTTTTTATGTGCATCCGCAGCAGCAGTAGCAGCCTCTTCTTCAGAAGTTGAAACTGGAGTTTCATTGGGTAGTTTAAGAACTCTTCTAAATTCAGTTTCTAAATCTTGTAATGCTTTTTGTTCTTCGATTGTTCCGTCTAAAAATCCCTAAAGAGTAGCTTTCCATATATTATTTTTCCCAAAACCTTTATATATATCATCAGCATAAACCGATTGAGATTTTAACGAATCCCATAAATCTGTAACAGTATTTGTGAAATCTTCTCTTCGTTTATCTTTTGATAGAATTCTATTTTTCTCATTATCTATTTCAGAAAATACTTGCTTTATGTCCATTACGCCATCTTTATATCGTTCAACGATACTATCGAAAGATATTGCTGCTTCCTCATATACATCAAAGGGCTTTCCATTAAATTGATATAATGCGTCTTGAACGTATTTCTATACATTAGACAATTCTGATAAACTCTCTCTAAACGCTTTTGTATCTTCATTAGCACTTTTTAAAATGTTTTCATCAAAAATGGCAAAAACACTTCCTTTGCCAGTCCCAATTCCATTATAATTATCTTGGATATTTTTAAATTCAACGCCTAAATAACCAGCCTATTTTGCCATTTCCGCTATCTATTCTGTTGTTCTTACTGCACCATCATATAAAATATTATCCCAAGATTTTCCTCCAGCATCAATTGACAACATTCCATCTTTATTTTGTAATAATAATTTTGCAACTGCATCTTTTTGTGTACGTGCATTATCAAGATATGTCCCGATATCATCAATGTCATCGCTAAACCAAGAAATACCATTTTTCCCAGATATGCCATGCTAAGTATTAAAAGCTCTATATAATGTCAATACCTTATCAGTAGCTTCTTCCGCAGCGTTTCCAACACGTTCTTCTGATTCAATAATAATATCAGTATCATTGACACCAGATGAAATCGGACTTTCATCTTCAAATAGAGAAGAAATAGAGCCACCATAATTTGGATTTAATACTTTTACAAGAGATTCAACTTGCGATACAACACCGCTTATATCTACATCGTTAGCTTTTAATAAATTACCAACTAATTCAGATGTTTCCTAATCAGCCCTGTCTAAAATACCAACTAAATCATTCCATATCTAAACATTTGATTGATCTAAATTAATTGAAGTGCCTATCCCAATATTCTACATTTCACGAATTACTTCTGCTAAATCAGCGCCGTTATTTTGCATAATATTAAAGCCAAGCATTTTTCTCTATCTATCCCAATCATCACCAGCTTCTTCTCTATATTCCGGTAAAATTTTTATTTTTCTTCCTTTGAGATATTTTCTTATATCTTTTGCTTCACTAACATCATCAATACCAAGACTATTTACTAGCTTACTATCTTTTGAAATAACATCTAATATATTAGAAGAAATATCCTCAATATTACCTTTTGCTAAAGATTGAATCATGTCTTTTATACTTTCAGCTAAAGCATCTACTGTTTGTTTTGCTAATCCAAGATTTTCACCAAAAGCCGTTGCAATCTATTTAGATTTATCAGCTATTTCTTGTTCTTGTTCTGAAAGACTATTTAATTTTTCGTCAGATTGTTCACTACTTGAACTTGAAACTTTCTCATTTTCTTCAGCAACCATACTTTTACCTTCTGCGGCTTTTTCTGCAGCATCAGCAATATTATGGAATTCAACATTTTCTTTACCTAAAGCGTCAACAGTAGGATCAACAGATTCTGCTGCTTCTTTATTCGCATTCGTAAAATCATTTTTTGCATTTGCAGCAGAACTAGCAGAATTAACAATTCCATTATACGGATCTGTTCTACCGCCAAAAACGCTAGAATTTCTTTTAAATTGTTCAATACTTTGATAATTAATATAAGAACTAAAATCTTCAATACCAAGAGCTTTTCTAAACACTTCTGGTGCTATCTATTGTAATATTTTTGGAGCAAATTGATCAGATCCTAAAATATTTGTCATCCATATAGATTGGGCATCTTTCATAGACTTTACAAATCCAGAATCTTCAATATAAGATTTTATTTCAGACTGATCAATTCCAAAATCAGATAATGATTTAGACAAATAGTCTCTAATCGCCTAATTAAATGTTTTATTATAATCAGATGGAAGAGTATCTATATACTGAAACAATCCCTGTGTAAATATGTTTGAATCAAATTCACCAAAAGAATTTCTCCATACTTTTGATATTAAATCTTTAAACTCAGATCCTTTTGTATCAGTAAATAAATTAGAATCAAGTATCTTATCTAATGGTACATTAAATCCATCAATATTTCGAAATACATCAGAGATTTTTTTGGCAGACTCAGTAATACCTTTTACAGATTCTTCATATGAATCATATAATAACTACATAGTATTATCGATTTGACCATCTTCAAATAAATTCCCATACTTTTTAAAGAAACCTTCTGCATCAAATATTGCTACACCATTTTGAGCGGCATTAATCTATGTGTTAATTCCTTTATCTTTATAAAGCTAATACATAGCTTTATAGTCACCCTCTAAACTGCCACCAACATTTTGGGCTATTGAAAATCCAGGGAAGAGAGCAGGATGGGTATGCATATATGTATCTACAGCTTCTGTAGCAGAAGCCATAATAACCTAATTCATTGATGATGAAACCATTCCTTTATCTCCAACCATAAAAGGATTTGTATGATAGCCAGTTTTAGAATTAAACATCATAGCTCTTTCTCTTAAATTTCCACCAGCAACTTTAGTCAATACATCAGCGCCAACCATCTATGATATTAATTCAGCTGGTGAATCTTTTCCATTCATATTTGCTTTAACATCTATTGTAAAATCAGCATCATCTAACATTTTTTGAATTGCATCAATTAAAGTGTTTTTTGGTTTTATATCGATTGGAAATTCGGATTCTTCTAATTCCTTTAATTTATCCGTTGCAGTTCCATCTTCTTTTATACCAAATGCTTCTTTTAATGAAGAAGAAAGTTTTTGAGCAGCTTCAGTTATTTCATTCATCTTTTGCAATAATTCATTTAAGAAAGAAGTAGTAGTTCCATCATCAAGTTCTTTTAATCCAAGTCCATCTTTTAATGTATTTTGAAGTGTTTCAAACATGCTGATTAAGTCTTTGATTTGTGATCCATAATTTTGAATATTATCAAGATTTTTAATATAATCCATAAATCCTTTATCTTCAGGCTATTCCTGCTTTGCTTTCTTTGAAATCTTATTTATATCTGCAACTTTTCTTCTGATATTAGACATTGAATCGGATGGTGAAAGACGACTTTCGAGATATTTTAATACATCATAATATGGATTCTATTCCATAACTTCTTTTACTTTTTTATTATTAGCTTTTTTATATTCGTCAAAAGAACTAAATTCTGATTTGGCATAATCATCTCGCAATAAAGTCCATACTTCCCCCTCAATATTTTCTTTTATAGCTGGTTTTATTGCTTTAAAAAAATCCATAATAGATTTAATTCTATCTTCTGGATTTATATATTTATTTATAACATTACCTCTGCTAAAAAATTCAACAATATCTTGACCATATGTCTAATTTCTTAAAGTTGGAGAATGTGTTAATAATCCAACCAAGAATTGATCAGCATCATTAATTAATGGATCTTTCTACTTAAATATATCAAATACTTTATCATATGCTTTTTCATAATCTTCAGATCTTTTTCTCCAAAAATTCTATTCTTCTTTTTCTCTTTCTTGTGCTTTATTAGATGCACCACCAGAAACGTCAATTACCATATTCTATGGGACAATAGACTTCCCACCATTTTTCCGCATCATTTCACGAATAGAAAGTGTATTTTCTCTATCAGCCTTATATTTTCCATCTCCAATTATACCAATAGATTGTGATATTGTTTCAAGAGTATCTGAAAGACTTTTTATAGAATTTTTAAAATTATCAATATTGTCAGTATTAAATACATTATTAATCGTATCACCAAATTCTTTAAACTAAGATAATAAAGGTGCTATACCACTTTCATCATCAATAGTCCCAAGAGCAGAAGATACCTTTTGTATTTCTATTACAAGTTGTTTTAATGCCTCAATTAAAAAATTTATTTCTTCAGTACCCCAAGTATCACTGGGTTTAAAATTAGTCAATTCACTATTCAATTCTTTTTGAATATAAGATATTAAATCATCATATTTCAATATATTTTTATAATATTCCTCAATATTAGAAGCATATGATTCAACACCATAATCATCTTTTTCAGATGAATAATAGCTATATTCTCCTTGAGCATTTTCCAAATCTCTTTGATAATCTTCACGCTTATCTTGCAAATTTTTTAAAATTCTAGTCAATTCACTTAATCTATTTTTTTCATTATCTATATCATCTTCGCTATCTGGATTTGCATGATAATAATCTGAATCGTCATATATAATAGTACGATTTTCTTGATATTCCTATCTTATTCGCTCCTTGATACTCCCAATTGACTCATATTCTTTTTCAGCTTCTTCCCATGCTTCTCTAGCTTGTCTTCCAGCTTCTCTTGTTTTTTCGCCTTCTTCTTCCATTTGGGCTTCAAAAGAGTCTGTAAATCCAGTGCCAGTTCCTGTACCAGTTCCACCACCAGTCCCACCAGATCTAAGCAAACCAAGTTTTGCTGAAATAGCAGCAATCATATCATCAACATCTTCATCTGGATTTAACAACTTATTATAATAATCTGCATAATCTGATTTATACTATCTAAGCTTTTTATAATCACCGCCAGCCAATTCATCAAAAAATGTATCTAATTTTTGTCTCTTCCTTTTAGTCTCTTCTAATTGTTGAGCTGCAAGTTCTTTCTGCTGTTTTGCTTCAAGTAGTTTTTTAGCAACACCTTGATATATTTCCTATATTGAACTAGCATCATCATCAGCTTCTCGCGCTTCTGCCATTGCAGCATCCAACATTCCTTGATTGCCAAATTCCTCATAATTAGCATCACTCATTATTAATGATCTAACAGCATCAGCTCTTCTTTGTGCAGCTCGTTCTAATTCGGCTTCCTATTCCTATATTTGACGTAAACGCTCATTTCTTGCATTTTGTATAGTATCTTTTCTGTCAGATACATCTGACTAAACTCCTGTTAATATTTGCATCTATTCAGAAATCATGTTTTTTAATTGAGTATTTCCTCTTGGAACCTCAAACGCAGAAAGAGTAGATTTTAACTCATTTGCCTTTTTTCTAACATCTTCCATTTTTTGCAATTCTTCATCGAAGTACTCTATGGTTCCATCTTTGTTTATTTCAGTATAAAATAATTGACTCATTGTATCTTTTAATTCCCTAGATTCCTATGATACTGAAGCAATTTGTTGTTTCAAAGATGAAAGATAAGCTTCTTGTTCTTCAGCGTTTCCAGCATTTGCTTCTTTTGATAAATTGCGTTTTGCTGCGTTCCAATTCTTATTAAATTCCTATTTTGCTGTTTTAGCAAAACCAGCATCGACACCTTGCGTTAATTCCTTAAATTCATCAATACTTAATAATTTTATAAGACCACCATTATTTCCAGCTCTGATATGTTCAACAATATTTTTATACATATCACTAAATCTGGATTCAACCTATCCCTGTACACGATCCATGTAATGCTCAAGTTCAAGATATTCTCTTATAAATATTTCTGCTTGTTTTTTACTAAACTATCCATTATTATTTATTCTACTTATTGAATTTTCCAACCTTGCTTTTATTTCAGCTACTCTATCAGATATTCTATCTGAATTAAAAATATCTTTGTCTTCTATCTATATTTGTATCGGCTTTTTAGTTTTCTTCTGCAAATCTTCGTATTCTTGTTCAACGTTAGACATCACCTTTGAAGCATTATCTTTAGCGTTAATTTCAAAATTTGACTTCTGACCTTCCAAACCTTTAACAGTACTAGCAAGTTCTTTAACCTAATTAATTAAATCAGAAACTCTAGCATTACCACTTCCTGAACTACTAAATTTATCAGCCATTATTTATTTTTCACCTCTTTTCTATTATAAATACATATCTAAAACACTTTCAAACTTTTTAATATATTTTTCTAAAAAATCACAAGCTTCATCACCATATTGCTATTCAATTGGTTCTAAATATTCGTTTAATTCTGAACTAATTATTTCTTTTGGTGATGGCCCTTGAATAGCTGGACTCAACCAATACGTATATTGACCAACTGGCGCTCTCCAATATGGAGTACCAGGAGATGGATGATCACCTTTCTTACTATCAAATGCACCGCCATGCCAACCAAGTTCAAAAGAATTTTTATAAATAGTTTCATTACTGGCGCGATGACCACCATGCATAAACTCCTATCCAGTTTCTATATACCATTCCTAATTATTAGCGGTTACTTTATATGCATTAAATAAATCTTCTTTTCTATTATATACATGAGGACCATATGAATCATAAAATTGAGTAACAGCATGATCTCCCAACAATTCAAGAGCAAATTTTGCTTTCTTATTATATTTTGGTCTTATTTTATTTATAACAACATTTGCAGCATCAATCATATCATCAGCAGCAGCATCTAGTTTGCTAAAATCAATATTGATACTTTCAGATGCAGAATATACACTCATAATTTTTCACCACCATTTCTATATAAAAATCGTAAAAAATGGGGATCCAATCATATAACTGGAATCCCCATATAAAAAATCACATTCACTTAAATTGATCTATAACCTTTTCGATCTGTCCAATGTCCAACTGTGAAATTACAGGGGAGAGAGCAGTACCAATAAGTTTTCCAAAGCGTTCTACCTGTTGAGATATGAACGCATGATTTTCAAATTCATTAGCAACGACATCATCTTGAGTCATTTGCAATATCATATTAAATTCTTTCAACTCCCTTTGATCAATACTTTGAATTATAAAATCTAATATACCAGAACCATTAAGAGTATTAAAATCTTCTAACATTTTTCCATCACCTTTTTGACGTTCAATGTCAGTATAAAGATCAACAATTGCCATACACTTCAACATATAATTAGCTACGGAATCTATATGAAGGACTTTACGTTTTTCTCCGTTAATTTCTTCCTCTCGCCAATAACTATTATCTACAATAGCTTTCGCTACATCTGCCTTTTTCTCAAAAGGAACATATTGATTTAAAACATGTTCCTTAACCATCTGTAATTTTTCATCATTTGTTTTTTTGATTTTATATTTAGTCATAAAAAATGATAATTTTATAGACATATCATATCTCCTTTTATTCACAAAAAAGAGGGTAGTAGTGACACCACCCTCAATATATAATAAATTAAAATACAGTTTTTAACATACTCAAAACTTCAATACTCGTTTTTTTAGAACTTTATATTACTTCTGCATCTAATCAATAAGTCTCTGAATTGCTTCTTTGTCCTGTTGATCTGAAGCTTCCATCATAAGATGGTTAAGCTTTTCTATCATATGAACCTTACTATCATCATAGCTATAACCACGACTTCTACGCGAATAACCACCATTTCCACCACGATAATTATTATAACTATTACCGTAGCTGTTGCCGCCATTATCATAATAAATTGGCATTCTCCTCTAAGAATAACCACCGTTACGGCTATATCCATTTGGTGTTGGATATTCTTCGCCCTGAATATCGATACCTTCTTCAAACATTTCTACACTGCCAATATCTTTAAGAATATCTACAAGTTCGCCAAGAACTTTTACAGTATTCATATCAAGTTTACCCTAATGAGAAATTTCATCAAGTTCACAATAAACCATATCTTTAATATTATCAAATTCTTGCATTTTCATCTCCTCCTTACCGTGTAACTATCAAGTCAGGACGCGAAAAAATAATATTCGCATTCTAAACTAAAATTGGCTAATCACTTGTATTTCTTACAGCGATTGTCTCACAACATCCACGCCAAATCTGTGCGTTAATTGCACGAGATATATTAAAATATTCTTCGATTACCGCTGGAGTTGCAATCATTGTGGAAGAGGGTATCGTAGAACCATCAATTGTTATTGCGATAGAAATTTCTCCCGGAGTACCACCAGTTGGGATAGCTATATTCGCACCAAAATCAATTAAATAATTAGCGCTGTTTTTTCTATTACAGCAACATCCTCTACTAAAACTATTTGGAACAAAACCGCTTAAAAGAAAATTACCAGTACCATCACGATGGCGTACTAAACCACGATTGCATGGAACTGGTGCTTCTGTAAAAATTACAGTTTCGCCAGGATTTACTGTCTAAACAGCATTTGCTGAATATTCGGCCATATACGCCACCTCCAATCAACCATTTACGCCACAACCGCAACCATAACCAAAATTCTGCGCACAGCAATTAGGGTTCTGCACAACGTATGCTGGAATTGGTGTTGGAGCAAGGTATCTTTCGAGAGCAGCTGTCTAAGCATCATTGTTAGCTAAAATAGCAGCAGTCTGTGCATCCTGAGAACCACGAAGGTTCGCAAGATTAAGCTATGTCTAAAGATTTGCATTCTGAGTTTTAAGAGCATCAATTTCCTGCTGACATAATTTGTCTTGAATAGACTGAATACCACTATTAATAGTATTAAGAAGAGCCTGAGTATTTGCAGTATTATTAGCCATAAGATCACGAACACCATCATTTACCGATTGGCGATCAGCACATGCTTCGGAAGCAATCTACGCTCCAAGGTTGGCTACCTATAACTAATTGTTGCAGCAGCATTGCTACTGATTCATAGCAATAGTATTCATCTGATTTGTAAGATTAGCAAGTGTAGCTGCACGAGAAATTTCAGCATTTGCAAATCCATTACTCAGAGTGCTGTTAATACCATTAATTCCACTCATAATGGCTGCCTGGTCAAAACCACTCTGAACATCCTGCTATGTAGCATATCCCATCATAGCACCAGAAGCACCATTTCCGTTCCATCCATTTCCCCAACCATTATTGGCGAAAAGAAGAAGAACTAAAAGCCACCAAGCGCCATTACCATTGCCAAATCCATCATTATTATTCCCAACTACTGCTGCAAGATCCGCTGCACTAAGTCCATCTGTATTCATCATAATATAATACCTCCATTAGAATAAAAAATAATTATCAAGTTATACTACCATCAAAATATATTCCTTTTATTCCTGATATGAAGAATTAAATATATTATACGCTGTATTTTAATTATCACCTATAATTTCCATTATTACCAGACTAGTTTGCCATTTGTTCGGCATAATTTATTTCATTGGCTTTACCATTATTAATTAAATATCTTCCAATCATTTCTGGATTATTCCTGAATTGCCATAAATCATTATATTGTTGTTGATTAATTTTGCCGTTCTAAAACAGTATATCTAATATAGCGCCAGGATTTTGCTTAATCTGAGCAAGCTAATGAAAAATATTATTGTTGTTATAATTTCGATTTGGATTTGAATTATTAATACCACCAAATCTATTAAATAATGGATTACCCATTATTTGTTCCCCCTTCTATTATTTGTATTATTGTTAGACTATGGTTTACCAAAACTAGTAATTCTATCTTCAATATCTTCTATTTGTCCACTTAAATCATTGATATGGGAAGTCAAATCTTTAAGCTGATCCTTAGTAACATATTGATTCATAGAATCAAGTTTTTTATTAATAGAATTAAACTATCCATTTAAAGTATCAACTTGTTCTTTAGTTGCATATTCAATCTAAACCGCCTGTTTATTATCCATAACAGATTGATTATCTGAATTTCTTTCCACATAATCCAAAATAGTCATACTTGGTTTACCATTTTGATCCACAGTTTTAATATAAATAGTTTGAGATTCACTATCCCAAAGTGGGAGAGTAGTATTATTTGGAATACCATAAGCTTTAGCTCCCGCTTCACCTTGTACCCATACCATAGAATTATTAATCTGAGGAACTTGAGTCTAATAACTCACATTTGTATTTTGGGGCTAATAAACCTATTGCCAGCTCCTTGGCTGATACATTGGTACAGCTGTTGTTGGCTATGCCTATTGATAATACATATTAGGCTAAACCATAGGCTGATATGTTGTTGGAAAACCATTATAATTATCCATATTATTTTTCCTCCTTTTCCCAGTAATAAATTACTGTCTCGTCTCGACTATCCCACGAATCATAAACCGTCCCATCCTATACAGCACAAACATGTGTTCCGGTAGCTACAGCATATGATCCTTTTGGATAATCATTACAAAAATTCTATAATGAATAACAATCAGGGCATGTGTTCGGAAGATTTTTCCTAACAAATCCATTTGATTTTAAATACTAACCCCACACGTAATTAGAAGATGGCATATCACAAAGTTGAAATCCAGTTAATGCAATTTCAGTGTAAACATTTTCCCAACTTTTATCTAATAATTTACACATTGCTCTAATTACACAATCACCAACAAATTTCCCGGCGGGATTTGGATTATAAAAAACATATCCCAATTAAATCATCTCCAATATAATTAATTATTTTTTAGTTGTTATAATTATTTCCGTCCTTGGATTATCTTTATCATATCCCATACGCAATGTAAGAGATTGTAAATGCTTGTAATCATCATCAACAATAAAGCCAGCCTCGGTAAATGAATCTAATAAAAATTTCGGGACTGTATTATCACAATCTGATCTACGGCGTGTTGGCATATAAGTTATAACTTCAACATCAAATTTATCCAACATTAAACCATCATAACCAAGTTTTTTACACCACCAAACTCCAAAAAATTTCCATTTTTGTTTTAAACTATTCATCTGAATTCGTGGAAGTATCATCCAAGTATTAAGAAGTGGATGCCGTGGTTTTTCAATTGCTGGTTTTTTAGCCCTTGGATATTTTTTGAAATAATATTGATTATATTCATCAATAAGCTATTGATCCATTATCATTTTATATTCCATTAATTACCTCATGCTTCATAATCTAATTTATATTTCTTTTTAATAATATCAGTAATGCCAGATTTTTTAACAGCACTAACAGATAACATATCTCTCATTAACTTTCTCTAACGTTTAAATCTTTTAATATCATTTTTAGTCATCTTATCACTATGTTTTACCATATAATACATAATATCATTTTCGTTTGGTGAATGATCAATACCTATACAGTGTCCCAATTCATGAATAATAGTAGAACGAATAGTAACATCAGATACATAACTAAAATATTCACTATTCAATCCAACAAGATAATGTATCCCGTCTTCATTAAAAGTCACTCCAGCCCAATATTTTCCATTAGTGTTGATGTGATATGTTTCTGAATTTCTAAACCACATATTTTCTTCAACCTAATCATCATAAAAATCAAATAATACTATATCTGAAATTGCGCCAGTTTTAGTATAGATAAATGTTTTACCAACATTTTTATTAATAATATTTATAGAATCAATAACCTACTATTCATAAGTCCTGTCATGGCAATATACATAACAGTATCCATCAGCAGCTTTTGGATAAAATAAACCAAACGAATTATTTTTGTTAATTTTGTATTGATACTACTTATTAATATCGGTCGTATAAATCCTGACAGCTCTAGAAACTTTATATTGCTTAGAAGCATCTTTCATTCTACAGCGATAATAATATCCATTATTTGATTTTTTACAACGAACAGTGATGGTTCTAGAAGTTTGATATTTAATCTTATGCCATGTTTTTTTTAAATCACGACTTACATACCATTGATATTTTATATTTTTACCAATAGCCTCAACCGTAAAATCAACTTCTCCTGACAATCGAGAATTCTACGATTTTGGCTATTTTGTTATTATAATCTTAGCATCACATATTCCACAGGAGAGTACTATAATTACTAAGATCATTAACAGTTTTAATTTCTATTTCATGTTGATAATTCCTTTCCATAATAGTTTCTCCCTTTAATCCTAAAAATTATATATCTTGTAATGATTTAGATTCTATTTCTTTAATACCATTTTCATCAAAATATTTTGACAAAGTATCTTCAATAGTTGCATCATTATATAAATTAACCATATCTGCACTAGTCCAACCAATTATTTCTTGAACAACAGAAGACGGTAAATTTTTCTTCAATAATTGAGTACAATATAAATGACGAAGACTATGCCAATAAAATGGCTTTCCTAAAAATTTGGAATAAGTGTCAACCCAATTATCTAAAGTTTCTGATTTTATTGGTTCATCTTGATTATCTTTTGATGGAAATAACCATTCGCTTGTAATACCAAGTTCATTTCGCTGCTCTAACCATAACTTCAAATATGGGTCAAATTCTTTTTTTAATACATATAACTCCAACATTTTTCCGCGAGAACCACGGCCCTTTGTTTTTACCTTCTCTGGAGTCTTATATAAAGAACCAAAAAATACATTTTCTTCATCAAAATAAGATACTTTAAATCTCGGCAATTCAGCTTTACGTCTTCCAGAATACATTGCTAAAGCAAGAATACACGCTTGCATATATTTTTTCTGACCAACAAGATGATCCAACAACCGTTCTAATTCTTCCGGTTCAAACACTGTTTTTTCTCTAACATCTTCTTTAACAGGCGATTCTATTTTTCTTATAATAGTCCTGTAACCTTCAAATTCTTCCTCTTCATCAAGAATATTTTCTATAAAATTGCTCATAGAAGAAATTACAGATTTAACACGGCGAATACGATTTGAACTCCATCCCCATACATTGAGACAATGATTTTGAAATTTTGCAAATTCACGTTTGGTTATTTTTATAAATGGCTTGTTATTATTGTTCTGCAAATTCCACACCCAAAAGATGGATAGATCTGATTTATATTGATTAATAGTATTTGGAGAACGATCTATAGATTGTAAATACTCTATAAAATCATTACCAAGCTGTTTGTTTTCTGGCAAAATATTGCTAATTAATTCTGGAGAAGTTATATTATTATATACCGTCTTTCGTCCTATAATAAATCACTCCCTCTCTTATAAAAAATAAAATGTATTTATTTCTACTACAAAAATCAAGTATTATCAATAGAAATATTTAACAAATATATTTGTATGTAATTGTTAAAAATTACAAATCATTATCTTTTATATCTAATTCATGCCGCAGCCATAATTCATATAAGTCTTTTGTACTATCTTTATCAAAAACAAATAGAAGTACAGACTCCCCACTTTTTCTATCTTTAGTAGTATATATATCAATTAACTCAGCGCCATTAGATATAAAAGCCATAGCCTATTTAAGATTTAATATTCTTACAATATTATTACTAAAGTAATCATATGTTTTTCCTGTTACATAACTTCTTTTCCAAAATTCTGTTGCCATAATATATCTCCTTTTTAAAAATGGTAAAAAATGGGGTACTCTTCTAGAATGTGAGAGTACCCCGTATAATTTTAAATAATAATAGTATTTTTTTCTTTTTTAAATCACATTCAAATTTATTATTAGCTAATTCAATAGCAAAAAAGACTACCAACTTTGACATTGATAGTCCTTGTATTATTCACTTTCGTTAATTTCTTTCTTAACGTTACGCTTTTTATTAATCTTAATGTCAGAAGTTTCAATCTTTGATTCATCATGAACTTCTTCAGAGATATCACTTTGTTCGATGGGCTTTTCTTCAACGCCCATTATAGCTTTGATATCTTTAGCAGTTAAAGAATCATATTTTAATGCATCTTCAATATTTGGAGTAATGTTACTCATACGCTTTCTGGCCTCATCCTTACCTATTTCAGATCCGCGATAAGCATATAAAAGATTTGCAATTTCCATACATTTTTCATCATGGAAAAGATATCTCCACTGCTAATTAGCTTGATTACTTTTGCAATGAGGGCAATATGAATATTTTTTCCCGCATACTATACAAGTTCTTTCGTCTCTCATAATTTAACCTCCTTTTATTAAAAGGGGCTGAAGTACAGCCCCATATCTTTCATTTGATAAGTTAAATTATTCTCTTGTATCAGTAATCACAGCACCAGTAACAACAAGCTCATCATTTGGATAATAGATGTAGTAAAGGCTAGAAGTACCAGCACAATAGTCAACATTCAGATTACCACTGAAATCAATTTCCTGAGTCTCTGCATCAAGAGAGATGGTCATAGAAGGATCAGCTGCAAATCTAGGAATGACTACATAGCAAGGACGAAGAGAATCTGAGCAAGGATCACCCATTGCACAGAACAGTGTCAGCTTAACAAGATCAGAGCTTACAGCAGTAGTATTCTGAAGCATAGCACCGTCACTAACATTTCTTTCCCATTTTACAAGATACTTAATGGGGGAATTCTCATCATTATCATTCTTTGGTGGAAGATTAAGAGCAGTGTCATTTCCTGTTCCCTGAAGCATATTAGAAACTTCATCTTCTGTTTTTGCAACATCATTTGCACCGTTACCAAATAAACCAATAACACGTACAGTACCAGTTACATAATTTCCAATTTTTACAGCAGTACCAGGTTCTACAACTACAATTTTCGGCATCTGAATCATGTTTGTAGCCGAAGCGTAATTAATATCACTACCAGACTGAGCATTAATAGCTGCTGGATGGAGCAGTGCGTTCGTTGCCGTAAAAGTACCTGTCTTCGCCCTATAAGTTGTACGGATTACATTCCCTTTCTTATCAGTAATATCAGTGGAATCAGCACTGATTTCAATAGAAGCTGAAGAGAGCTAATCAAGAGCATATGCAATATTACCATTCTTCTCAGCTACACCATAAAGGATTTCATCGATATAATGATTACCAAGTTTAAAAGCCATAATTTTTTCCTCCTTTGATTTATTTTTCAAATAGTAATGACCAAATAATAGTCATACGTAAAATCTCATTGTTAAATAACATTAAAAATTTTAATTATATTTCTCTCATGAAATTATAATCTTCTGGCTTTAATTTCGAAGAATCAACAAAACCAGAATACATACCTTTCATCAAAGCAGTAGATTGTTCATAAATCTATAATCTTTTTACAGAATCATAAAATTCAGCAACACCAACTTCTTTTAATTCTTTGAGTTTATACTTAAAACCAGGGTGATTTATTAGTGATGATATAATTGACTTCATACTTGAAGAATGTTTTGTTTTGCCTTTTTCTTCAAGCTTTTTTGCATTTTCAATTGCTCGTTTATCTTTAGTAATATACCATTGTTTTAATGTTTCATTATCTGTGATTTTTTCTTCGGGAAAAATTCCAAATACATTCCGTAAATATTGTGAAAAATGATTATGAACATCTGCATTAATTTCAATCCAATCATCATTATTGAATAGTATTAATTCACCGTTTTCATCATCCTCATTCTTCTATTTTAATAATGGAACAAACTTGGAAAAATCTAGGTCACCAAATAATAATTTAGATACATCTGGATCAATTTGTTTATATAACATAGCAAATAACTAAAAATCAGAAAAAGTATTCCAATCTACTCCCTTATCCCAAAGAAGAGCTCTATACTAAGTAGTATTACAGATAAATATATTTAAAGTCTAATAAAACTTGCTTTCACCAATATGCATTATATCTCCAATTGTTGGAGAATATACTGTTATCTATCCCTCCGCATCATCAAGATTAATTACATATGGTTCTCCAAAATACATCTGAAGTTCATCAAATTCAATCTTTGGATTCCGTGGCATTTATACTCCTTGGATAAATAGCAGCAACTCCCTTTCTGGTTTTGGCAAGATTATTATCAGTAGTTTGTTCAAATATTATTGTTCTAGTAGCATAATCATTATCTGTTACACTAGGGACATCTGAAACACAATGGATTTGTCCACCAAATAAATTACTCCAATTAAAAATATCTAATATCATCGCACCTAATAAATCGTGTCTAGCAATTCCTGTATTTTTTTCAATATTATTTTTCTCCTCACACAACACATAAAATGTTATCTAAAGAAGTTTCATTTTGGAATTATAACGTTCCAATTCTCTAAAACCAACTTCATAACAAATAAAATTCTATACATTATGTTGTGTTGGATGAATTAAATAATAAGGTAATATGTTAATACCAAGATAGTCGCTCGGATCTGCCTCGATATCTTCTAATTCCTTATTATTTAACAGGTATATAATTAAATCATTATTTATGAGATTATGTTTTATTATTTCTTTATATTTAATATCATCGCTATCTACATTTTTCTTTAAATCTCGAAGAATCTATATTTGTTCATTTGTTAATTCCATATACATCCCTCCAATCAAAGCGCGATGATTTCTACGTCAAGAGAAGAAATAATATCTCCTGAAGTATTTGTTATCGTAAGTATTTTACCTATATATGAATCGTCACCTAAAAACTTAACCTTAATCTTGTTACCAGATAAAGTTAATGCTAATAAATTATTAGGCACTGAAATACCATCTATCATAAATGACCAATTGCCAATTTCGTAATCTGGCAATTCTTCATCATTATAATCATAATAAGTAACAGTGAATGTTTTTGCTGAACCACCAATACGAAATTGTGGTTTTCCAGAACATGTAATACGTGATGTGATAGAAGAGTATATAGTATCATCATCTTGGATAGCAGAAGTTGGCTCTATATTACTAGACCAATAATCTGCCCACATACCTATAATATTACCATCTTCATCTTTTTCAATATAGTCTTTGTGCTAATCAAAATTATCTTGAGTAAGTGTTACTCTACATATACCACTTGGCGATATTCGATTAACTTTTGAAATAAGCCACGCACGAGGTTCTGTTTCAACTTTAGCATCAATAATCATACGGATGTTGTAAAATAATGTTTCAGTTTCGCGTGTCATTGGAACAGCAAATTTTTGTTGATCTTCTATACTAGTTATACGATAATCTCTCCAGATACCAGAATTGTTCTTAATGTTACTTTATCAGTTCGTTACTCTGATAAAGGAATAACTATAGATTTTTTTCTATAACTATTCTTTCTTATACTTTCATATAAGAGCAGATCATATCAATACCATATCTTTCGACTTAGGTAGTTCCCATTACCTCACTTGAGGACATGATCGTTGAACTTTACCCTAATAGGGTCTTAGCTGCGGATAATCCATTTATCAATCGGCATTCCCCGCAATTAGAGAACTTTCGACATAAAGTTTCCTTTATGAAGCGCACACATCTACGAATTCTGGCTTCTTAATACTGCTGGACACTAATATTTATGTCCATTAAAAACCCACTACATGACATAATCACATCTTAATATTTCAAATGTAGGAAATTGATTACCGTTATAGTTAGCCTTATCAACAACAAGCCACTTATTATAAGTACCATCTTCATGCATTATATCCACGTAAACACCAATTGGGAAAAGGCTATTATACCGATTACCAAGTACGTCATCATAGTAATCAAGATTACATGTTTGATTTGGCTGCATCTATAACCAAAACGTAACCTAGTCTTTATCATACGTCTATTTTGAATGACGTATAAATTTTATATTTAATGGTGTTTTTTGAATATCATCATATGGATGTAAATCGCTCAATTTAAGAGCTTCTTCAGACTATTGGTCATGATAATAATCATAAATATAACAAGTCTATGACTGTATATCCTAATCCCATGTATTAAGCATAATCAAATCTGACTGCATCTTCCTAGCCCTTCCAGGACTAGTAGCACCATGCATACTTTGAAAATCTTTAAATGTGATTGCCATCAGAATCACCCTCTTTCAAGCGCATAATTTCAGATCCCGCATCCAATATCAACTTCCTATATTTTTTAAAATCAAAACATTCACTTTGATATTCCATAAGCGCAGACTCAAGTAAACTCATAGTCTTAACAAGTTCTGGCTATTCAAGTAAAATACTATTTAACCCATTTAATTTATATTGTAGTCCATTAAAAGCATCTACAACATTAATACCTGAATATCTACCTTCTTCATTTGGGTCACAATAAAGAAGAAGAAAAAATATAGATTTCTAAAGTGAAAGTTTAGTTAAATGAATTTGCTATGATGAGTAAGAACCATATTTTGTTTTCATTACTCAACACCATTAATTACAGATAAACTATATCCATAATCCCTTATTAACTTACGAAGATCTGTTTGGGTTTTCTGATATAACTCTTTCATCTCAGCTAAATGAGCAGCCTAACTATAATACTTCTATTCGCTATTAGATAGAAGCTAACTAGTTAATAATGTGGAGTGATAACGTGGTGATGCCCATTCAGACACACACCCTAATGCTAAAACCTCTTCTACAAAATTTTTGTCAGAATCTTCATCAAGACTATTTCTTAATTCATAGTCTATTTCCTCTATATCCTCATCCATAGAAACCGTAGAAAATAATCTACGAACCATCGGCTTTGATAATGTTGACCTTAAATATCCATTCAACATTTCTTTAACTAAACTTTCTTTTAATCCAGATGTTTCATAATCTTTAACTCGTAAATAAAAACGAGAATAGATTTCATCAAATTCACTAGAGGCCATAAATGTACCTCCTTTAATTATTCAGCGAGAATGCTTCTGAAATCAGTGCCGAATACTTCATCAATTGCCTTGATTTTCTTAAGAGAATCAAATGTTCCATCTTCAATTTTTTCCGCGACTCGCACCTGAAGAGATTTAGCAATTCCTTTCGGCAGCTTCTCTAATGCACTCTTAAAATTACTTGGTGGAAGATTAAGAACTTCATCAATATCAGTAGAATAAACTTCATCCTCATAAAACTTAGCTACATCTGCCCAGCGAGGATTTTCAAGCAACTCTTCATC